GTCCTGTCGGCAGAAACATTAGTGATACACGATGCATCTGCTGTCTGGGCATCCTGACTGAGGTTCCACCCGACAAAGGAGTAATCATACTGAGCGGTTGAAGTCCTTGTTGGCCCTGACGGCGAAGATTCCTCAGGCACACCATCCACACAGGTAACGGTCTTAATGAGTGTTGCGTCATCCCATGTCTTATATGCCAGATATGTCAGTGCTACCCTGCTGTAGGCGGCGTAAACATTTCTGTCAGCGAGAACGTCGTCAAGATACCCTGTCTCTGCCGTAGAAGCATCCTGCTGCGTGTTCCAACCAACGAAGGTGTAACGGAACCGCTCTGTATCCGCCCTTGCAGGGCCCGCAGGAGCGGTCGTATCCTGAGGGACGCCGTCCACGCAGGTAACGGTCTTCAGAGTCTGGGAACCGTCCCATGTCTTGTAGTACAGGTAGGACGCCACAGAATCAGCGCTGACCGTCACGGTAGGATACCGCTCATTCCATGAAGCTATGTCATCGCCACGCAGTGCAGTGGTATGGATAGTACCGGAAAGCTGTGCAGTCGCCACTTCCTCGCCGTTGATGTTGATGCCGTTCATCGTGTCGAACAGATCGAAGATCCCCTCGATCTCCTCTGCGTCTTCCGCTTCCCAGTAAAAGCCTGTGATACGGACTGCCGTTCCCGCCGGGACGGACCGCAGGATTGATAAAGTGTCGACCCCGGTCATGTTCTCCAGCCACAACTGGTCGATGCTGTTGTAGGAAGCGACCGAAAGCCCGGTGTCAGTGAGCTTTGTTTGGTTCCTGAGAACGATACTCGTTGTGGTCGCCGGCAGGTGCAGGACTTCCAGATAGCCGCCGTTGGGAAGGTCAACGCCCATGCAGGATGTGCCGTCCAGATAGACTTCCCGGATGTTCGGGCAGTGTGCAAGGTCAAGGGTCTTCTGGTCATCCGTGCCGAAATTGACACAGTTACGAAGGTCGACCAGCGTCAGCTTCCTGTTTGCACCGACCGAAACGGTCTTGGTAGCCGTGTTCTGGTAGCCGGCAGCATTGCTTCCCAGACGTATTGCCTGAAGGTTCGGGGCGTTCGTGCTGTCCCAGAATCCTACGTTCAGCTTCTCAAGCCCGTGCACGTCTTTGATCATCTTTGCGTTGTGGATAGCGCACACCGCGTCGTTTGCGAACGCAAGCGGGTTCTCCACGTTGCAGGTGTATGTTTCGTCAATGACGCGATGGGAAACCTTTGTGGCGTCCCACAGTACTGTCACGTAGCTCTTCTTGTAGACATCCACCTGAATGTCAACGTCGCCTCTTGCCCTCTCGGTCTCCGTCACCTGATAGAAGGGACGGAACATGATGGACAGCAGGGCGTCCGAAACATCGAACATCGAGTCAATGTAGGGTATCCTCCAGTCGTAGAACTCCTCCCTCTGCCATCTCTTCGAGCCGTACGCCATCGTCAGGTAAGTGGTAGTACCGCTGTCCCTGAGCGGTTTGACGTACTTGTAATCGCCGTCCTCATTCCAGATCTGTGTCGGCCATGCCGACTGCCAGTTTCTGAAATAGTTCTTGATATACTCCGTATTGAGCATACCGGTGGAGCGCATCCTCTGGTACATGGCTTTGCACTCATCCCAGAACGCCTGACGGAAGTTGACCCACTTAACGTTGTCCGCACCGTTGAAGACATACTCACCGTTGAACTGGTCAGTGTCTTCCATCCAGTATTCAAACGTCAGGTTACCTCTGTTATCCGTTCCGAGCGCCGTATCAAAGTCGTAAGGCAGTTCCCACCACTTGCCGGTCTCGTGCCAGTAGGTAAGGAACTCATTCTTCTGACGGTCGTCTGCCAGAAGGAAGACGAATGTGAACACGTAGAAGAACGTTGCGTTGTCCAGATCGTAAAGCTGAGGGTATCCGTCCTTGAACTTTGCGAGCCTGTACGCAGCCGTATCGTTGGTATACTGCACTCCGTTATATGTGACAGGTTCATCGAGTGCGTCCCCGGTCGCCTCATCCTGCCATGTGCTGTAGATGAACTCGGTCATCGCTTTCAGCTTCGTGTTGTCTTCATAGTCATCCGGGTATCTCGGTTCATAGTCCTCTCCGTTCCAGTTGGCCGGGAATGTGGCGGTATGGAACTTGGAGAGCTGTGACGTATTGGACTTGACTTCCCACGATTCATCGCCTTCGGAGAAGCCAAAGACTTCATGGGTGCCCTTATCATTGTTCCAGTTGTACTTCATATATATGTTACTTTTATACCTATATGATTAGGCGGGAACGGTGCTTCTTTAAGTGGTCTGGTTACCTCTGACCGTTCCTCACAGGCTCCATATAAGCGGTGTTGCCTGTGGTCAGACTGTTGCATACTGATTCTGAGACCAGTCCTTCTCGCTCAGTCGTTGTTGGCGGATAGAAATTTGAAAGTATATTTATTTGTGGCTCTTCTTTTCCCACTAATCCATCTTGAAATCGAAGATGCTCTTACTCCAAAGTATTCTGCCGCTTTCTCCCCACTTTCGAAGATTATCTCTTCATGCGTGACCGTATGGGTTGCGACTACTTTTTTTCGACGCGCAAGGCTTCTTCTCATCCTTGTTTCTTTTTTCCGTTCGGGAAGCAGTACATTTATACTGTCCATTTATTGCTCATACTTTCAAATTCTTTCCTTCCAAGGCGTTGCCGTCCGCACGGGTTTCGCCGTATATCAGAGAAGGTTTTACGTGGGCAAGTTATGCTGGTCTACCCACGAACTCCGGTCCATCGCCGTAGTCCCAAAAGACTACGCAGGGGAATCCGTCCACGCCCTGTCTGATGCGTGAATCGTTTTCCTGTGGCGGAGTAAGGATGCCGAGCTGTCTGCTCAGATCCTCGTAAATCTTGACAAGGCAGATGTTGTTCGCGCTTTCGCAGGAAGCAACGTCTGCCTTGAGGGTGAACGTGCTTACTTCTATGGAGCCGTCCCGGATGGTAAAGCCGATGGTCAGTGTACCGTTGACAGTCGCGCCGTTCTTGAACTTGATCTTCAGGTTCTTGACCGCGTAATACTGTGAAGAAGTACCCTGAACATCCGCCTGTACCCCGCTTGCGGCCAGATGCCTTGCCGAGTTGGTCGGTTCCACATACTCAAGGTCGACGGTCTTCTTGTCGCCCTTGCTCTGGGGTGACTCTGGCCCGGTGAATACCGCATATGGCAGCGACGGGTCGAGCTTGTTAATGACAATGTTTCCGTAATCGTTCTTGATGTCGTTGGCGTAGTAGAGGGTGAGCATCTCACCAACATCCTGCCGGTCTGCGATGAAGTTACCAAGAATCTCATCGTCGGTAAGGTCGCGGTCATACACGCGGATGTTGTATATGTCCACACCGCAGAGGGCATTTCCGATGGTGATTCCCACCGGGTCAGGCTGCCTGAAGCTGTCGGTAGCCGCATACTGCGAGATGCCGGCGTACTCACCGTCGATGAACAGGTACACGAGACGGTTCTTCGTCTGCGGCTGCACAATAAGCGAAAGCCTGAGGTGGGTATCCGTCGTATACCGCGCCGTGACCGTGGAACGAGCCGACTTGAAGGTCGCATGGTCGGCGGTGATTGAAAATCCCCTGTCGCCGTTCATGCAGGAGATGATAGCGGCGTCGTAGTCCAGAACGTCATGCGTTGCGAACTCGATCTCGATGCACTTGCCGTTGGTAAGGAAGTCCGCACCATACGGCTGATATGGTATCGTTACCGTAGAACCACCCATTGTCCTGAGGCAGGAATAGCCGTCGTCGTCCTGTACCCATCCGTCCCTTGTCCAGTTGAAGCCAGAGAAGGAAGCGGAAATCTTTGACGCTCCATCGCCGTATTCCCACACGGCGGGGTTGTTCTCGCTGTTCGACCTGCCCGCGCTCGTCAGATACAGCGCAAGCTGATCCGTGACCGCTTCGGGATGTATCTCCGATTCGGATACTGCGACCGTCCTTGAGATGGATGTCTGCCCGCAGGTGACCGTGATGGTGACCGACCCCGGTTCATCTGCCCTGTAGGAGAATGTATGAGCCGTCCTGTCCACAGTGATCGACTGCACCTGCGTCCCGTTGACGGAGATCGTGGCGGCAGCTTCCATGTGGAGCGGGTCGTAGACCTTGTAGTCCATGAGTATCGTTTCGTACTGCACGGCAGTCGTCTGGTTGAAGTCGGAGACGATGATGGGCGTTGTGTTCAGGGTCTCCAGACAGATGATCTCGAAGTAGAGACGGTTCGACTCGACCATCTGGCCATTGATGACCGCATCGAAGTAACACTCAAAGGTGTGAGCCCCGTGCGTCTGCTGAGGTATCGTGTAGGACATCTGTCTGCCCGATACGGACGTGGTCGTGAAACCGATCTGGTTCCCATCCAGAAGGAAGTGGATGGTCTTTTCGACCGCGCCGACCGGCGTATAGGGGAAGGATATTGCGCCCTGATATGCCGTGGACGAATCAAAGGTCGAACTGATGCTGACCGATACCTTCTCGATGGAGAAGTTGACCGTCCTCGCATTGCCGTATGTATCCCTGATGGTCTGCTTGACCACGTTGGAACCGGTGATAAGGTAGGGTGCGATGTTCACCATGACGGTTCCCTGGGACACGTTCAGGAGTGCCTTGGTCATGCCGTTCACGGTGATGGTCAGTGTACCGGGGCCGGTAGGGTTCTCTTCCTCGATGGAAGACCACGTCACGCTTGTCACGCACTCGCTTCCGTCCGCAATGGTACGAGCCTGCCACCCGGTGCTGTTGCTGACAGTCAGGACGGCGTTGTTCCCGGCGTCACCACCGCCGCCTCCGCCGCCTCCGCCGCCTATGCCTGAGAATGGGCCGGCGACTACCTCGCCCTGATGGGTGAAGTAGATTGCGTTGTTCTCGATGTACGCTCCGTCGAAGGCTTCATCCAGCAGAAGCTGAAAACTCGTCTGCGCACGCTTGACCGTTGATACCTGCGTAGACAGGTCCGCCGCATCGTTCGTTGCCTGAGTCGCCAAGTCCAGTGCCTGTCTGGAAATAGTACCGGCATCTGTGGTCAACTGCGCGATGGCCTCTGTCTTCGTATTGATGGTATTCATCGCGTTGGTATATGCCGTGTTGAACTCGTACATATCCTCGGCGTAGGTGTTGTTGTAATTGGTCAGCGTACTGGCGGCGCTTTCCTCGCTTGCCTTGGCAGCAGCAGCACTTTCCGCAGCAGCTGCCGCAGTATTCTCAAGCGCCTGTTGGTAGTCTGCATACTGGGCGCCGGCATTGATAATGTCATCCGCCTGTCCGTATATTGCATACAGTTCAGCCACCTTGGAGTCGGACGCCACTGTGTTCTGGTCCAGCGCGGCGTGCTCCACCCAGATGGTGAAGTTCGCCGTGTTCAGCTCCTTCCCATCCTTATAGAGGGTCAGTTCAAACTGCCCTTTTTCAGCCGCAGCCGTGATCTGTACATCGCCCTCCACAGTGACCTTTCCGGTCTCCACGTCGAGCGTACAGTCCACTGAGTATCCATTCCCGTCTGATTTTGTCCCTCGTATCTTTGCCGTAGTGCCCTCTTCTATCGTGAAAGTGCCACGGCTTGCGTACAGGTCGAAAACCAAAGTGAAGTCCTCATCGTATTGGTTCAGGCGGACGACCGTCTTCTGCCCGCCCGGGACCATATCGAGAGAATATGGAAGTATAATGCTCATGTTTCCGTCCCTCCATTCGCCTCTTGTTCAACATAAAAAGGGAAGTTCTGCGAGTGCAGTGACTTCCCGTTGTGCGTAAGGCATACTTCCAGCTCACCATACCCGGAAACGTCCGTAAGCTGTGAACTGTTTGCCACAATGATGCTCATGCCCGAAATGGAAGCGCTCTTTTCGTAACCGCTCCCATCGGGTTTCTTCCCGATCAGCTTTGCGGTCGTTCCGCTTTGTATCTGGAACTCCCCATGGCTGTTGTAAAGGTTCAGTACAAGACCGAAATCCGTGTCCCCGTTATTCAGTGCCAGAAGCGGGGCATGACCACCGGGAACCATATCTATGTCCAGTTCATGAATGATCATTTCCCACCTCCTCCCGTGTCAGTCTGGTTGATGGTCGTATATGCACCGACCACAGCAGATACCGTGTTCTGGAGAAGCTCCACCGTCTTGTTCACCGCCGCAAGCGCCTTCTCCGCCCTGAGTGCCGCTTCCTGTGCCTTGTCGATCGCCTGCTGATTGATAATGTCCGCCTGTTTCATGGCTTTCTCCGTGTACTGCTTTACGCTGTCCGCCGTTTCCTCCACGGAGTTCTTTGCCCTCATGGCAGCGTCATTGACTTCCGCGCTCCTCCTCAGCGTGAGTTCATAAAGCACCGCCGCGTTCGCACGTGACTGGTCGGCCTCCGCAGCCGCCTGTCTGACCGTTTCCACGAACTGCTTTTCCTCTTCGTACATCGCCATCCGCTGGGCCTCCCCCGCGCTCGTGCCGATATACACCGCGTGCATTCCGAGGACATCTACGATGATGACCTCTCCGGGGTTGACCTTGCTTGGGTCGAAGTCTTCATATTTCACCACCGTCAGGTAGTTCCTGTTCTCTACCGCCATAGACGTCCTCCTTTTGGACATAAAAAAAGCACCTGCCACCGGCTGTGCTGTTACATACGCTTATTTACGAACTTCATAAAACGTTTCTAAGATGTCTTTATATCATTTTCATATAAGTTGACCGCTTTATAGTTCATTCATCTTATAGTCTTTTTGTGATTGATAATATGGTTATCCTTCTTTAGCGTTGTATAAAGAGAGCGCTTGCTGATACCCGTCCTCGGCGGCTTTATTGAGTTCCGTCAGTATATCTTTCAATGCAAGAACGCAAATAAAGGGCGGCAGTTCACAACTGTTGACTGTTTTTACGATAGCATCAACAAATTCCCTATATGCCACTTCTAACGGCTTTTCTTTATTTTGCATAGTTACTCCTTTATGACAATTTGTTATCCCGGATATAGTTCCTTATATCGTTAATCTTTTTTCTGATAGATTCATCAACCACAAAAAAACTTTCCTTTGTATTCTGAGCAATTACCTCGCCCGTCTTTCCGTCAATTTCATCATAGGTGAAAGCGATTCGGTCACCACCGTTAATGTTCAACACCAGAAAACTACTAAGCTGTTTCATACAACAGTTCCTCCTGTTTGTTAATAAAATATTCTGGGTAATCGTAAATGCCTACAAAGTTTTGCTCTGCTTCCCTTATATTAGTATCTTCAAGCCCGTATTCTGGCATTTCAAGCCTTCTGTCGCTGAACCCTCTTTGCGCAGCTTTTATTTCCCACATGAATTTTGCATTTGGAGTTCCTTTGACAACAAAGTACCCTGTGTCCTTTTCACTCACCCATATGTCATCCTCACTTTGTTTTTGGAGGAAAACATAGTATTCAATATCGCTCTTGATTGTTTCGCTAAAGATGTCATCAATAGATATATACGCCTCTCCATTTTCGTCTAACGTACCTGTTCCCAGGTCTCCAAACATCGGTGTTGGAGTTTCATAGCAGTACAGCAACCGGTCACCATAATTTTCCGTTTTAGCCTGCCGAGATTTAGAACCAGATGCCACTAAATTAGCTGTATAAATATACCCGGCACTCCAACCGCCGGTGTTATAAACCCTCAGACAATCCGTAACTAAACAATTTCCATTAAGGCGCGTTGTACCATTGTTTATTCGTGTGCAACTACTATAAGTCGACCCACCAACAACAACCTCCGCATCCGTCCCCGTAACATAAAGATATGTAGTGGTTTGTGATTGAGTGTTAATTTTGCAACAATACTTTCCGTTTACTGTTCCTTTATTTATAAACGTCTTCGCTGAGGAAGATGAAGAGTGATATAGGCAAATCCCACTATTACTTACGCGTAGCCCCAGGTCATTGCTTGAGTCATAAACATTGATAATGCCGTTTTTGTCATTTGCCCCACCTACGCTTATAGTCGTACCGGAAATCGTTCCAGAGGTAACATTTATCCCAGCATTATTCCATGTTCCGATGGTTGTGCCAGATGCATTCTTGACGGTAAGAACTCCATTCGCATTATTGTTTCCACCAACTGTGATGTTTGGACCAGATATAGTGCCAGCGGAAAGATTTATCCCTGTGTTATCCCATGTCCCGATGGTTGTGCCCGAAGCATTTTTAACGGTAATGGTTCCGTTTGCGTTATTACTCCCACCGACCGTGATATTAGGCCCTGCAATCGTACCAGCAGATAGATTGATGCCGTTATTGTTCCACGTCCCAATAGTCGTTCCCGAAGCGTTTTTAACAGTGATAGTCCCGTTAACATTATTGTTGCCACCAACCGTAATATTCGGCCCCGAAATCGTCCCGGAAGAGATATTTATCCCGGTATTATCCCATTTTCCTATTACGGTATTACTTGCATCATGTACTTCAAGAACCCCGTCTCCGTTCCCTTGACCGCCCAACGAAAGTGTTCCACCATTTGCCCAGTCGAAACTAAATCCCGTTGTTCGCAGAAGGTTTACAAGCATCGTGCCGTTTGCAGTGAGTCCATACCATGTCGGATTTGCGTCCGTGCCATTTGCCGTGAGCATGATACCAGCAGAAGAAAACATGATCCTGACCGGCGACGAATCAAAATCTTCAAAGTTGTGCAAATAATAAATAGGCGGCGTTTGGGTATTATCCGCATGATAGTAGAGCCCAGATGCGCCATCTATGGCATCCAATATCTGCTGTTCTATAATCTCCCTGAGTGACTTCTCCTCGTTGAGCCGCTTTTGAGATTCTATGTAGTTCTTCGTTGTCCAGCTGTATCTGGTAGCGTTGTTCCTTGAAGGTGTCTCCGCCCCCGATATGGTCTTCTGCTGACTGTACGCAGTAAAGTTCGTCCGGGTGACAAGCATCGGATAGCCCCTGTCCCTGCGGTCCCATACAGCAGCTATGTCACCTGCTTCTATGGTAGGGTCTGAGGTGTGGGAGATGGACACTTTTCGGAACGTAAGCCCCACGAGCTGTGCGCCGATGCGGTTGCATACAGTCTGTATCTTGGCGACCGTGCACGCGTTGAGCAGTTCATTCTTCTCTATCCCGATGACGTACCCGGTTGTTCCGTATGGAGTCGTCGTATATGTCTGCTTCTTCCCATCTGTATCCGTCTTTTCATACGTGATACTGACGCCAGTGATAATGACCGGGTCAACGCTTATCTCCTGCGAAAACAGGGATGTGAAGTAGTGCATACTATTCCGTACGGTCGTTGACGGTGTCCTGTTATTGTTGTAAGCCGTCCTCCATGCATCAAGGTTCGTCCGGTCGAACCATGCAAGTGTAAGGTATCCCATCGGGTTGCATTTTGCGTAGCATCCTGCTATAGCCGCCGCCATGCCGACCACTTCACGGTATGTAAGGCCGTCCGTAGGAAACGCTTCATCAATCTGAAACGTGTGGTTAGGGAATGATGTTCCGTTCAGAGGTACGCCGCAGTCAAGGCACGCCGCATTGACGATCTGGAACAGCGTTGCGGGGTAGGACAATCCCCTCGTACTCGACCCTGTGCCATACGGCCTGTCGAACTGCTCCATGTTGTCAAGCATGGACAGGTTGATGGAAGCCTCCGTGTAGGTCGCCTCGTCGACCGTGTATGTCCCCACCCGGAATGAGGAAGCCTCAACGCCTTCGATGTTCAGGTTTATAGCTACCTTTGCATTCGTAAAGTCGTATGTGGAGTAGGCTTCCTCCTGATTCTTTATGGCTAACGTGGCGGAACCGATGATGGTCGCCCCCAATGCGGAAAACTTATTGTCCTCGGAGACTGCTTCTTCTTTCGCAAAGCCCCCGTTTTCCCATAAGTCTTCATTTGTGAGGTTTAAAGTCCCCTGACTGTTTGCAAGCGTGATCGTGGCGTACACAAGGTAATTCTTGTTGCTGCTGCTTATGGCTTGCTTGATTCGGTTATCTACGCTTATCACGAATTACACCTCAACAAATTTCATTGCAAGACCGCTCCATGTGTACTGAGGGTCGTTCAGGTTCAGAGCCGCCGCCGTTCTGTCACCGACATAGAACCTGCCCTGCACCCATACGTTCGGGCGTCTTGGGTCTGCATGTGTGAACAGGAAATTCTTCTTCCCCTCCACGGCGTTCAGAATAGTGCTCAGTTCCGACCATGTGAGCACAGACCACTGGCACTCGTATGTAGCCTTTACAGCAACGATGTCCTTTTCCATCGTGCCCTTGAGGTTACGGCCCGACTCCTTGCTCGACAGATCCTGTATCCCTGCCTTGTATGAATCAGGGGTCGGGATGTACGTGTTGTCTATCTTAAACGGCATTGTCACAGCCATATCATCCACCTCCCTTCACTCACTCTACCGACTTATACCGTCTGTTTATACGTTCATTGCCACGGTTCGCGCTCCGTGCTACCTGCTCGTCACCGAGGTAGAAGCTAATGTCAAGGTACTCTGAAACCACATCTGTGAGCACATCCCGAAGGTCTCCCCTCGTGATACGCTGATTCTCTGCCATGGTCAGGCGGTTCAGTATCTCGTTGAGAACGTCCATACCGCTCCCACCGGAACCGACCCCTGCCCCGTAAGGTGCTAACGTTCCCGCAGCCGCAGCCGGTACATAGAAAGATGACCCGGCGGCGATCTGTTCCATGCGTGCGACCATTGCCGCAAAGCTGTCCGTTACCCTGTCGGCAAAGGATGATAATACTCCGTCTATTCCGTCCACTGTCGTATCAAGGGAGATGACAGGCTTGGCACCGTTGGCTCCGTCCACGACCGCTTCAGCCATGGCCTCCGCAGTGTTGACGGCGTCCCTCTCGGTATCTTCGATACCTTTGACCATACCTTCCGTAACCATCTCGCCCATCCACTGGAACTCTTTGGAAGGAGAGTTGATGCCCAGTGCATTACAAGCAGCCCAGAAGATGTTGTTTGCCAGATTCCATGCTGTCTGAGTAAGCCAGTCCCATCCGTTCAGGAGTCCATTGTTAATACCAGCACAGATACTGTTACCGATACTTTCCCAGTTACTGTTCTGGAAAGCATTAAACAAGTTAGACGCAATATTCGTTGCGGTATTGGCTAAGTCGCGAGCACCGCCAGATAATCCATTTTGTATTTTCTCAACAACAAAGGAACCTACTTTGTTCCATTCCACCTGTTCAAAGGCTTTTTTGATTTTAGAAATGAAATCGTCCACAGTCTTAATAACATCGCTGACTGTTTTACTGATACCGGTTCCTATCTCCTTCAGCACATATGTGCCGACAGCGTTCCAGTTGACCGTTTTAAACATCTGAAGGACTGCCGCAAGCATCTCCTTGAAGATGTTTATGACGTTTCCAACTGTCGCCTTTAATCCCCCAATAATCCCCTGTATCGAAGTGACTCCAAGATCACTCCATTTCGTGTCCTTTATAAGTGTTACAATTCCAGAGACCAGGTTCTTAAATGCATCTGTGATTTTCGAGGCGGTACTCCGTATCCCATTTGAGATTCCACTTATGATTTCACTCCCCGTGGAGTCCCATTTGATGCTTTGGAACGCTTGCATCATCTTTTGTGCGATACCTGTAACAGCCGTTACTACCGCACTCGCGCCGTTCCCGATTCCGTTTTTCAGAGATTCAACAAGCGCACCGCCGTACTGCAAAAGCACAGTCGATGTACCGCCGTTTATGCCAAATCCAGCCTTGATAGGCGTCAAGACCGAATTGACAAGGCCCGTGCCGGCTGAAGTAAGATTGCCAGAATTAGCCTCAATACCAGACCTAAGTCCAGCTGCTACTTCTGCGCCGTATTCTGATGTAACAGTAGAAGACCCGTTCCCGGCACCGAGGCCCTCTTTAATAGGGTCTATGACATTTCCCGTGACATTGTTCCTGACCCATTCGAAGGCACCAGACAGGGCATTCGACATACCTTCTTTCATGCCTTCGATAACGCCCATACCTGAGCTTTTCAGAGCGGGGTCACCAGAGCCGATTCCGAACAGATCCATGATGCCGTTGACGAACGGGCCGCCAACGTGCTCTGCGAGCCAAGCCGGGATACCGGTTATCCATGAGATGATGCCCTCACCGATACCATTGATTATGTCAACACCGAGAGGCTTCATGACCTCTGATGGCGAGTGCATATCAAAGACTTCCCTGAAGCCATCAACGATAGGGGTAAGCACATGGTCGTATAGCCATGTCCCGATATTTGCAAGCGCATCAACGATGCCCTCAAGACCGCCGTCTACGATATTTCCGAACGCTTCGTAGATTAGGCCGCCAACTGCCACCAGCAGCTCGACAGCGGCACCGAGGGCATTTCCCAGAAGTGTCATGGCGGTATCAGCCATCTCGTCCCAGTTGAAATTCGAGAAGAACTCACTTATCCCATCGACGATCTTTCCGGGTATCGACGCCCAGTCTATTTCCTTGAGTGCAGTTGAGAGTGCATCGAACAGGTTTGTAAGAGCAGTTCCTATGCCCTCCCAGTCAAACCCGTCCATGAACTCGCCTATCTTGGCAAGGATGTTGTCAGGGAGATTTGCCCAGTCAACTTCTTCGACAGCGCCTGTCAGGAAATCGAACAGGGCGATAAAAATGTTGCTGACCCATTCGCTCCATTTGCTGAAATCTATCTCATTGAAGAATCCCGCGATGGCTTCTATGACTTTCCCACCGAGTTCTCCCCACTCTACGGTTTCCCATATTCCGTTTAAGAAATCGTAAAGTCCATTTATAAAGGCGGCAAAAGCCGCCGCCCCGGTTGCCCAATCCGTCCCGGTTATGGCGTCCATGATAGACTGACCAATATGCGCACCAGCACCCTTAAAATCGAATGTGGTCAGCAGGTTATAGGCAAAGTCAAAGAACGCATTGAGGACTGTTGAAATCGTTTCTGATAACAACTCCCAAGGAAACTCCTCAATGCCCTGATTCAGACCTATACCGATGTTCTGCGCTATGCTCGCCCAGTTTGGCACATCGAACAGGTTGTAGATGAGCAACAGCAGTGACTTTATGACATTGGATATTGTCGTAAAGATAGCCGTCCATATCTCCGGGTTATCTAACGCCTCTTCCAAGGCCGTTCCGATACCCGCGCCAAGTTTGGCGAACGTGTCAAATATCAGCGGCCAGTCAATGTTGTTCAAAAGGCCAAGGACGAAATCCTTAATTGCCCTGCCGAGGCTGTCCCAGTGAAGGTTGGTAACAAATGCGTTCAGCAGCTCAAAGATGGTATTGATGCCCTCCGCAAGTGTCTTGCCCAGAAGTTCGAACAGTCCGGGGACTTCCATGAAGCCGTTCAAGAGCGTTGCAAGACTTTTTCCGAGCTTCCTTGCTATCTCCTTTATCTTGTCCCATGGGATGCTTTCGAGGAGCCTCTTGAGCCCCTCACCGAGCTTCTTACCAAGTTCGGTGAAGTCTGCCAAGTCCCACATCTCCTTCAGTTTTTTCGCGAGATCGTCTATGTCAGACGCCACCGGCATATCCTGAAGGGAGTAGCCTCCGCCGTTTCCACCACCACCGCCACCGCCTCCGCTGCTGTTGTCGTTCGGACCGGCAAGCTGATGCAGTTCATCGAAACTGGCTACTGTTTTCTGTTCTTCCTTTGCCGCTTTGGCGGCGTTGTTATATGAATCTGCGGCATTATCCGCAGCGCCGGCCACAGCATTCTGGCCTGCTACTGCGGCTTTGTATGTCTTCTGCCCTGTCAGCGCGGCTATGAACATGCCGATGTAGCTGACGGCTTTTGATAAAGCGTTAATGATAGTATTGATGACCGGGAGAACGATCTGTATCAGGGGGAGGAAAGCCGCCGCAAAGCTCACCTTCAGCTGCTCCACAGATGCTTTCATGTTGTTAACTGTCTGAGCAAGCGCCGGGTCGCTCTCCAATATCTTGGAGAAGCCCTCCTGCACTGCATTTCTGAGTTTCCCGAAGAGTGCCGCAAGTGACCCAATACCAACCGCATAACTAAGCACTTGCTTAAACGACATGGTTGCCTGACGCCCCATAGCCTTGGCATTTCTGCCAACTCCGAGGATATTTGAGGCAAGACTCCTCATGCCGTTCGTTATCTTGCTTGCGACCATCTTCCCAAGCGATTTCGCGGCGTTGAGAGCAAATCCGTTGACCTTCTTGAGGGCATTTGCTGCTGTGTTAATGCCGAGTTTTGCAAGGTTTTTTGCCGCCCCGAGCGCTGCACTGCCAAGGCTTTTCAAGCCTTTGACTACACGGTCTATGCCCATTTGTGCGATCTTACCGGGTATCTGAGCAAGCGCTGCACCAAGGCTTATGAAGAATCCAATTACATTGCTTGCAACCATGCCGCCTATGTTGACAGCGGCAGTGGCTGCGGCAAGACCAAACTTGTCCATGGCTCCAATCGGATTGTCGATTGCCTGTTTTAGGTTGAAACTCGCCTGTGTAACTGCTTGTTCCATTTTAGAGAAAGCGTTCTGTGTGGAGTCAGAAACCATATCTGACAGGGTAGGCATCTTCTGATAGTTCTCTTCCATCTGAGACCATGCCGCGCTGTGGGAGAAGGAGTCGAGCCTTCCCTCAAGCTCTCCTACAGCTTCTCCCATCTGTCTGTATGCCTCTGTCGATTTTCCGCTTAATGTTTCTCCGTTGATTTCAAAGTCGTGTCCGCCGAGCTCTTCCATCTGCCGCTTCAGTTCTTTAATGGCTGCGGCGGTTTCTTCCCATGTTGGGTTATCACTAATTTTCTCTATCGTTTCCCTGAACTCATCTACATAGAAGTTAATATCTTCATAATTGCCTATGGTACTCTTCTGTGATTCGTCGACCTCGTCTATCTTCTCCCTCAGGGTCGTAAGTGCTTCTGTGAGGTAGTCATACTGTTCTGATTGTTTCCCGACGACCACTGTACCGTCTTCGAGCGTGTAGGTTCTTCTCCCGAACTCTTCCACCATCTTTGTCAGAAGAGCAAGCCTTGACTCAGCCTGTATAAAGGTGTCGGTCATGTCTATGCTCTCCATGGTTTTTCGGAGTTCCATGAGGTCTCTCTCAAAGTCCTCGGTCCCACGGGAAATGTTCTTCAGGTTGTCCCCGAATGTCTTCAGGTCGAACGCGCCGCTCATATCACCGGACAGCTTTATGAACTTCTCGCGCAGGGACTGAAGCGCTTTCTGGAGTTCACTGGAGCCTTTCTCAAACCCCTTGTTGTCCAGTTCTGTATCGAATTTAAGCGACATAGGGTTTGCATTCGCCATGGCTCCATCACCTCATTTCATCCGTCAAGGAGATTTTTCAGGAACTCCTGTTCCGCCTTTTCCTCTTCACTGAGTCGTTTGTGTATCACGCAGATGTCACTGTTGTTGTTCCAATATTCACGTTCCCACTTTTCCAGTTTTTTCCCTCTTGCCTTCTTATGCCTGAGTTGCAGCACCTGTGAATAAGTGCCCTCACGTATCTCCATGAAGTAGCCCATGAACGTCCACCAGTGGAGATATTCCATTGACCGGACTTCGCGTCCCGCCACAGCATTGATCGCCGGGAAAAGAAGTCTTTCATCCTGTTCCCAGTCAACTACCCGTGGGTTCTTTTTTGGTTCTTCCTTCGTGTCGGCACCGCAGTCAATGAACCAGGCAGCCTTTTTATAGGCTTCCTCAAGGTCCTCCCTCGGGATGTCCTCGAAGTCCGGATAGATGATGTAGAGCATTACGAAGACCTTCTCCTGATTCTCCAAATCTGGGTCTTCGAACGCCGACATGATCCTGAGGATGTCGCGGAAATCTGTCCTTATTGGATACTCAGAGCCATTGACCTCAAGGGTCATCGGAAGGTCTCCGATCATTTTTTCCTGCTCCTGTTAGCCGGTGTGTATTTGCCGACATACTTCTTCATCCGGTCATTGACCTTCTTCGTTTCCTCACCGAACTGTGCCTGAATGAAAGCGCCGAGCTTGTCGAACACTTCCTCGCAGTAGAACTTCCCATTCACGGGAGAGAACGGGTGCATCCTGCCGAACAGGCTCGACCCCGTATCCGTGTTGAAGATGTAATCGCACAGCTTGAACAGCCTGTCCCTCGCCTCATTCAGGGCTTCGATGGAATCCGCTTCACCGTCTTCCTTCTCTGCCTCTGCCGTGAGCGGCGCGACCACATCGTCGAACTTCTCCATGGATTCATTGAAGCGGTTCACGATGTCCACGTCCGTCGGCTGAAAAGAGAACTCTCCGATCTTGTCGCCGTGCATGTTGTACATGGGTACGTGGACAAAACCGTCGTCAACAACGATTGACAGTGCCGCAGTATTCTTGATTTCAGTAGCCAAGGTATTCCCCCTCTCTTAAATAAAAAACGGGGAACCCTGATGGATTCCCCTGTGGTTCTTTGTATTCAGACGGCCTTTCTCTTATCAAGGCGTAGTCGCAGTAGGTGTGAATGTCCTCGTATTGATATTGAAAGACCCCGCAACACGGTTTCCTGTATTGTAGACCGTAAACGGGATCTGGACTCCGCTCGTATCGCCGCCAAGGCTCTGTGGTACGACATAGACGTCTTCCCTGAAAGCCCATTCGACCGACCCGGAAGCAGATATGAGGCACTCTACTCTGGTGCTCATGCAGCCGTCGCCTGTGGTGCGGTTGTTTGCGATGTTTGCCAGTTTCTCCCAGAGCGGATCGCCCTCTTCCGCATAGAAGGGGCTGACCTCAGACTGAACCTCATAGCCCTGATGGACGACGTTCTGCTCACCGAGTATGTTCTTGCTGACATCAACCTGCGGATTGAGTTCCTCTGCGTACGACTCAAGGTCTTTGCCCAACCGGACATAGTTTGTGGTCGTGCCGTTGAAGGACGCATCGAGGTAATGCGCAAGGTACTTTCTTTCAATCTTGCCCATGCTTTAGTTCCTCCTGTAAGTGACTTGTATCTGTATCTGGTATTTCGCCATGTTGCTCCCGCCCTGTACGGGATAGGCGGTCAGGGTGGGAAGGATAGCTTTCACCGTGCCTCCGTCCCACTCAGGGAAATTCCCGGTGTTGTTCTGTTCGACGATCCATTCCGCCATGTCCTGATAGAACCCGAGGTTCGCAAGGTTCTGCAAGACATCACCGCCGTACGGTTCCCGTGAGGCAATGATAAAGTTCTGGAACTGGATGTCGTCGAGGACAGTTTCCCCAAGGATGTTTTCGTGGCTCCTGAGCGCGGATGGGGACGACTGGATACTGTACTCCGTAGGGTTCTCCCCGAGATAATCTGCCTGAAAACGGTTGGTCTTCGAAACAGCAGGGCATTCCCTGAGCCACTCACGCAGTTTCTCTGTGTTGTTCACTTCAGACATGGTCAGACCTCCTTCGCTGCTTTGAGTGCCGCATCATACACGTCCTGCATGTGGTCGGCCATCGCACGCTCAAACCAGAATGACCCGGCAAGCGGATTGATCTCCGTGTTGAAGCTGATGATGTCCTCCCCGTAGTAGACTTCTTCCGCGTAGTCCACCCCGTACTCGATGACACCGCTTCCGATGTCAGTGTCCGTGTATGGGCTCATTGCGAGCTTGCCCGTCCGCCATGGGCAGTACGGGACGCACCAGTCTATGACCGCCCTGTCTATCACCTTCTGCACCTTCTGCCCCGGAAGAAGTTCAAACTTCGCAAGAAGGTCTTTTGTGGAGAAATCTCCAAAGTCTGCTTCCATTGAAAATCCCATGGTTTACTCTCCTTCCAGTTTCCAGTGCCGGTGGTTCGGGGCTGTCCTGAAGTCGTAAACATTCATGACCTTCACGATGGTACGGTACTTCTTCTGGAGTTCTGCCGGTTTAGTGACCGTTTCTTCCTGTGCATGTACGATGATGTCCCCCGGCATGAAGGTGAATGTCCCGTCTTCCCCGGTAAAGTCAACCGGCGCGACATATTCCTTCCCCGAGAAATCTGCTTCCTCGGGTATCCTTATCGTGAACCTTGTGGCGCTCTTGACGCCGAGGTTCTCCTGTGTCGTCAGTTCCGGTCCGAGCCATGAAACGCCCCTGATAACAGTCGGCACATAAATGTCGAGCCCGTTTTCCGGGTCAAACACGAGGTTGAATATCGTGATGGTCTCTATGGCGTCCTCTGGAACAACGATGAACGAGTAGTTGTAGTGGGCAAGCGACGTATGGTCGTACAGCGTGGAAGACGTACACTCGTACCACCTTCCGCGATAGAAGACCCTGTCGGCCTTTGTACCCGCCTCAAGGTCTGCTTCCCTGAGCGGTACCATACCGTGCCCCTGTACCTGCCTGACGATGCCCTGTGATTCCGCCCATGGGCTTCCGCCGCCGTTCTCAGAGGCGTGGAGATGCACGCTGATGGTCGAGTCTTCATAACTGCCATCAGGTGCAAATCTCCTCATCACGTATTCTCTATTAAAGATCGTAATGTTCATGCTAATCCCGCCTACATCGTATCCTCACCACTTATGTGGATGGGGACAACCACAAGTTTCCTCAGGTTGAGATACTGCATACCGTAGGACGTCAGCCCGTACTCGGCGTCCTTGTTAATGTTCGAACTTTGCGATGATCCAAAACTGATACTACTTCCCCCTTCCGAAACACTGCTGAACGCAAAACCGAAAGAATTGATGTTGCCCAGTTGGTCTCCGAATGGGTTCTCACCATTTCCAGCCATCTTCATCTTGTGGCATACGAGATAGGCGAGTGCCTGTTCGTACAGTTTTCCGAACTGCTTCTTGCTGACAAGCGGCTTCGTTATTTCTATCCACTTGCCAAGGGTCTCATCATCCATGCTGTCAAACTCCGACCCTATAAGCCTGATGATTTCAATGGCTGTCATGGCCTTCTCCTCACTCTGCCTTCTTGACAGACTTCCTTGTGTACTTCTTCTCCGTAGTGGCGGTCTCCTTTTCGACAACAGGTGCCGGGGTCTCTGCCGCAGGTGCCTCCGCTGGTGCCTGAGTGGCAGCATCAAAAGGTGTGGCGGCATGTGCCGGTGCCGGTGCAGCCTTTACAGGTTCAGCCTTCTTATCCATGGATACCTTGAGGAAACCCATGCCAACAAGCGTCGCAAGGGTACTCGACCCGATCATCCCGTTCGGGAAGTTCTTCTCCTCGCCGGGCATCAGGATGTCACGCCCTACGTTCAAAATCTTGTCTCCTGTATTTTTAAGCAGCATCAATATCCTCCTTATTGCATTTTTTTAGTTCTTCATATTTCTTTTTTTCAAGCTGCTTTCAGACGTCAGCCATTGTCGTCTGCATCTGGTTCCATAAGACCTGCGGCTTTCAGCTTGGTGAGCAGTGCATTGAAATCCGTTACAAGCCCTTCCGCATCGGTCGCCGTGCTCGCCGCCTGGTTCGCGACCTGCGATGCACCGGCAGTGCTGCCGCTTCCTTCAAGGTGGCTGGCGATCCTGTCAAGTGCGTGCCTGTAGCGGTCACTCGGCCCCGTATAGGCTGTCTGTTCGGCGCCGCAGACTGCATTTGCGATCCTCTCCACAAGGTCACTGATGCTGTCACGGGTATTGGCATCTTTAAACTCAGCCATGTATTGCTCCTTTCTTCAAAAAGAGGCTACCCCGTCAGGGCAGCCTCTTTGATTATGCTTACGCCGTTCCCCATCCCGGGGTCTCTTGTCAGCAGACGCCGACCGCGATCAGGCAGGACAGAGGGTAGTAAACGATAACACCGGCAGTCCTTGCCTCGCAGGGGACAACGGTGTCAAGGTTGCGGACCTGGATCGGATACTGGCGGAAGGGCATAGGGTTCTCCAGTGCCAGCTTCCGAACGTCGTTCTTGAACAGGAACGCAACGCCCACGCCCTCAGTGGTAGTGAAGTTCTGGCCGTCAACCTCATAGGTGACGCCGGTCACTGCATAAGGGTTGGTCTCAGGGGAATCAGCATCCAGCTCGGCGGTGGAGATGACTTCCTTGATGTAGGGAGCGTGATCCAGAACGAACTTCAGGACGGTGGTGCTTGTATCCGGGATACGTCTGGTGGAGATGTCCATGTAAACGTCAGCAGGGACACACAGGGTGTCGGGGCGCTCGACGTTCTTGGTCACCTTTGCGACCTGCTTCGCCATGCCGTTGACATCGTCCAGAATCTCGTCTGCGCTCTTCTCGGTCCACTTGGTCTTGCCAGTGGTGCCGCCGGCTGCGACAAGATAGAGAGGGATGTTCTGGCCCTCAGACAGGACGCCCATCAGACCGGAGCCCTTGTCACCGGCCCATGCGATACGGTTGATCAGGTTGTCGACCTGATAACGAGCGGATTCACCTTTTCTTGCGTCAAGGGACTTGCCGGCCAGCCGGGATGCACGCATCTCCTGTGCGGAGTAGCCGTAGCTGTCACCGATGGATTTGATGCTTGCAAAGCTGGGCTTACCGATCACGTCTGCTCTGGGAAGGTCGGTGGAGTAGTTGTCCAGAACCTTCGCGAGACCGACGTTATCGTAGGTGTAGTAGGTAATGGTCTCTGCGCCTTCATCCGCCTCAGAGGTCTGGGGGAACAGGGACAGAGCAGTCAGCTCAGGATACTCAACGTCATAGGACTGTGCCTTGACGTGGTCGAGTTCACGAGCGAAGAAGACAGACGCGTCGTCCACGCTGTCAAATCTGGTACCGGCAGAGGCCATGATGGTCGCAGGGATACCAGAATTACGAAGGGCTTTCAGGTCAGCCCTGTCATAGGATGTGTGTCTTTTCTTAGCCATAGTTTTCGCCTCCTTTGATTAAGCCGTTATACCTGAGCCTGGTTGAACAGTTCAACCTCAGCGACACGGTTGGTTGCGTCAACGGTTCCAAGGAAGCGTCCCTTGATGGCAACGGTGCCTGTAGAACTGTTGGTGACGTATCCAGCCTGTTCACCGGATTTGATAAAGTAGACCGCATCGCCATAAGCCGGGGTCACGTTGTCTGCCACACGGCAGTACACGCGGCCATAGCGCATGACGCCGACCGGGGAACCCTTCAGGATACGGATCTTTCCGTCAAGGTCGTACTCTGTGGTCAGATTGTTGGTCGCGATGCCCTCGAAATTCGCAGCGGTGGAAGCTGCAACGGGCTTCTTGATCTGGACGCCGACGTTCGTACCGGAAACGACAGCGATGCCGAAAGTCATGACGCCGTTCTCTTCCTCATTCTTGAGGGTATCGATCGCATAAGGCGCAAGATCGACGATACCGCCGGCCACGCCAAGGGGTGTGGAATATCTGTAATTCAGCTGTGCGCTCATATTTCTTGCCTCCTCTTATATTATTTGTTTCTCTTCTTCTGAAGACGCGCGATCATCTTCTTGCGTGCATCCTCAGCAGAGTTGCCCCTTCTGGATACCGCTCTGCGGGAATCCTTGTTGAACATCTGCTTCCTCTGGTACCGGGTGGTCTTGCGGGAACGGACCTTCACATCATCGCAGGCCAGATCGAACATGGCATTGATGTAGGTGTTGCCCTTGCCGTCAAGATTGATGGAAGGACGGACCACGCGGATGACTGCCTTCTTGGCGGCTCTCATGGACATGTTCTCCAGTCCACGGAGATGCAGCTTGTCGGCAACGATGCCCAGCTTGACGCGGTCACGGACGATCCTGTCGATGCTGTCAGCGTTCATCACGGCAGCCTCGGCCTTGGTTGCATCCGGGATGTCCTCGTCTGCATCGTCCTCGATGAGCTCCTCTTCCTCATCGTCGTCTTCCTTCAGCTCCTCGTCGTCGCAGTCGGAGTTCTCCTCGTCAAGGAACTCTTCGTCCTCGTCGGTGTTCTCCTCGTCGGTGAACTCCTCATCCTCGTCGGTGTTCTCCTCGTCAGCGAACTCCTCGTCCTCGTCGGTGTTTTCGTCCTCTGGGATCACCTCCTCATCTTCATCGGTGTTCTCTTCCTCAGTGGGGAGAGTCTCATCGTCGGAATCAGTCTTGGAGCCGTTGAAATCGCGCTCCGCAAGCAGGGTGTCGATGATGTCCAGAAGGGTCTGGATGTCCTCGTCCTGATGCTGAATGGTCTCGTTTGCCTGAGCGAGGTCATCCTCCTCGGCATCGAGCTTCGCCTGCATTTCCTGCCTGATCTTCTCGGCTGCTGCTTCCTCAGGGGAGACATCGTCGTCGTCCTGCTCAACAGCGGGGATCGCATATTTCTTCTCTTCGTCATCCTCATCCTTGTTGCCGCCCTGACCGGCTTCGGGATGACGTTTCCTGTACTCCTTGATCGCCTCTTTCAGCTCATCAGGAGAGAGAATGCCATCAGAGCGTCTCACTCTTCTTGTCTTTGCCCTTGTTCTGGTCTTGGTCAGTTTTCTGTAACCCATTATGTCTTCTCCTTTCTTTTCAGCACCTTTGCCATCGATGTTCAAACGTGCCTGTTCCCCGGCCCTTGCCTCTCTGACAAGTGCCAGATGGTTTATGCGGATATTCCGCTGAACCGCATCATACGGTTCTCCGTTCCATTCCCCGGGAGTTTCATCGAGGTCAAGGTTGTAGCCAAGGGAAAGTTCCTTCAGTCCACTTTCCTTCATCTCGTCCGTGTCATGGATTACGATTTTTGCCCTGACATTGTCTCCGTCACGGAAGCCTTTCGTCAGAATGGTTCCTATCTCATTCTCAGCGACATTGTCCTTTGTGATCAACCCTGCGTCATGGCTTATGATGATTGGCGAACCCTCATAGGACGCAAGGCTTTCTTTCGAAAAGACCTCCTCTGGCAAACGAAGTTCTTTTCTCACAGAGCCGTCAGGATTTGTGTATTCAAAGATACCCGTACACGTCAGTATAGGCGTATCCATCAGGAATCCTTCCGGTGTAAATGACGCCCGGTTTAGTGGCATACTGTCAAGGCGTATCACCCTTTTCAGTTTCATTTAAGCATCTTCCTCCGTTGGTTCGTCCGGTTCCTCGTCCTCGTCTTCATTCTCAGGCACATCCGTAAGTTCACCCGGCCCGAAGGCTTCGTCGAGGTTGCCGTCCTCCCCTTCCGTTACGGCCTGTGTCAGGTCAAGCGCAAGTATCTGTACGTGCGCCACCTCATCAAGCAGGAAGTTCTCGTAGTTTTCGCAGATAGACGGATTTCCCTCGCGCATTGCGGAAATGCCCTCGGTAATCTCCTTTATCCGTTCCGCTACAGCTTCAAGCTGCCTGCTCAGGTCGATAATAACGTCCTCATTCGTCATTCCATTTGCTCCTTTCGCCATGAGTTCCGGTTGCTGTGACATTAGGAGAATCCCTCCCCCTGATGCGTGCTTTCATAGCTTTGCCCTCCCTCTTTTTTGCCAACAAAAAAACAGGGTGGTACCCTGTCCATTTTACTGTATATATTTGACCCACAGTATAGTTGTGTGACAATATATTGTAATAGCTGCTACTTTTTGAGTTATTTGAGGCGTGTAAAAACACCCTGTTCCTACTCAACAACGAAGTTTTTCCACTTCTTATAGGCGTCTACATACGCACATTTCTTGTCACCATCATACGTGATTTCATAATACATACCATCGCTGATGACAGTGCTGACAAGTGCTTTCCAGTTCTGCAACGTCTTGCTGAACCAGACGATGAAAACATCATCCATCGTGATTTCGCATCCGTCCGTAACATCGGCGTTGGAATTGAAGTAATCCACTACAATCTTTTTCGCCTTGTACAGCATTGCATCTACGCCGCGTTCCTCCATGTTCCTCCTTCCCTGAGTGATAATATCTGTGCAACAAAAAAGCAGGGTGTTATCCCTGCTTGTTAAACCATATTCAGTTATCTGCCATCAGTAGGCAGCCGGGAGTTTTCTGCCTTTGAGAGATGCTTTTTCGACCACATCCCCTTCCCATGTGTAATACGGGTCTTTCATATCCGGGTGAGCGTCCCTGATAAAGAACCGGTTTTCCTCATTTTCATACCGTTCGAAATCCATCTTGTCCTTATCAGACGCAGATTTCTTCATTTTCAGGTTTGTAGATATGGCAATCATCTCCGGGTCTTTGACCTCAAGCAGGTCAGGCCACATGCTGTAGGGTGACGGTCCGGTCATATAAGTCCAGCCTCCTTCATCATTTCTTCCATTACTTCCCTTACCGCATAAGAATACAGGGCCGGTGCCTTGTTGTTCCGTGCGTCTGCCATCGCCTCAGCTATGAACTCAGTGTTGGCGCCATAGGCTTTATCAACAGTTGCCCCGCCTTTTCCATCGGGTTTTACGCCCCTGTTCTCTCTTGCATATCCGCTGACCTGTGCCCTTACATAGTCCTCGTTGCTTCTGGCGTAATATCCTGTCATCTTTTCCTGAGCCCGTTGCATGATGATGTCTGAAGCCTTCTGCCCATTCCCGAGCCATTTGTTCAGCAGTGCCTCGATTGCGTGTGTAAACTCGTGGTCAAGGACCGCCTCGACAGATGTCCCCTTTGGATGGAAGCCGTTATGCGAGAGCTTGAAGTCATGGCAGTCTTTCTCGTACGATTCTTTTCCCTTGCCGCCCGGTCCAAAATACTTCGTATTTAAGGATACCATCGTTCCGCTTGCATATCCATAGGTTGACTCGTATCCGGGCTCTTTACTCATATCACGGCAGTCAATTCCTTCAAATCTCCCCTTCAGGCCGGGATAATCACCAAAGAAACGGTCAAGCGTCCTCGCATGGGCAATGGCCATCTCTGGAGACATTTTTGTCAGGTCGGTATTCTTGTCAGATTTATGGTAGCCTTCACTCTGGTCAAAATACTCCCTCGCACGGATATAGTCCGTGGCATCCTGTGATGTCTCGCAGTCATCAGCAGTTTTGAACGTCTTTAATACAGCCTCATTTCTTTCTTTGGCGGCTTTGTTATATTCCTCTCGGGCTTTCTGATATGCTTTTGGCTCCTCCGCTTTTATCCTCTCATGTTCCTTTTCAGCCGCCTCAAGTTTTGCAACAGTCTCATGATAATCCGCTTCTGCTTTTTTCAGGTCTTCCCTTGCATGTTTTTCAGAGGAAGCGTTCAGATACCTGTTCATTGCATCCGAGTAAAGTTCTCTCTTGTGGCGACGCTCCAAATACTGTTCATGCGGTTCCCCATGCTCACGTGGATGTGCGTCGATCCATTCCAGCAGCTCATCCATCTCTTTCTGAGTGTCTTTGATTGCCTTGTCCAGTTCTTCGTCTGAGCGACCAGAATCGTACTTCTTGAGCTCAGCCTTTGCTTTTTTGAGATTATCCTCCACGATGTTGATGTGTCCTTTAGCAAAAGCCACATCAAGGCGTGCTAAATACTCCTTATCCTCCCATTCCTTTTCCGCCGCCTCCGCCTTGTCCATTTTTTTCTTCAGGTCATCGCACTTGCTCTTTGCTGTATCGATTGCCTTCCGTCCCGCTGCTTTTATTCCCTTCTTTTTTTCGGAGTAGTCCTTCAGGTTTTTTGGGCCCTTCGTGATACCCCCAGTCTCCTTGTCAATCTCAACATGCGTTCCGTTAATGGTGACCCAGGTTCCTTCATCGTCTTCCCGGTTTGGTTCCCCGGATACTTTTATTGTACCAGAAAGCCCTACACGGTCCATTTCGGAGTTTTGCATACGTCTTCTGCGGAGCTGATGCCGTATCCTTACTATCTCGGCAAGCATATTCATCTGAAGTCTGTCCATAACGGTCACCTTTGAAAATGTTCCACACAAAAAGGACCAGCGTAATGCCAGTCCTTTTCAGTCGGTTATTCTTCCTCTTCGTCTTCCTCGCTGAGGTAATACATGCACTCCGCTCCATCGAGCAGGATGGATGGTGGTTTGATGGCATAGGCGTCGCAGGTTCCAAGGACTGCTCCTTTTACTGCATCCTTGCCTTTCCCGATGTCTTTTGCCCTGTACATACAGTCCTTACAGACAACCTTGTCAAGCTCTGGAAACCTGAGAGGTTCTACGGCGTCCGGTGCGAGCCTTGGGTTGCTGCCCATGTTCTTCTTGTCAGACATACAGTAAGCCCCCTTTCAAGTATATAATACCATCTGCTCATGTAAGGTCAATTCGGCATCAGTACACTTTACTTTGGAATCTCAAATGTTTTCTTGTCGAACACAGGAACAGCACAGCACCTGCACCCGGGTGCTTCCCCGGGATTGTATCTCTTCCCGGTCCTGACGACCCCTCGTTCCTTTGTCCGGTACCAATCCTCTGGCGGGTCATCCCATGAGAACGTCTTTCCGTCAAATGAGCGGTGGCTTTCCCTGACCCTGTCGTCCCGGCATGAAATCCATACGTAGTTCTTTACGCCGGCCCCGGTCTGGAAGGACTTCATCATGTAAGCATTCAGTGAGGACACCTGACTTATCGCTGCAAACTGCCCCCTGTTGAACGCTTTATCGAGCCGGTTCCGAATTTCCTCTTCGAGAACGTCTATGTCAACACCGTCCCGGAAAGCATCTGCTATCAGGTTCTCAATCTCAAGCAGAGTGTCTACAGGTATGTTCCTGACATAGTTGTAATTGTCGGAAATCCATCTCTGCATCTCCTGCTCATATGCACCTTCCCTGTATTTATCCGCAGGTATGTCAATGTCAAGGGTGCTCTTTAGGGCTGACCCCCATTCGGTGATAGACCTCTCCTGAACCATGCGCCCTATCTTCCCGATCTGTTCCTGCAACCGAAATCTTTCCATGGCTTTTGCTATCGTGTCCGCCATGGCATGTATCTTCTTTCGAAGGAACGGAAGGAAATCAAAGACACCGTCCTCGTGGCTGTCCTTGCGCATTTGTTTCTCATAGGCTTTCAGGATGGAAGGGAGCTGCTTCTCCAGCGTCTTATCGAGTATCTGTACATACGCGCTGTTGATGCGCCTGTACTCACGCTCAGCACTTGACGGGTACCGTGGTGCGTACCTGCTTTTCATCCTTTTCTTGCGTCCGAATTTCCTCTGTACGAGGTTCTGGGCCTTATCTTGATAATTTGTACCATCCATGTCTTTAAGCGCCTTACAGGGCAATCTTGGCAGCCCTACAGTGTATTCTGCTTATCCTCTCCCGACTCATCCGTTGGCGTATTCTCTTCTGGTTTGCCCTTCCCGATAGCTATAAGGACAATCTTGCATATCTCCACCCATTCAGCAGCGAAATGCTCAACCCAGGATTCATCCAAGTTTTTCATCCAGCTTCCCCCGCGCCTGTAATGGCATAAAAAAACAGGCTGAACGCCTGAGTTCTGAACAGTGTTTATTCTTTGAAGCCTTTCTTAATCATAATCATCCCATTCTCTTGCTGCGCTGTAGTATTCGCTTATGGCTTTTCCGCCGTTCTTCCTATACTCCCCATACTGCTTTTTCAATTCGCTTGTGGCCCTCGCATGTTTTGACATCGCGTTCTCGCTCGCTTTTTCAGCGGCGATCAGGTTCGGGTCTTTTGCGGCCCTTACTTTTGCCTGATTGGAAGAACTGTGTATGCTTTCTTGTCTCGTCTCTTTTATCCCAAGTTTTCTGCATACTCTTTTGTACGCTTTTTGCTCATCCTGTTTAGCTTTCTCCCATTCAGCAAGTGCTTGCCGGGTCTTATCAAACTGAGAATCCAGCTTTTTGTCACCGGACCGGGGCCCGGAATATGCAGGTGCCTCAACTGCTTTTTTTGTCCTGCTTTTTCCTGCTTCTTTTTCCAGCGCTTTTTTTGCTTTATCTGCCGAACGAAAACCGCCTAAGAATGTATTGTCGTCTTTATAGACGGAATACCCATGGTCACCATCATCTTCCCAGTGTTCAATATACCCGACACGCTTTCCATCTTTGAATAATCCCTGAAATGTGCTTCCAGCCCCCGGGGTATGTCTGTAAGTGTCTCCCCATCCATCTTTTAGGTGTGGATTTTTAGTGGTGCTCTGTCGTTTCTCCGACGATTCAGCTCCGTTCCTTTCGTTTTGAAGTTTTTTAAAATATGAGTTTTTCTTACTGGAAGGAATCCCTTTTGTGGCGTGATAGTCCAGGCATCTCTCGATCTCTTTCTTCGAGAACTTACCGGCCTCAATGTCTTTTCTGAGTGAAGCCTTGTCCCCTGTTCCTTTCATATACTCTACAGCATCAACAATGTCTTCCTGAGACGCCTCTGATCCATTTGGGTGAGTTATCCCTGTTTTTCCGCTTTTTGGCATCTTGAATTTGCCGGTGCCAGAGTTTGAAGATGACTTGGCTGTATTCTCCTTTATGAGCTTTCTCTCAGTCCAGCTCCCACTTGGAACAAACTCGCTGTCCTTCATCTTGCCATATACGGTTTTCTTCTTTGGCCTCGAAGCCGCCACTGTGGAATATGGATTCCCTTTTTCCGTTCCGCTTTCTTGATAACGATTACCAGTATGTCCAGTCATTTCGTGACCTACGGAACTGTTGCTACCAGTTTTTTTTGAGCCAGAAGCGCCTCCCCACTTTGCTGTCGTAGGTACTTTGTCGGCAGACCTTTTCCAGCTGCTTCCACCACCAGACGACTTTTTACCAGTCGAAGTCTTGGCTATTTTCTTTCCGACGCTTCCCCTGAGATTCCCCCCTGTATCTATTGGGACATGCGCACCGTTAATGGTAATCCACTGGGTATCATCATCCGCGTCCATTCTCTTATAAGAGTGTCTGATGCGGATGGTATCGAGCTTTATCCGCTGAATAGGTTTCATAACTGGTCTCCTTTTATCAGCATTTACGCCTTCTTAAAATCTGATTCATGCCATACCCTGAAATCATGAATACCGGTGAAATTTCATTCCACGCATTTCTCCGTTATCAATGAAATATTTAATTTCCCTAAACATTTCATTTTGAGAAGACTTATTTTGTCTTCCAGCGGTTGCATTATTCATTAAATTATAGAGTTGTCCTTCGTCTATCCAGTTATATTTGTCAGTTCTTATATACCTTGACGTTGATGTAATTCCACCGCGATCTTTCGTCTTTACTTCTATTACGTCCCCGGGTTGCCCCTTGTATGCAATATCACTTGCGGCATCAAGCATTTGATTCTTAGTCATGTTGTCAGGATTTTTTATGTAGTCTGTCGATTCTTTTGGCTTTCCATTGAGCCAGTGTGCATTTGCTTCAAGAAATGCCCTTCTTTCCGCAGGCTCTTTTTTCGACATCGTGTCTTCTATAAGTTTGTTGTACCCTTTTAATCCGGGCGAATAAGCATTCTTACCATTTTTCTCGCTTTTTTTGCCCTGTGTTATTTTTAGATTTTTTCCATCGTAAATGTCGTTAAAAAGCTCATCCACGTCTACATCAACGCCGTTCGTTGTCCACCCCCCGTTGCCTTTCGTGTATTCCATATCACTGCCGAAAAGTGAAAGATTTATAACTGAACCATCTGGTAGATTTTTTACTTCATCCATGATCTGTTCAGCTCCACTCATATCCGGGACACTGCCATCATCTATCTTTTTAATGATGTCAGTAATCCTCTTTGCTGCTGAGGAAACACCTTTTTTAGAAGGCCCGGATGACTTCTTTGTAGTCTTTGATGTGGAGCTTATCTTCTTGCCAACTGCCCCACTAAGCTCTCCCTCTTTATCGACCTTTACATGTGTTCCATTGACCGTTATCCATTTTTCCTCAGCGTCCATTCGGGTTCTATGGTCTTTTCTGATTCTCGCGATGGTTTTATCAATCCTGTTTTCCATCATTTCCTCCACGAAAAAAGGACAGCCTAAACTGTCCTTTTAATCATCGTATGGTCTCCAACCGGCCTTCCACTTGGCTCTGTACTCGTTCAGGCTTTCACGGTTCGCACATCTGTCTTCGTCCGGGTCTTCAAGTTGTACCGGGTCATCGACCCATCCACAAACTTCACATGTGCTGAACGAGCCTCTGTAAGGAAACTCTGTTTTCCCGCAGACCGGGCACATGTGTTCATCGTTTTCTTTAATCCTTACGATCATACTATTCCCCCGCCTTCCTGTTTCTTAATCTTATCGAAATATCTGTTAGCCCGATCAATATCCGTCTTCCCAGTCGCTTCATCATACTTTGCAACATAGTAGCTCAGGAAGAAGCTGCCCGGTATTCCGAAGCCTATCTCCCCGGTCTTCCTGTTGAACCGTACAATGACTGGTTTCTTTTTGGAGCCGGGTTCAGGCCATCTGCAATACCCGTCGATGTCACCCCCGCAGGGCTGTTTGATAAAGTCTATTGCCTTTTTCTCGTAATCCTCTCTGCCAGATGCCCCGACTTCTTTGTAGTGTTTCTCGTGGAGTTTCACGCAGTTGTCATTCTTCATGCCGGTGCACGGAATGTTTTCCCCTCTTGGAGAGGGATGAGCCGCTGTTCCCTTTTTCGGTTCAGCTCTATGTTCCCGCCGTTTTTCCTCAGGTCTGGTTTCCCGTTTCTTTTCCGCCGTACTTTTCCCGGTCGGTTCTGGGGTTACCCTGCTTACCGGCGTCCTTCCAGTCTCTGAAGATACCTTAGGTTTTTCCGAGCTTCCAGAGCTTCCACCAGTGGGCTTAGGTTTTGTACCTTTGTTGCGCTTAACCGACCCAACGTAGATAAAGGGTTTTCCGCCCTGTGGAGCTTCCCTTTTCTGCCCGGGCTTCTTCTTTTTTTCCGGCTTATCAGACTGTTTGCTTTTACTCTCGCTTTTAGCCCCGGAGAAGTCCTTGCCCGTTGCCCATCCACCGGCTCCGCCGATGGCGATTCCCTCTTTGTTCAAGGGTATATGGTGGCCCTCCTCAGTGCTTATCCATGAGGCAGGCTTTTCATCCCCGTGGGCGTTTCTTCCTCCCAATAGTATGGTACCATGCCGGCTTGCGATGTCAATTAACTTCTTCTCTGTATAGCTGTTACCATACACTGAAAACATAGCGAACAGTTCGACTGTACTGAACATTCTGGCGGATTCTTCATCTTCCCTGCTGTCAGCACTGTCCCTGTTCTTATTCGGCGCGATCATCTTCGGAACCAGAATCTCAGATTCGCCGTTCGTATATACACTCCCATATGTATCTATCGGACGGATCTCAGCCTCATACACTACGCCGTTCGGGTCAAAACTGTGGCCTTGTCCCACCTCGCTTCCAGTGAACGATTCTGCCACTTTCCTGTTGAACGTGTAGGATGAAAAAGCTCCTGCTTCATCGTACTCCATGCCGGTGCCGCCTCTGTACATCTTGATTGGAGTAACAAGGAACTGCTCAAACGGAAGCGGCTCCGACCCCTCTTCCATGCAGTTGTACTTGTAGTTCCCGTACATGATGTTCAGGGCTGCGTTATGTACCCCCGGGCTCTGTGTCATCTGCCATACCAGCCCGTCCTTGACCTCATGGTTGTATTCCCTGAACCACTGTTGTACCGTTCCATGGTTCAGGTTGTCATAGAGGATTTCATCCGCTTCATCCCGGCTGATTTCCTTGAGACCCTCTGTACACATGGCCAGTCTGGATTTCTGGTATTCATCCTTAACAGCCTCGTGCCCGTCGCCGCCGTTATCTTCGACTTCGTGATAAAAGCTGTACAGCGCTTTCGGATTCCTGCGGTTCCCCATGTTCTTTCTGACGAAATCATCAAAGCCATCATCGAGGGTCATATCGTACCCCGTCTGAGCGGGCTTCATGGCACCGGACAACCCTTTTTCTGTAGAAGTCCCAGAATGAGAAGAGCCAGACCCATTCGGACCTGGCTTCTTGCTCTCGCTCCATTTTTTCAGCCCATCCGGGCCTTTGTTGACACTTCCCGTTTCCGTGTCGACCAGAACATGTGTCCCGTTTATCGTCTTCCACTCTTCGTCGTCTTTATGCCTTGCCCTTTTCCAGTCACACAGGAAGTATCTGAAATCCTCGTTTTCGTAAAGGTCGTCGTCAGTGGAATCTTCTCTGCTGTCGATTCGTTTGAAGTCATGCGGGTCATCTTTGAACTTGTCCGCAAATATTGCGTCTTCTATACTTCGTCCCGCCCGACTCCAATCTGTTGTGGTATAGGTTGCGAGCTTTTCAAGCTCCTTGCCACGTTTTGCAGGTATCTGTATCTCCTGCGGCCTGTCTCCTATTTTATAAATGATGGAGTCGTATTGTGAGCCCTCAAGCGCAGAAGCGTTTTCCCTGTCCATCTTCTTCCAAGATGACCCGGTCAGATTCTTTGGCGGCGTCTGTCCGGGGTGAAGGGACTGCCATGCTTTTCTCAGGCACTCTCCATCAGCACTACCCGTGACCACCAGAGGATTCTTTATATCCACGGAATACTGCACAGTGTCGCCATCATGCAGGTCAGCGTAAGTGTCAGCACCCGCCTTGTCAGGTGCGAAGAAGAGCATACCGCTCCTCTTCCCAACTTTTCCGCTGCGGTACATGACATACTTTCCGGGCTTTCCGAAATCAGGGCTGTCTTTTGAGATGAGTCCCTGTTCCAGTTTCTTCATCTCCTCAGTGCCGCTCAGTTCACCGGATTTCTTCAGTTCGCTTATCTTTTCCTGTACTTCTGCCCTTTTCTTCCCCCTGTCGACAAATTCTGGCGGGTCGTTTTCATGGGTGAAGTGGTATTCCATCATGTGCACCATGTCACTGAAAGACCAGTCCGCATAATCGCTGTTTCCCAAGGCAAGGCTGCTTTCCCGCTCATCGTCAGTGTCTTTCATCTTCGTGAACAGCGCGTCCCCGACACGGTACGTGGAACCAACCTCGCAGTTTTTGAGAATGTCCCTTACAGCGCCATATTTGTCATCCTTGGAGCCTTTCCCGGAGAGCGCCTTTGACAGTTTATCCTGCATTCGCTTTGTCCGCTGCGCCGAGGCACCCCCGGTTCCTGTTCCAGCCCCGGAGCTCTTTGCTTTTGAAAATGTCTTTCCTTTGAGCTTTCCTCCGCCCTGAGCTTTCCCGTTTTCATTCAACAGTACATGTGTGCCACTTATGGTTACCCAATCATCATCCTTTCTGCTACCTTTATTATTAAACATTATCGGAAGGAAGCCGGCTTCGAGCATCATTCGATCTCCGAGCGACAGTCTTTCCATATCAGATTTCCTCCAGTTTGACTTTGTATACATGGCATTCCAAGGACTCGTCATATTTATAATCTACGCTTCGAATACGATAACGGGCATCTTTTGTGGCTATGCATTCACCTTCGGGGTTTATTCCGCTAAGGTCTGTTGCGTATTTGTGATTATCGCATTCATATATAACCGAGTAATTGTTTCCGCTTTCCAGCTCAAGGTCAACCGCTCCTAAAGAATAACTCCTTGCTGTTCCTTCGTTGGAAGACCAACTCGAAATATGTCCCATTGTTATTTCGTTGCCGGGTTTGAGATTCGAAATCAGGTCCTCGACAACCTTTTTTTGTCCCGGAATCGAGTCGTTAAATGACATGCCCCTGTAAATAGTGCCGGGGTATTTATTTGACAGTTCAATGAATTTTTCGAGTCTATCTGCTTCTTTTGCGTACTCCTCATATCGTCCACTCAAGCCCATATCAGGTATGTCTGCGTAAGCATCAGGATCTTGTGTGGCAAGTATCATCTGACACTCACCCCCTGTTCCATAATGTAATACGCTATTGACCATAGATTCGAACTCTTCGGAGTTGAGCGTTGCTTTTCCTTCATTGCGGAATTGATTTTTTATTAAATCCTCATATCTGCTTTGCGCTACGTCTGGACTAACATCCCCATATTCAAAAGATGTTTTCCCGGTATACTCCGCTAATTCAGCGCCCTTATCAGTCAGTTCTTCTGCGGATAATATTTCCCCGCTGCCAAGGCTTAGATAATCTCCATCTTCTTGTTTTTCATAAACATTGCCATTATTATCGAACACGACGCTCCCAGAATTAGCGTGCTCAAGTTTTGGTTTTATGCTTATAGCCTTATTAGAGGATGGTCTTTCCTTTGGCTCTCTAACTTCGTGAGAATCTTCAGGCCCTCCGACGGGGTCTTTGAACACCGGTGCTTTTTCCGGGTCAAAGAAATCCTGTCCATTGACGACCGAGTTCTCATTCACTGTTGTCTTCTGGCCGGGCTTCCACTCGTACTCATACTCATTATCGCCAGTCTTTGTGTATGTGTAATAACCGCTTTTCACAGATGCTCCAACCGGCATATCCTTCAGCGCTTTTCTGAATGCACTCGCCACTTCAACGTAATCAGGTTTCCCGTACGCATCCTTTACACGCTTTGTGAGGGAATCGGCGGTACCATTGGTTTTCTTCTTTGCCCCGCTGAAATCTTTTCCTTCTGCCCAGCCCCCAGCGCCTCCTATAGCCTTTCCAGACTTATCAAGTGGTATATGGTTGCCGTTCTTCAGTGTAATCCAACTGTCGGGCTCAGCATCCCCTCTGACGCCAGACAAGACCATTCGTTCGTCGAAGTGCCCGTTGTAGACAAGATACTCTTCTTCAGAATCTTTTTTACCGGTGAGGTTTGTATCACCAACTCGGCGGAGCTTTATAGTGCAGACGTATCTTTCGCAATATCTGTTGCCCCACTGGTCTTCCTTAACGCCTCTTTTCTGTATAGCAGGTGTGATGTCTGAGTCCCTGAAAACAGGGTATGGATGAGTTTCCGTATCAACCGATACAACCTCGAAGTTTCCAGATGTCAAATACTCTGACTGTTTATACCGTGACAGCTCCGCTACGTTTACGGCCTTTGCCCCGGGTTCCAGTTCATAGTGGATGACATCACCCATTTTCCCCCGGGAGATTTCTGTTTCAACATCCTTGCTGTCGGTGAAGGAAGTCGGGGCTGTTATGGAAATAACATCACCCGGCTTTGGTGGAACATATGGTTCTTGTTCCCCGGTCTTTGCGATGCTCCTATCCTGAGCAGCGCGGAACAGCGGCTTCTCAACCGGGTCTGCGGCATTGATGACACCCGTGAGGTGCGCCATGCCCCCCGCAAGTGATGCCTGACTGCCTGTCAGGTCCTGTCCTTTCCACAGATCCCGTATTTTGTAGATGGTATCGTTTGCGTACATTCCTACTGTCTGAGCATCGACATCTTTCAGTCCGGTCTCCGTTGCCGCTTCGAGTGCTTTCCTTTGGTCGACATATCCACCTTCTGTATAAAGGACTATGGAATCGACCAGCTCCTTGAACTCAGGGTCTTTCTTTGCTCGCTTGACAAGGTCTTTACGAGCCTTTCCGTTGAGGTCAGCAGCCCAGTCCCCATACGTGCTGTTGTCGTGCATGGAGATGTCTTCAAGCTGTTCTGCCTCATCCGTGCTCTCCACGAGCTTTGGCCCGTAATTGGAAGAGTTATCTGTATAGCCGCCTATGAAATCAGCCGCACTCGAATTTTCGATCGTCCTTCTGATTCCCGGTTTGGTCATTGTCCATTTTCCGTCATCTGTCTTCTCATACAGTTCGGTGCCCTTAGTGATAATTGTCCCCGCCGGCATTTCCCCACAGAGGCGTTCCCCCTCCGCACGGAGTTCTTTTGCTCGCTTTTCGCTTTCAATAAACGGGGTCGGGTCGTAGTCCTTCACTTTTGGATTAACACTCTTCTGGAAATCCCTCTCCTTCTGGAAAGCTTCTGTTATCCGTTCGAGCTCGTCCGAATAATGCTTCCTTTGAGCAGGAGTGAGTGACGTCTTTTTGGATACCACCCCGTGTGCAGGACGGGCTTTTGCTTTTGGAGCTGCTTTCCCAAGCGCTTTCATCTGTCCGCCGATAGGCTTCTTATCGCCATCAAGCGGTATGTGGTTACCGTTCACGGTAATCCATTCTTCTGGTTCTTCATCCATACGCTCATGTCGTTTGGAATCTTTCCTGTGTTTCGGGTCCCCGATAATGAGCACCGGCATTGTTTCGATACCGGCTTTGTATGCAGCTACAGCCCTGTGCCTTCCCTCCTGTCCCATGTCCTTGTAGTTCAGGTATGGAAGGTCGAACTTCTCGCCGTTCTTCATTTGCTCCGCGTATTTGTCCGTTGTCTTTTCGTCAACAGCCCCCATGGTGCTTTCCATTGTGCCGTTGTGGAATATCTCGTAAGCACACCGTTCAAGGTACTCCCTCGGTGACATCTCTACGATCCTGCCCTTGCCGTTCTGAAGGTACTCATCACCAAATGAATTGCTGGTCTTGTCGAGCGTGAACCCTTCATAGTCATCCTTTTTAGCTTCCTTGAACTTGTTCGGCTTATAGGCGGCAGCCTGACGCTGATGTTCCTGCTCTTTCATGGCATCGAGCTTTTCAGATGCTTCGTCATTGGCTTTTTTCTGTTTAAACCACTCCTTCTCGACTTTTGATAACTCGTCTTGGAGTTTCTTTCCTTTTTCGGTGTATATCCTCGGCCTTTTCCCTATCAGTGACTGGTACTCATCTTCCTCATCCCATTCATCTTTCGGTTTCGGTCGGCTCTCGCTTTTGACAGCTTCTTCAAGTTCTTTTCTTTTTGCCCACAGCTCATCGGCTTTTTCACTTGCTTCTTTATAAGAGGCCACTGCGTCCTTAAACGTTTCTGTATCCCTGTAGGAATGCAGTGGAAGGAAGTCCGTCGACTTTCTCTTCCCGACTTCCGGTGTAGGACGGCGTGCGACGGTCGGCTCGCTTTTCGCATTTGAGAAGTCCTTCCCGGCAAGGTCGCCGCCGTTCACCGCTTTGCCCTCTTGATTCAGGAGTATATGCGTGCCATTTACTGTTATCCACTCTTCGTCATCACCAAGGCCGAAATCATCAATAAGTTCATCAACAGGTTCGTCTCCAAAGGATGCATCGTGCCTATATTTTCTGCGGATCATCCTAAATTTTCTGAGCTTGTCCCCAAGGCTTTCCACCGGACCAGAGCTTTCATCGGAATCATGTTGCATATCGTCTGACTGCACATCGTTTGTCCAGACCGAGCCAATCACTTTTCCGTCTTTTACAGCCAACATCTGTCCGTCTTTTCCCGGGCGGAAGGTGATGTGCTTGTCATCTTCATCATCTTTCCGATTTCGCTTATCTTTAATGATGAGCTTCGTTCGGTTCAGGATGATTGTGTAAAAGAGCCCCTTTCCGTGGGGTACGTTGACCGCATCGTATCCCAACGACGCTGCATAAGCGTTGATGTCTTTGAATCTTTTACGCAACTCAATGCCTTTTTTGAACTTCTCCTTTTCTAATTCCCTGAATCTTTTCTCAGCTGCCTTATGAGGCTTATCCAATGCAAGAGCAGTATCCGGGTCAAACATGCTGAGCCTTCTTTTCTTTTCCTCGTAAAATTTTTTATACCGCCCGTTGTATTCTTCTATCTGTTTTTCGTCTTTCCAATTTACCTTAAATTGTTCTTTGTAAAAGGCTTCTTCTAAAGGCTTTGCCCAATCAAGATACTCTTTTCCTCTTTTGCCCAGTCCTTTTATTTTTTTATCAATATCTTCCTGAGCCCTATTCTCTAAGGCTTTTATTTCCTCAAGGTCATTGTAGTGATTAAAGCCATCTTCCCAATCTTCTGCAATTTTTCTGTAATCTGCTATCTTGGCCCCCGGGGCAAGCGTCATCGTTTCCGTATAGCTATGTTGGCCATACTTTCGATATTTCGCAACCTCTTCTTCCGCAGCCTCTGTTATAGTCCCCGAGGCATCGGATACGGTATACATACCCCTTCCAAATGCTGACTTTCCATAAGTACACTCCACATACCATTCCCCGCTGTAAAGTGCTTCCCGGTATGCATCCAGAACCTCAGGCGACTCTGATGAATATGTCCTCTGAGCGACAAAACCGCTTGCTTTGACAGCTTCATCAAACTCATCATCCGAAACGACTTTAGGCACCCCATCAAATCCCTGTTCGTGTATGACAGACGTTATGGTTCCTTCACCGCTGTAAGATTCAGAAATATCTTTTCCATTAACGATCTTGTGCTTTGCCGTCCCCTTAGGGCTGCTGTTATTCCTCGCACTTTTCTCCCCCTCGTTCATCACGGCAAGGACATGTGGATTCCCTTTGTCAGCGACGCCTTCTTCATTGATATGCACCTTATGCTTGTTTTCCGTGGTAATCCAGCGTCCTTCCTCATCGTCTTTTCCGTCTTTCCTCCGCCCTTTGTATTCCAACCACATTGCCTCGACCATGTCGATGTCATCACAGTCCCTTGGCTTTTCCCCCTCGCTGTTCTTCCATTGGGCAAATGCCACCTCTGAATCGTCGTCTTCAAACTTATCGAGGTTTTCTTCGAGCCATTCATCGTAAGCGTTGTCCATGTGTGTAGAATCGTTCTCGATATTTCCAGCACGGTAGGCGAACACAAATGCCATTACCGCCTTATTGAAATCCAGCGTGGTCATCCGCGCCTCCTTCTGTGCAAAAAAAAGAACAGTCATTGCTGTCCCATAGTTCATCGTCTATGTTCTTTGAGTTCTTCCTTCAGATTGCAACCTTCCGAAGATTGCAGCAGTCATCAGGATTCGGGTTGACGTTTTGTTTCCAATATTCGTATGCTTCTGTCTCGTCATCACATACCGTCAGCTCGTTGAAACCCGTTATCTTTGATAGCCAGTATTTCTTCCTGTCGAGCGACATGTGCCAGTATCCGTTCTGCTTCACCGTGTATTCCGAGTAGTCTATTGGGAATGTCTTTCGGATAAAGGCATTTGACCTGAGGAACTCCACAAGTATCTTGTCACATTTGATGCTGTTCAGAACATCAAAATCTACATACTCAGGTATGAATGGAGAAAGCCTTACGGCCACGTCCAGACCATTCATCTGTAGCTTCTCGACTGCTTTGATACGCTCTGAAATTGGACTCGCTTTCTCGTATCCAAGCGCCACGGCATCATCTGTTGCCGTAATGGTCACCTGTATATGGGCAAGTTCCGGGTCATAGACACCGATGTACCGGTCATCCGCAACCATGGCGGATTTCGTCACGATCAGGTACCCGATACGGCGCTTGTTCAGTTCCCTGACCACCTGATATGTGATGGCCAGTTTGCGTTCCATCGGCTGAAAACAGTCTGTCATTCCGCCGAGCCTCAATATCGTCCCCGGTTCCACTTTATCCAATTTACGCCGTATCTTGCCTATATCAGCAACAGACGGGTCCTCGGGACGCCACAGCCCGCGAAACTCCAGCAGCGACCTTGCATAGCAGTATTTGCAGTCATGTGCGCAGCCACACCCGTAGCTATCAAGTCTTGTCGGGTAGTGGCACTTGTTGCCCTCGTTGCCCCCGACAGTTTTGAAAAAGCTCTTGTATTCTGTCATCCTTCCCCTACGCTCTTTTGGGCAATAAAAAAGCAGGGTGTATACCCTGCTTAAAAAACACTATATATTCTTTTTATCTGCCCCTCTAAGCCGCCCCCGGCTTAGTATGAATTATTTATCCGTGCTGTTCTCAGTATTGGTTCTACCGTCCGTTTCGTTCGTATCGACCACATCATCATTCGTCCAGATATGCCCTATCACTTTACCATCCTTGACAGCCTCTATGCTGCCGTCTTTACCGGGTCGGAAGGTTATTCCCCCCTTTTGCGTTTTTTCGTTCATCAATCCTCTTTCAGGAACTCCTCTGCCTGTTCCCCGGTTACACCGGCCTCGACCATGTAAGCCTTGGCCCCCTCTTCATCTGTTACTTTGGCGGGTTCGTATCCGTAGAAGTAATCACAACAAAGCTCCCATGCCTCGACCCATTTGTGCGGGTTCCAGATATATCCGGTAAAAATACCTTTTTTAGGGTCGCGCACACGTTTCATGAGGATAATGTTACCGCAGTTATCCGCCAGATAGTAGGTCACTTCTCTCATTTTATCCCCCCTTTCATTCATTTTTCCACGACTTCAAGGCGGGATCGTTCATCCCTTTTGGCTTCTTCATTTTTGCAGTTCTTTCAGCCATTTGTGGGTCGAGCGTATCCCTGACATAAGCGCTGGCTTTTGGCTGCCTTGCAACTTCATATTGCACATGGTTAAGCTCCTTGACATCCATACTCTCTTTCGAATGTATCTGGAGTTCAAACCGCTGTCCGTTCTTATCCTTTGCGATTATGTGAAATCCTTTGTATGTGGACTTCTCATCCTGCCACTTGTTGTCTACCTCGACTACGTCATATCCTTTTGCCTTCAGTGAAGACAGCGTGCCCTTTGCGACGTCTGCCATCTTGTTATGGTCACAAAGTTGTGTGTACCTGACAAGGTCCCCGAGTTGAGATACATATTCTTCGTCTGTTTTAGGTTTAAGTTCACGCGCAATATCCGCCGCTCTTTTCCTTGCGACCTTCTCTACCACAGAGGAACCCTTCTTCAGCGAAAAATCCAAGCCGTACATCTCAGTTCCACTGTCGGACGCAATGCCGATAAGGTCTTTTGTTATCCTTTGTTCTGCTTCGAAAACTCGGTCATACCTTTTCTGTGCCCCCGGCGAAAGCCCTTTTAAAACTCTGTCTTTTCTTGCCTCAGACCCGGAAGGGATTGAAGACCCGCTTTTGCTGGCGGCTACACAGCTTTCCCATGTTTCATGGCTTTCTTTCATGAGCCCGGGGAGCTTTTTCCTCATCTTAGCCACCTTTCTGTCTGTCCGTTCGAGAAGTTTAGCGTCTCCTTTCTTCATTGTTGCAATGAAACCTATTTTATTGCGGTATGTCCTGTTTTTCTTTCCGCCACCGGGCTTTGAACCGCCGGGTTCACCTGTGTCCCTGCCTTCATGTCCCCAGTTTCCGCTTCCCGGTCCGCCGTCCGCTTGTCCTTTTTGGCAGCTATCTGCCCGTACCTTCCCCCCCTTCAACTTTATTATAGCACTTGCGGCCCCCCGGTCAATTTTCCCATGCGTTTTATATGCGCCTGTGCATGTTTTTTCTCCCGTATATCCGTCTTCTCTTCGTTTTTTAAGGGAAAGGCGGATCCTTTTCAAGTCATTCTGAATTGATGGCATATCCTGTTCTCCTATAGCGGGTTTTTTGATAATACGTGTCTGAAATCAATTCCACTTTGCCTTTTTTATCTTTTGACTGTATTCAGAACTTCCTGTATCCTGCCTTAAAATAACCGCTCTCATCGTATGGTATGTAAACCCAAACGAGTCCTTCATCTCGTGGCTGATGACCTGTAGAGTGGTTCCTCTTTGCAAAAGGCTCTCGCATTCAGAGGAAAAGTATTCTTGTCCGCTTTTCCCGTCCCACAGTTTTCTGTCACCCAAGCCGTGCGCGGAAAACGGTTCACAATACATGGCCTTGGTTCCCTCAGGAGCCAGAATCTCCAGAACAACCTGACGGTCATTCCCGGAATCTCGGGATGAACCGCAGCTCATGAACGCATCATCAGTTCCGACCCTGCCGACCATGGAGATGTTCCCTTCATCGGCATGATTGCCGGCCTCCAGATACCCCTCTGGCAGCCCGAACAGTTTCTCAGCGGCTCCCAGCGATATTCCTCTCCTGAGGACACTATCCTGTCTCAATTCGGACCTGTCTATCACATCCGTGATAGCTGCTATGGTCTCGTTGCACTCCTCGTCATCGGTATTACCGCCGCGAACATTTTTGTTTATCCTCCTATACTCCGACGAGGTATATCTATACATGGAATCTTTTTCTTTTTCGCTGCATCCATTCCATATTTCCCCGGCTTCAGACCTGTATCTGGTATCGGCATCGCCTCTTTCCTCCGGGTAGAACGCTCTTTCAAACCGTTCCTGATTCAAGGCCATTGCCTTCTTATCATCGCGGGTGACCTTGTAATTCGGACTGAGCTTGTTCGGGATGATGAGCCGGCATTCATCCCCAATAGCGAAATCCCTTCTATCCCCGGTCGTTTTGCACTCAAAGTTGTGCCCGCTCCTCTGGTATCGGTTTCCGTCTTTGTCGACAATGATAATGTCTTCGAAGTCGTAGACATCCTTTATGTCCTGACTCGTAAGCGCGTGGCTCCTCGCAGATTCTTTTCTCCATTTGCTGAACGAGGTATAGCCGCCGAACCTGTTCTTTTGTCGGTTATGTGTGCCGCCGCCTTCCGCCGATCCGCCGATCTTGCCGGGTCTCCCCTCGTGCCCCCAGTTGCCAGAACCCGGGCCGCCGTCCATCCTCTGTCTGAGTCGATAGCGTATCTGTATGGATTTCAGTTTTATCGCCTGTATCCGTTCCATAGTCATCTCCTGTAACAGGTTAGACGGCATCAAAAAAGGACAGCCATGTGCTGTCAATTACCTTACCATCCCACCGCATATATGGGACAGACAGGTCTGGATAAAGCTCCTTATAAAAAAGCATCCATCCATAGCCATTGTGGCTGCGCTCGAACCTTCCCTTTTCTTCAGCAGTGGCGTCCGATGGCAACCTGTCTGCCTTTGTATCATAATGCGGTATATACATATCCTTCTCCGATCATTCAGAGCACAACGTCATCGTCTGGCGGGTCAATAAAATAGTCCCATGGCCGCTTTTCCTCAACGCACTGCTTGTAAAATGCTTCTGTCTTTTCATTCGCGCCGTTCCTGAACCACGGGTTCATGTTGTCCATGCCGAACATCTCGATATAATCTGCCGTGTACGGAAACCCCCGCTTGCGCATCATATCAGCCATATAGTTATCCATTCGTTTTACCTCTTCTTAAAGGCTTCTTTGTAGGTCGCCTCTGCCGCAGCATATCTGTTCGGCGTAATGACTTTCAGGAGTTTTAGAGCAGTATCGTAGCGCATCGCTTTAAGTTCACAGAAATTCGCCCAGTATTCATCGCTCGTTGCAGATGTCTTTCTGCCCTGAAGGTACGAGCCTGTCCAATACTGCCTGTCATGACCGCCAGAGTATATGCTTGCCCCGCATACGTCATATGTCATTGCGCTTACTGCATCGCTGACACATTCAAATCCCGGTATATCGGAATACTTATATGCCCAGTCGATGAACTGTCGGACGGACGCCTGTTCTTCTTTCTCGTTGGCGAACCATCCCTTCCCGTTAGTATTAAATCCGACGATTTTTGCCATCGTCTCGAAGTCTTCTCTTCCCTTTTCTTTAAGCGGATGCGCAAGCCAGTCAAGGTTTTCCGCCGCAGACGTCACCCTGTATTTCTCTCCGTTTTCTTTTACGTACTCTATGTCTACGGCCCCTCTGTCAAGCGCATGGCTCATCTCGTGGAAGAAGGTGCCCGCTGACGACCCCTCGCGGAGATATACACGGCCATCTGACGGTTTGAAATATGAGATGTCCCATCCTTCCTCAGACGGTCTTACGCCATGTTCCCTGAAGGTTTTTTCGTATATACCCTGAATATCCGGTGGCATTTTATCGAACACGTCCCTGACCTTGCTTATTTCGATAGGATCCATGCCGTTCAATCCGCAGTTTATATCGAAGTAGTCACCTTCCACTTTCAGCCCGGATGGATTCTTCACGATGTTTCCGTCCCTGTCTGTCCATACGCCATCTCCGTGGCATTGGAGCTGTCTTCCATCCTTATCGACCGCTACGGTGCCTTCACCGGCTTTCTTCAGGTCTTCCCTCTGAAGCTGTACCTCAGCCATTTGAGCCAATGAGTTGTCACCGGCCCACGGGGATTCCTGATTGCGGAAATTCCGTGCCTCATAGCTCTGTCTGTCTTTTTCTTTCTCAGTTTCCGATAATGCGGACTTGCTGATATATGCGCGTTCCCTCGGGTCTTCATAGAGAAAATCCCACGCGATGTCCTCAGCTTTCCATGTTCCGTTGGTGCCTTTTCCACCCCATCTTCCATCTTCATCTTTTGTATAGGTGTACTTATCATCCCCCGCAAGATTTGCCGGGACAGTGACTACGGAGCCGGGTTCAAGTGTGTCAAGCAGCTTCCCAATCTTCTTAATGTCATCTTCAACCGTATCCTGCGTGCTCTTATCCGCTATATCAGAGATTTCCCTGTTAATCTTAGTCTTTGACGGTTGGAAGAGTATTTTATTTGAGCCGGGAGCATTGGTCTGCTTTGCGCTTTCCTCGCTCTCGGCTTTTGAAAAAGACATTCCTTTGAGCTTGCCGCCGTTTTTAGCGGTTCCATCATCATCAACAAGTACGTGTGTTCCGTTGACAGTAATCCACTTTTCATCATCTGCGTGGATGTTCTTTCCAGTAACTGCCTGTATCAGCTTCTGGATGCCGTTTTCAAACGGCCTGAACAGGCGGCCCGAGTGCTCGATCTCTTCGATGGCTGTGAACCTCGGATTGTGCATCTCGTGTTCATCGCACTTGGGTTTCCCCTCAAACCTGACACATAGGAACAGGTCAGGCCGTAGACCGTTGCTTTGCTTTTCCCCTTTCCCGAACGGGATAAGCTCCATGGGTGTGATACCAAACTCTTCCTGTGTCTCGCGTATTGCAGCCTGTCCGGGGGTCTCACCTTCTTCGATGTGTCCGCCGGGACCGCAGAGAAGGTATTGTCCATCCCCTTCACCACGAATGCCTGTCAGTATCTTGCCATCCTTGATGACATACACGCCGACTGCACCCTGCGCACCCGCATCCATACGGGAGCTTTCACGCATCCTCTCGCCATAGGCTTTGTAGCCTTCGCCCTCAAACGCCCTGTAGGTCTTGCCATTTCTGGCGGTGATCTCATGGTCGTACATTGCCGTCAGAGGGTTCTCTTCGTCCTCTCTGGACGCCGCACGGAAGTCCCTGATAGAAATATCCCCCTTGCGTGTACGGACGATCCTGGAGCCATGAGGCGGTTTCACGGGAATGTTACCGAGCCATGCGTTCCTGAGCGTATCCTCAGTATCGACCGGTTCTGTTCCATGCCATGCTTTTGTGAGCGTGTCCTCCTCATCCTCTTCTTCTTTTGGAGTGATTCCCAGCCACGCGTTCCGAAGGGTATCCCCCGGGAGCGGGTCGACGGGCTTTTTTGGCTTTTTGATAATCTTTTTATCAGAGGGCTTTTCTTCTTCAGGCCCGACACCAAGCCATGCATTGCGCAGAGTGTCCTCTGCATCTTCTGCCTTTTCTTCTGGCTTAGCTGTCGATTCCTGAGTGTTGTCTTTAGCCTTGTCTACAGGCTTCTTGAGCTCTTCCTTAGCTTCCTCTGCTTTGTCCTTTTCCTTCCCGCTCATATCAACAGGAAGTTTTGTTGCTGCCGGTGCAGCAGCCGGGGCGTTCCCGCCAATATCCGTATCCTTTTCTTTGCCGCCCTGCGCCATTTCGGGTTTAGGGCCGTCATTAGGCTGAACCTTTCCAGTAGGTGTTCCGCCCATAGCATCCGGTGCCTGTGGCGGTGCCCCTTCAGGCGGTGCTCCTTCCGGTCCACCGGGCATTGCAGGCATCCCCGGCATTCCCGGCATACCGCCGCCTTCCATACCCGGCATAGCACCTTCCGCCTGTTTCTTCATAGGGTCGTTTTCTTCCAGTTCCTCCTCGGTATATTCGTCGAGCAGAGTCTCAACATCAAACTCCTCGGAATCCGCAAGTTTCTTTCTGACCTCAGAAGGGTCGAGCGCCTGCATCTGGACGTAGACCATAGCGGTGTTGGCATTGGTGTTCGCAACCTGCGCCCTCATCTGTTCAAGGGACGCCTCTTCCTGATCGGACAGTGACCACAGCGGGTTGAACTTGACCTTGATAGGTGGGACCTCATCTATCTCACCGGTACATACGCCCGCCTGAAAGATGATGCTCAGAAGATACCTCAGGTTCTTCTTTATCATGCGGTTCTGGATGCGTTCAAGGTAGTTGTACCAGTTCTCAAGGTCTCCCATGCCCGTGGAGTTCATACCGGCGGGTGACCTTCCGAACAGGATGGTCTGTGGGATGGAAGTCAATGCAGACAGGAAGTTGCATGTCGTGTCGATGACCTCGGAAACGCCGGTAAATGAAAATTGCCTGAAGTCGTAATCCTCGCCCTCGCTGTCGATGGTGATGGAGTTTAAAAGCCCCCTTGCCATGTCGATGGTCTGTAGACGCCTGAGAACCCTGTCCTCGCCTTCCTCTGTAGCAAGTTCTGTTGCAAGGTCTTTCATCCGGTAGACCGCCTGTATGGAGCGGTCGAGCATCTTTGGAGCCGTTCCGTGTGCGACCTCAGCGTCACGTATCGCCCTGTTGAGCCTGATGTACTCCGGCATACCCCACAACTGATAGACAGAATTGCTCGTGTTCTCAGGGAGTATACCGTTCTGGAATACAAGGCATCTGGAGTCGTGCACCCGGAAGCTCCCGTACCGGCTGTAGACATCGTAGTATTCAGGCATACCCAACCGGCTCCCCCTTGTCCCGAACGGGTCGTCCGGGTCGTAGGAGAACATGCTTCCGTAGTCTGGTTGTATTAGGGAACGGTCATATATCCTGATGTCGTCGATAGATGTGATGTTCTTCCAGTCGAGAGGCTCATCAACACCCCTGCCGTCATTGATCATCATGACAGCGATGGAACCGCCAAAAAGCCTTGCCCATTTGACTGCTGTCATCATGGTCTCTTCCCAGTCCAGCTCTTCAAGTGCTTCCGTGTAGAAGTCCTCGATGTTCTGGTCCTGAAGCCCTTCCAGCTCAAAGCCGTGTTTGATGGCCTCTTCCGCCGGTGCGTCTATGATCTTGGCGAACAGTCCGTTCCCCTCGTAGAAGGAAGTGAGCTGTTCATCCGGTACCGGTGGTTCCTGTTTAAACTCATATCTTTCCGAAGCATCACGGGACGTGCCGTACTTGGTGAGCATGTTGACATAGCCGTCCATGCGGTAGGGTCTTACGACTCTGCCGGTCTGCTTCTGTATTAAGTTCGTGTAGCGCCTGAGCGAGTCGATTTTTTCCTTCCTGCTTGCCATGCTCTCTCCTTACGGCGAGTGATAATCTTTACCGTACTCCTGCCGCTTTTTTCTTAGGTAACAAAAAACAGGGCTTTTCAGCCCTGTTCCATGTCCATTTTTGTCGGTTTTTGTTGCGTGATGTTACTCTTCGTCTTCATCCTCGTCATCTTCGGGAAGGTCATCGTATATCTGCATCATCGCGTCCATCATGAGGTCAACCATCTGTTGTTTGTCAAGCGCGGTGCGGACCTTCTCTGTGACCACCATGTCGTCATGGCCGCCGAAATGCTCGTTGAGCTCTTCCAGAGTCTTATCACTAAAGAAACCTTCTGGAAGCGTCTCGGTATAATCGAGCAGTGTTTCAAACACTTCCATCTCAGCCGGCGTGAAACTCCTTGCCAGCATCGCTACCTCGTATGATAATTTTTCAACATCGGGCATTGCCTTCCTCCTTTATCAGTTTTTCGCTCTCCGCACAGTGGTCTTGCCACCACGTTTGCCAGAGCCGCCCCTTGTGACCCGGTTCGGGAATGTGTACTTGATCGTCTCATTCGTTCCCTTTACCTTCATCAGGTTGTTTTCCCTTGCCGACTTGCCGCGCTTTTTGTCCTTCAGGATATTTCTGCTTGCATTTTCGTCGATCTCATTGACGACCTGATAGCCCTTCTTGCCGGCCTTCCTGACATCAGCGGTCTTTATGTTCGTGTTGATGCTCTTCATGCGCTTCTGCGCCTTTGCGAGCAGCTTGGCGCTGCCAGACAGTTTTGCGTTCTTATACTGCTGCTTGGCAGCCTGCCTGATCTTCGGCTGTGATGTATATGTGTTCTTTACTACATTCACCATGCGGAACGCTTTCCCACCGCCTTTTTGGGAGCCACCGGGTTCCCCTGGCCTTCCGACGTGTCCCCAGTTACCACTGCCGGGGCCACCGTCCGACCGCTCTAACATAGAACTTCTGATTTTTTCGACTTTCCTATTGAGCCAATCCGCTTTCATACATCCTCCTTCCAACTTGCATTATCAACTCTGCGCTACGGTTTGGCCCATTACAGCTAACGATGTTCTTGTAAAATATGATAGCATAACCGCATGCATGGTCAATTTATTATGTTGCGCAAATAAAAAGCAGGATAGGCTTTTGCTGTCTATCCTGCGCATTTTTCTTTTCCCTTTTCGTTATCCGTATCCCGGCCCGTCTTTATGAGTCTGTATCATCCCCCTCTGTTCCGAAGGGTATCCTGTACTGTATCTCTGCCCCACAGTGGGTGCAATGGCAGAATTGATAAATGCCGTCGCCTTCATCCCCCATCTCTTCAAAGCTGAAGTCAGAATCCCATATGACTGCTTTTTCTCCACAATGGAAACATTCGTGCATTTATTCCTTCCCCCTGTATTTATCCCGTCCAATCACAGGTAAAGTCCATACCTACAAAAGGTTCTTCAGTTCAAATGTCGGCTTCGATAGTTCGTTGAAAGCATCAGATGTTGCGTCCACCATATCGTCATGTGCGCCCTGAGGAAAACTTTCAAGCTGAGTGAAATACATATCGTTCCATTCTGCCGCCAGAACATATATATTTCCGACCTGCCATTGGGCGGCAACAGGCGTTGCCCTCAGTTCTTTGCTTCCTGACACGGGAATAGCCTTAACTGGAAATCCAGACAGTATTTTTATATAGTTCTGCGCAACAATTTTCCCTGCTGCTCCCGGGTCCTGCGGTATCCGTATCTTGCATTTGAGGCCGTATTTTTTCCTGTCAGCAACAGCCGTGTTATATATCAGGCGTTCAACATCCGATGCCGGTACCCTTTTGTTAATGACGTCAAGGATTACAACGGATTTATCCTTCCTAAGACCAGCCAGAACCCCGGCTGTATAGTCAGGGTCTCCGCTCTCCTTGTCCGATGACGCGGCAAGGTCCCACGCCCTGCAATACTGCTGTATGTCGGATGGTTCATCAAGCACAAGCTCAATCTGTGTTCTTTTAAAATACGTACCGGCTGTGGACTTGATCTTCCAGTTCCCTTTCAGCAGACGTTCACGTTCAACCTCCGGGAGCGCTTTCAGTGAAGACAGGTACTGCGGGTTGACCTTCAGCAGTTCCTTGTTGTCGTAGATACTCGACATTATGAAGGTAACTGACCGTGGTTCATCCCGTTCCTCGGGTGTCTGAAGATTGAACCTTTCCCACAGCTCTTCTTTTGTATCGGCCCAGTTGATAATACCGTCCCGTCTGACGAACCATCGGAGCTTCCCACTCCGTTCCTGTATAGGGTATCCAGTGTCCTGATCTATCCACCATTCTATGAATTTGGCGACCCATGAATCAGCGTCAGGGTTGCAGGTTGCCCTTACAAATGGCTTAACGCCGCACGTAGAGCGGTTACGGGACAACATATAGAAGAAGGTGTCCTCACCAAAATGAGTCACCTCATCGAAGCATATCTCGCATAACTGGCTGCCCTTCCAGTCGTCAACAGCGCTATAGTTCTCTATATGTGCAAATGTTACTTTCGATATGACGTCCCCCGCCTTATCAACGAACTCCCAAGATGCCGCAACTTTTCGCATTTGAGCGTTCGGAATGAGGGAATATATCTCATGCGCCATATCCCACAAGCTGCCGGGTGAGAATATCTGCTTGAATGTTCTTCTGAAGACAACAGCATTGAACCCTCTCACGCCCTTGTACATCAGCGGGCTGAGCAATAGCCCATAGCTGTTGTGCGTGACGATGAAGTCCCTTGTCAGATACAGTCCCTGCTCGTTGTCAAGGGTGATGCACTGGCATTCCTTCTCCCCGTCCCAAAGTATCGAAGCAATCCTTCTGCCCTGTCCCTGTGGATGCTTTCTTTTATAGGTGACTTCACACCGCTTTTTCTTTCTCGGGAGGCTGAACAGTATGGAGTTGTCAGGCATCCGAACATGTACGATATAGGCTCTTCTGCACTTCTTCTTTGTGCCGTCCTTGCGTGTATAGGAAGGTATCTTGCTCGTTATCTTGGCCCTGCCGCCCAGTGAACGGATTATCCACTGCACGTCATTTGCCAGCCGCTTCGACGTGGTTGAGAAGGAACAGTTGCCATGTTTATCAGCGTAACCATCCGTATCCATAAGCCCCTGTATCAGGTCTATGCGGTCTTGGATGGACGCGTATTTGTATTCATTCGGGATATATTTCTTGTACCCTTTGCACCTGAGCTTTTTCTCTGTGAGCCACTTCTTCTCTTCCTTGAAGTCTTTCACCCCATATTCAGGTGTACGCTCGGGATGGTTCCCACAGTAATTTGTCAGGCTGTAGCCGTCCTCCCTGATACGGTCGAACACTTCCATATCGCCTTTGGTAATGGTAATCGTATACCTGCACAGGTACCCGTCCCCTATCAGTACACCGAGCATATACGGCTTTATGGGGAGTTCTACTTCCCTGTCGAACTCTATCGGTGAGCAAAGTGGTATGAAGACGTTCTTCCTCTCTACATCTATGAGCCGCTTAATCTCCGCCGTAGTTCGTACCTTGTCGCTGTCAGGGACACGAGACACCCTTGACATCCACAGATGGTCAGCGGTGCAAACCGTTTCGGCTCCGTCCGAGAACCTTATCCTGTAGGTATCCACCACACCCTGAGGATGTATCTGGATAACCTTTGCTGTACCATTGTCGGGTGTACGGACTTCTGTCCCAATCCTAACTCTACCCATGGGAATGAACCCACGGGTAGTCAGTACCGGTTCCGAGAGCGGCATTGCTTTTCCGCCGCCCGCTGCTCCGCCGTATATGCATATATCAGCTTCCGTTCCAAGGAAGTCCCACTGCGGCCCTTTCTGCGCAGTAATCTTTATCGTCTTCTTCGCCATGCCGCGCCTTACTGTTCATCCGCGCCGATTTCAACCGTTCCATCTATATGTTCCTGCCGGTTGTTGTGCGGCAGTACGATGACTACATCCGTATCACTTTCATTGGACGCCTCAAGCTGCACTTCCTGACGGTCTGTCCATAATGCCCTCTTGCGGTTTTTGAGCCAGAAGATACATGCCGTTGCATTTGGCGAGACCTCTTGTTCCATAATCTCTATCCGTGCCGGCTTCTGTTCTCCATCCTTCCCGGCGGAGACGATAGTCTTCTTGGTCTGTACAGTATGACCGCAAGCGAGCTTGTAAAGGGATTCTTCCACGACGGAATCGGCTATGTCCCGGCCCTCATTTAGGGCGTCCGATAAATCCGGGTTTTCGCTGACCCATTTGCATAGTGTGGATTTCGCCACGCCTATCTCGTCCGCTATCTCCTTTACCGTCAGTCCCCTTCTCGCAAGGCTCCTTACCCATGGGACGTGGTACTTTGCGTTGTATCCGCTTGGTCTTCCTCTTCCTGCCTGCATTTTTCAACCTCTCTTAACGCGATTTCGGTAAGCAGTGCGATGGACGTACCAATGGATTTGACGTTTTTGGTTCTGCCGAACTTCATGAGTGCATCACAGAAATCCTGATACTGCTTGACATCTGCCACCCCCACCATATCCGCCTTGGAGTCCACCGCCTTTGCCAGTGTTTCCAGATTCTTCAGTTCTTTCGGAAGGAATGTCAGATTGATAATACGCCAGTCGAACGACAGGTGCGGAATATCGATCACCTGCGACTGTGCATTGATGGAGTTGAGCATCTCCTGTGGGAGACCGGAAGCGATGATGTCGTCCACATCATTCATCTGTTGGATGAGCTTCCCCAGTATCTCGCTGTCTGCCTTGCCCACCAGCTCGTTATGTGCGATCTGCTTGGACGTTATCTGGGACTTAGTCATTGGGTTCGTATCCACGAGTGCGTAGATAGTCTTCATCCCCGCGTCGTTTGCCGCCCTGACCCTGTGGTGCCCGGATATAATGCTGAATGTGTTACCGTCCTTGTACACGTACGGAAGGGACTCCAACGCCCCCCTGTTCTTGATGTTCGAGGTAAGAATCTTCATGCGCCTGTCGTCCATGACCTGCGCATTGATGTCCTGTTCCTTGATGGTAGAAGCATTGAGCTTCCATATCTCCATCCCGCCTTCCAGCGTCGCTACCAGCTCATTCTTCACTTCTTCTGACATTTCTTGTTGTACCTTTCTTCCGCATCCACAAAGTTAGCCAAACACTGTTCCGCCGAGTTCTCGTTCAGGTCTGCAAAGTAGGTGAGGGCGAACAGATTTTCCGCCTTCTTCTCCTTGCGCTTGATCTTCATGAGCCCTCGCAGCCCCTTCACCTCATGGTACTTCGTATACTCCACCGTGCAGATGGAATCCGCGATGGTGGCGTACATGACGAACTGAGATGGTTTCTTCCCCCTGTTCATGCCGTCCAAAATGACTTTCTTGCTCTTGACCAGTTCAACGAGAAGTCTCGCATTCCTGCAAGTGTCATTAGGCGACGGCACTGCATATGATAAAACGACCGTATTCCTGTCTGTCTCCCTGTACGGCTTTACGATCGCATTGAAGTCGAGCCCTATGAACCCGGCTATCATCCCATCCAGCAATACGCAAAGGTGGATAGATACCGCCTTGCCCCTTATACGGTGGAGCCATATCTTCCGGTAGTATTCCGCGACTTTCGGCTCTTCCACGAATATATCTATCTTTGCGTCCTTTGTTATCTTGTAGTCGGGCGGTAGTATGCTGTACTTGGATTTGACTATCTGCGCCCCGTTAGCGGTCTCTGCCTTCTTGCTGATCAGGTTCTTTACGATGTCTGGATGATTAGTATTCCAATAGACGTTTTGCGTCATAGACAGGAATCTGGCGCTTACCGGCTCCTCTGTGGCAGCCTTTCCCTTGTTCGCCTGCTGTAGGAGCATCAGGAGGGCTTCATGCCCCTCTGCCTCCTGCATGAGTTTCGGGCAGTCGACCGATCCATCCCATATCTGGTACTCGTAATCATCTCCCGCCCAGGTTATCACGCCGTCCGTATCGAAGAACTTCTCATACGCACCCTTGTATGTAGGCGGATTAGAGCAGATAAAAGTGTTCGGGCTGTCCTTTTCCTTCTCGAATGCTTCCCAGATATACAGCCTCTCGAAATGCAGCCCATGGAGCGATGCGTCCATCTTGCGGACTTTTTCAGCGATGGCATCTATGTGCTTCTGCCGGTTCTCCTCCATGTCTTCCAGAAGGTAATGGAAATATATGATGCCCTCCGCCTTCTTCAGCCTTGCGAACGCCTGCTCATACATCAGTATCCCCGCGTTCTCTGAAGCATCTTTTCCGGTCAGAGGTATCAGCTCCCCGTCCTTCCTCACTTCCAGCTCCGCCAGGTCTTTCCCCGAAAAGACATATCCCATTATGTTCGAGAACAGGGAGATGTCATAACAGTTCATCTTCTCTGGCGGATAGCCCTCCGCAGCCACGATGAGCGGCATGACGAATGCCCCGCAGTATAGCTCCACATAGCGGTCATACCCCGCTCCCCTCAGCTTTGGTGCAAGCTCTTTGATATACTTCCTGTCCAACGTGTCGTAAGTGTTCAGGAACAGGATGTTCGGACTGTTGAACCCTGCCATTCCGTACTCCTTCTGTTTTCGGAAAATGAAAAAGGAGGCTTGCCGCCTCCTCGTTTGAGACCGCCACCGAGGATTCGAACCTCGCCCTTTCCCTTAGATAGGAACGTTCTATCCAATATACTAATGGCGGATATATGAGCCGACGTGGTTTTTATGCACGCCGGCTGTTTTGCAGTTTTAGTTAAGGAAGTTCTCGATAGACATTTGTCCCTCAATCTCCTGTGGTACTTCCTTGGCCTTCGGCTTTTTCCTCTTGACTGGTGACGGGTCTGGAAGTTCGGTCACTTCCAAGCCGAGCCTGTCTTTCAGCCACTTTGCCAGCATCGTCCTGTGACAGACCTGGGATTCATCCCTTACATCTTCAAAGCAGAGAAGGACGACATCCTTGCCATCCGCCCTGAGGGACATCCTTTCCAGAAGGGTTCTGACCCTTTCCGGTCCCATCCTGTCCAGATGCTGCCTGTACGCCACCTCGAAATCATCATCACTTACGATGCCCCACATCTCTCTTGTCGGGGCCAGTGATATGCAGTGTTCCGATTCGACGTATCCGAGCCTGAACCTTGGCTTTCCCCTCGATATACCGACCGTGTAGTACCGGTCGCCATCAAGTTCTTTATTGCTGTATCTGCTTGTGTAAATTGACATTTTGTTCCTCCTATCAGGTACATAAAATTTGTTTATATTTTATTGTGCCATATAGGAGTGCATGGTCAATTTATCTCTGCTGATTTTATTCATCATCCACATTATATTTTACGACAAAAATACCAATCTGTCAACGTATTTTCCAATCGGCAATCCACATTCTCACCCGCAGCAGTATCCCACATCCACTGAGCAGTCATCCGCCGGTTCCTTCTTCTCGAAGGCGTTCTCGATGATCCCCATGCGGTCCTCGCACTGCTTCCTTGCCTCTTCCTCGGTGTAATGCCATGGGCTGTAAACAAGGCAGGTGATAATGTCCTCGATGTACTCGTCGATGTCCTTGTAGTCGAGGAAGGTACATCTCTCCTCGCAGAACTTCTCAGCTTCCTCTTCCGTCATCTTCCTCATATCATTCCCCCTTATTTCCCGAGCGCCTTATCCCTGAGTTCGTAGGCCGCATCATAATCCTTTGCCGCCGGTGTCTGCTTGCAGAAATTCTTCAGGCTCGTATTCTTGACCTTTCCCGGCCCCACATACCTGTAGAAGATGATGCTCTCCTTTTTGTCCCGTTTCGGGTCCCATCCCTGCTGTTTCGCAAGGTCTTCATACTGCGGGTCCCACTTGCACCAGCTTACCGGCTCGAACCCGCACTTGACGTAGAACTTGTGGTTGCCCTCGTAGCTGTCCAGCTTCGTTCCGCCATTCTTAACGGCATGGGCCAGAAGTGTCTTTCCCGCTATAAATCCCTTTTTTCCATCCCCCTTGCCGACACATACGGCCACGATGTCACCGCTCTTGTCGACGGCGATCGTACTGCCACCGTCTGAGACATGGAGCTTTGCACCGGGATGCCACTCTTTAAGTTCCTTTTCCGACATGCCAGTCACACGCCACGCGTCCTTTGGCGGCTGCGACTTTTTCGCTGCTTCAAGCGCCTTGACGTATTTCTTCGTACCGATATTGCCGAACCTGATCTTGTCCGCGCCCTTCTCCCCACTGCTGCTGTAGAAGTCCTGCGGTGTCTTGCCGGTCTTCTCGTTCAGGGCTGCCCACGCATCTTTTGGCGTAGCCCCCTTCGGAAGGTCGATGCCGTACTTCTTGCAGAGCCCGAAAGCAAGGCGGGAACTTGCGTCTGCCCGTGTGCTCTTCAAACGTCCCCCGCTGAGCGGAATGGAAATGCTGTCATATCTGAGTCCCGTGCCCGTTTTGACAAAGCCCCGGTCTTCAAGTTCCTTTATCAGAATCATCTAAGCAGTCCTCAATACCGTCCTCATAGCTGATGCCTTGCCCCGCATCAATCTTAGAGGCGATGTTCCAGCTCAGGTCATCGAACTCCCTGTTGTCGATGACGCTCTTCTGGTCAATCTCCAGAACGTGGCGGAGCTTGGTGTTCGCCCCCTCACGCTGATTGATAATGTCCAGTGCCTTCTTCGCCATCAGGACGGCCTTCCTGAGCGTGTATGGATGGAAGTCGATCAGGTCGGTCTGGCCCTCATCACCCATCACACGGACATGGTAGCCCTCACCCAGCCTTGCGTTCTTTTCTACGTAAATCCTCATTGCAACCTCCCCTCTGTATGATGATAATGTTCCCTTGAATCATTATACAACGGTGGTATGCATGGTCAATTAAAAAGCACGGACCCGCAGGTCCGTGCCCTCACCCGTCAGCAGGTGGCTTCGGCTTTCTGTCTGCCGGTCTTAATCCGGTAGTCCCTCTGCTGAAGCATCACGCGCTCCTTGTTGCGCTTGTACCACTCGCGCTTCCTCTGGCGCTCGGCTTCCTTGTCCCTCTTTGCGTAGTCCTCTTTGTACTTGCGGCTCAGCTCCTCGGGAGTCTTGGAAGCATTCTCCCTTTTGCGCCGCTCCACGTTTTTCTTACGAGTTACCACCCGCTCCGGGAAGAGCAGGTCTTCCACGAGGTCTTCCAGCAGGAAGTCCTCATAAGTGAGTTCGGAAGCGTCGACCTCTTCGTCGAATCTGCGAAGCTCTTCCAGTTCCTCAGCCGTAAAGGTTGTGAATCTTGCCATTCTGCACCTCCTGCAATCAATCAAAAAGAAGTGTTTCCCTGTATTATTATTATACCAAATACACGTTCGAATTGCAAGTAAAAGTATTCATAAGCGCATATTTATAACGGCTTTGATTCACAGCATTTATGCTCTTCCGAATATATATCTGCATCGGATATGTCATCTTTACCAGAACATGTTTCAGGACCTCATTCCCTTTCATTTTCCGACAGCTTACCTTATACCACTTTCAAAAATGGACATGCAAGGAACCAAAAGGAACTTATAGGAAAACATCACCCCCGTCCAAAGATTTTCTGCCATCTCTCCGCACCGAAAAGAGATTCGATTCGGTCAAACATGGCCGCCCTCGTTACCGGGTCTGTAGGTATCTCGTATTCCTCTTCCAGCTCCTGCTTTGTTTCCTGCGGCCTGAATACCAGAGCTTTCACCGAGTCTTCGCCGCAGAGCAGATACATGTCGTACCATCCATCCGGGTCATACTCCCCGCTGTAGTCGAAAAATGGAAGTGCCCCGTTGGCCTTCATGACCTTGTCGGCCTCTCCCTCCAGAAAGCATGTCTCGTCGATCGCTACATAGAGCTCACCGTCCCTTGCAACAGCATCGTCCATGTCATACCAGCCCGCAATGAAAATGTTGTCCTCTACCTCCGTCTTATCCAGTCTCATCTTTTTACCTCCTTCTAAAACGCCCTCTACGCTCTTTTTACTTACCGATAGGTATATATGTATGGGTATGGGTGCTGAAAACGTCTTAGCGGGCAAATAGGGGCCCGAAGGCCCCTTGCCATCACCCCCTTATTCAGGCACACTCACATCTGGTCAGCTCGGTCTGCTTCGTCCCCCTGTACTCGTTGTGAGCCTTCACCGTTCCCTTAATCTTCTTCACGTCCTCAGCAATGTCCTTCGCGGTCTTCCAAGTGAAGACATTACCGGCCTCATCCGTAATCCTGTAGATGCAGGTGTAACCCCACTGGGTCTCCCAACCGGTCACGCAGATCACCTCGACCGGCTTCAGTTCGATGCGCTTGCCGACCTCACCGACCCATTCGGACTTCTTTGCGTTCTCCTCTCTGCGGCGGCGCTCCGCCTCGCGTTCCAGCTCCCTGTTGAAGGTAGGGAACAGGCTTGCAAGGATGCCCAGATTCTTCCATGTCACGTACTCAAGCGCACAGGCGACTTTCAGGTTGTGCATGTAGTTGTTGTCCTCAGGCTGAGCATCGAGCCATTCAAGGGCTTTTGCCGTCATGTCAACGGCCTCAGGGCTCTTGGCGTCGAAGCCGACCGCCTTCATCTCCCTGCTGTACTTTCTGCCGGCTTCTGCCATCATGCCCCTGTATCCACCGTGCTCCACCTCGTAGTAGGCAAGGGCACGGTCACGTGTAGGCCGGTCCTCTCTGTTCGCGGTCTTCACATATCCGAAGTGGCGGATGGTCTCCCACGCGTATCTGAGATACTCTTCCGTGCCGTAGTACCTTTCGATGCTGCACCCGGGCATCGGAGCCTCGCCAACGATAAGCTCGTCGAAGGCGGACATGTACTGCGCGATGCCCTCGGCGCTCATGCCGTGGGTGAAGTCGCACAGGCAGTTGCGTCCGACCTGCTTGAACTCGCCGGTCTCCTCGTTGTGGATAATGAACGTGTACTTCAGGTTCCTGTTGCCGCAGTGCTCGCAGTAGGGAGCCCCGGTGTAGTAGCGTTCGGGCACTTCCACCTCGGTCGCCTTGTTGAGGATGTTGCCCTTCTCCGTGTGCTCGACAGAGGCAACGAACTGCCATCCGTTCACGCGGGCAATGCCCTCAGCTTCCACAAGGACGAAGCGGGCCGTGTAGTTCCGACCGTCCTCATCCGTAAGCTCGCGGAACTCCTCACCGACCTCGTTGAAGGTGAAGGAGCACCCGTACTTTTTGCACTTGTTCTGGATACGGGTCATCTTCTTGGTGAGCCGTTCCATGTTTCCCTCAAAGATCGCGTACCTCATTGCGCCCCCTTTCCAGATGTGTGTGTAGGTGTCCCTGTAATTATATTGTATCAAACAGAGCGGCTATATCAATGTATTACTGCATAGTTTAACAATTATTTCATATTATACATATGCTTATTTGAATCTTTCCAGAGAGATTCAACCAATCAGGTACGCCCGTTTCCCTGTCCATCACTTCCAGTTCCAGTCCACAACTTGTTTCCCAGTGTCGATGTTAAAGACCGTGAAGTCCTTCTCATAGTCGCCGGTTCCGATGGAGTCACGGATGGTCTCATCAAACATGCCCTCGATAGGAGAAGTATCCCCTTCCAGCAGCATCTCGTAATCACTTCTGCTGATGGTCATGGAGTAGCTCCTGCGGGCCGTGACCTCACAGGTGACCTCGACCTCATATTGCTCAGGCACCTCGTCCAACGGGCCCGGGTCGGTCTCACTTACCGCCCATCTGAACTCATAGCCGCCGTCAGGCGGACTGGTGTATATCTTCCTTACCCACCGTTCGGCGTCCTGCTTGTTTCCGAACTCCTCTATGGATGTGGCGGACGCTATCAGCTTATCGCCCTCGTAGAGGCGTATCCAAACCTTGTACATGCGCTATCCCCTTTCGCCGGTTTCCTGCCGGCATCAATTATTCCCGTCTGGTATCTCCTATGTATATTTTCACACATGTGTGTGCATGGTCAATTTCATACGTCGCCAACGGTCTTATTGATAATACTCATAGACCATCACGTCTGTCGTTCTCCACTTCTCAAATGAGAGGCCGAGTCCCTGCTCCTCAACGCACCGCTGTATCAGGTCTTTATCCCTGTAGGTAAGCTCCAATGTTTCGATGTCCCTGACCTCACCGTCCTCGTCTTTGCTGCACCAGAGCCAGTGGTCGATCAGCATCGCCGCCCTGCGCCCTATCTCATAGCCAAACAGCGTGTTCAGGTAGGCATGACGGTCGATGTCCCAGATGCAGTCATCTCCCGATTCCATTATGTCCCTGATGTAGAACTCCATGGCCGGCGTTCCTATGTCCCCGTAATCAAAGATGCCATTGTACACAAGCATCTCAACAGCCTTCTCCCTTGCCATCATCATGTGCGTCCCCTTTCGTGAGTGATAATGTCGAACACCCGGGCAAGTCTTACGTGTCCCGCCCGGGTCAATCATTCTGTGTACGGCGGCAGGTCCGTCAGAAGCTCCGCCGCCCGCTCGGCTCAAACGTCGGGATGCCAGACCATTTGAACTCGACCATCTCGAATTTCTGCACCTTGAACTGGTCGGTTCTTTTGCCCCGGTACACCCTAATGTATCCGCCGTCATTGGTCGGGATACGGATGTTGTCATACCCGGAATCCGCCGAAACGTCCTCAAACCGGATGTCGTTTTCCTTCAGCATCTTAACGACATCGCCCTTCTTCCTGAGGCCATCCACAAGACCGGCCACATACCCAGTGGTAAGGTTCATCGCATACCCCCTGTACAAACAACTGGCAACCACGTTGTCCCTATCCAAGCTCCTTGGTATCTTTCAGCCTCTTGTAAAAGCGGTTCCCATCTTCCGCGCTCAGGAAATTCCGCCGGTAATAGACGTCAACATAGCAAGTGGAAGCCCATCGAATGTCCAGTCCCTTTGAAGGTTTTCCATACCTCGTCTTTCCGAGCACCACATACATACCGGAATCATTCTTGCAGAAATAGGCGTGCATGGGTTGCCCTTTGTAGCGAACCCAGTAGAGAATGAACCACTTGCTCGTCCGCTCCGATTCAATAACTTCTTTGAGCAGCTTGTACTCCTTTATCGTGTACTTCCTTTCCACAAGTCGCTCCTTTGCCGGCCTTTGGCCCGACCGGCGGGGCATGTCCCGAACAACCGTCAGTCGCAGGTGCTCCCACGAACGTACTCGACGAAGTAGGTGCCGCCCTCCTCGAACGGCCCGTAGAAGCCGTAGTACCCGTATCCGCAAAGGATGCAGATGTCCAGATACTTCTCGAAGGCTTCTTTCCTCTTCACCGGTTCGAGAGCCTTGAGCTCGTCGTAGATCTCCTTCGTAACCGTCCTCTTAACAGTCACCATACCGCACCCCTTTCCCGCCTGTCAGGCGATTGCCTCGACCTGAGACTTTCCGAAGAAGGAAGCCTTGTAGGTCTTACCGTCTCCCTTGCTTCCATGGATCAGCTCAACCTGGAAGAGGTTCTTGGAACCGTGGCGGACCATGAAACCGGCCATCTTCCAGCCGTACCAGGTCTTAACTTCCTCGGCCACCCCCGCAGCCGCTTTCGCATCTGCGATGCGACGGGCGTTCACCGGCTCAGCTTTCGCGGAAAGCCATGCTCTGTGAAGGGCCTCGCCAAAAGAGATGCCCTTTTCCTTGCGGAAGATCAGCCAAGCGTTGCTCATCAGCTTGCTCTTGTTGAATCTCATATCAGCCCTCCTTTTTGGCTCTCCACTCGGCTCGTCCAGCACCCGCAATCCTGCCAAGCGCCGACCGGCGACTCTGGTGGGTGGTGTGTGTAATTGGTATCCCCCTGTAATTATATTGTACCATACGGGCCGCCTATATCAATGTATATTCGCATAGTTTAACAGAATATTCATAATTACATATTCGTATTCACATTCTTTTAGCTATATCGAGGGCTGTACCATCATTCTGTTCCATGTCCGTTGAGCGGCCTTCGACCGTGTTCTCGCCACAACAAAAATCCCCTGAGACGCGTTTTTAGCGTCCCCGGGGATATATAGTATGTATGTGTGTGCTGATTCGCTCTTAGCTCGCCTTTTGTACGTGCCCCGCAGGGTAAGTGATAATGGCCGACACTCTTTTGGCCGATAACCGCTTTTTCGTGCAGATAATGTCCGATTACCGGAACCAGTTTTACCATCGCCTTGTGGCGTGTATAATTACGAGGTAACCGATGGCTGACTCAGGAGGACGGACCGTGTTCAGTAGGCATGATTTATCTTTGCTCACAGAGCTTACAGATGGCAGATTCAAAATCCTTTCCGCGAATTGTCATGACGTCACATTACAGAGCTTCACCACGGGTCATGAGTGGGTCATCATGACCGATTACGGCAACAGCCGCTGTAGGTTGAGGCACCGGCATTCCCGCAACGTCCCGTTCCACGAGCAGCGTGGCCGGTATGATTCCATGAACGGTGCCTTTGCCTATATCGAAATACATGACATATGGTTCGCGGCAAAAGAAAAGGCAAGGCGTAATGCCCTGCCTTTCCGCAGCGTTGTTATGCGATGACCATTGTCGGTTCGGAGCCGTCCATGACGATCCTGAGCACCCGGCCATCAACGTTCTTCATGTACATCTCTGGTGAGGCGAACATCTTCATGTACTTGTCCTTGAGCTCAGCAGGGAGACTGCAAAAGTCAGAGCCCCCGACGCCGCAAATGATAAAGGTTCCGAACAGGACATCGTAAATCTTGCCATCCATCTTCAGTGCCCTGTTCGGCATCTGGCGGAATTTGCCCTCATCATCACAGATGACCGCTACCGGGTCTTCGAACGGATAGACCGCCTGAATACAGTCGCATCCGATCGTCTTGTAGTACCCGTCCAGTGAGGCGTCGACCTTCATGAACCTCGGCTTTTCCATAGGCCGAACAACAATAGCATCAATCTTCTTCCCCATCTTATTCCCCCTTCTTTTTGTCACCTGTTCTTTTCAACGATCATGACCTCGACGCCAAAATCTGTATATGCCGCAAAAATAGTCTCGACCAACGATTTCTTTTCTTCCGTGCTGAGCTTCGTGTTCCGCATGACCTTTCGGCATGTTTCATCCACTTCGTGTTCGATGATTTTGTCGAAATTTTCCTGAGGCTCAGCCTCATGGAGCATTATGAACACGTCATAATCACCGCCGGTCGTCCAAAGGTTCATGTAATTGCCGCAGGAACACATCGCGTGGTTCTCTTCATCTTCCACAGGTATACTGTCAGTTTGGCCGGCAGCCCCTGACCCCTTCTCCCCGTATTTGGCGACCGCCCTTGCGACGTCCATGTAATCCCCATAGACACAATGGTTGTCGTCATGGAAGAAAGCAGAATATTTATTGTGCCCATAGCGGTAAACATCCACCAGATTCCCATCCCCATAAGAGATGCTTACTTCTTTTTCTTTTTCCTTTTCCATGTCCATTCCCCCCTGAATCCTTCTGTGTCATGCACCCTTCTCCGCTTCTTGTATCAATGCCCTTGACCTGACGATGTTCCCTTGTACCGCCCCATAGAGCCAGCCGTTTGCATAGTCGGCATTCTCGCAGGACTGGATAAAACTGTCACTCCCGGGCGGATAGTAGATCAACAGCCCGCCAGATCTGCATGGGTTTTTGATAATGTCCACTTCCCCGAAATTTGCCTTGAAAGCATTGTAGTTACATCGGAGCTTCTTCTGCTGAAGTTCCGAAAGCCCTTCAATCCCCATATATCACCTCTCAGTCCTTCATCACGGAAAGCACGAGCCATCCATACCCAGCATCTTCCGCACTACCGCATAAGGCTCACGCACGACCACCTGTTCATATGCGCCCTTTACAATAAGGCATGTTCCCTTCACCTCAGGTTCTCTGAACTCATCGTGATAATACTGTTCGACGTATTCGTAGAACATGGTGACAGCATCCTTACGGATAGATACCGGCCTTTCATCGGCCAAAAAGTGCAAAACCACCCATTCGTTCATCCGTTCCACCCCCACTCTGTTCTCTGAATCAGTATCCGTAGTGCAGGACGACCAGGTCATCCCACTGTTCAGGGGAAAAACCTTTCAGCATCTGGATACACGGTGCGAAGCGTCTGTAGTCCTCATTCGCAGCCGCTTTTTCGAGGATGCCGACTGCATCGGCAATCGGAATTTCCGCAAGCGGTTCCCCATAGTTGTCCTCAAGCACCCGCTCCCCGCCACCGCCGTCAAGATAGAAGTAGGCGTTTGTGGCAGGATACGCCTTCATTGCAGCCGCGACATCGGGCACCACGCAGAGGTTGAAGGTCGCGATGACCTCTCCCCATACCTTGTTTTCGCCAAGGGATTTTCCGATTCCCCAGTCATGTTTATTCACGACGTAGAGTCTGCTTTCGTATCCCATATCTCACCCCCTTGCGTGCGAATCCCTTTTCACTTGTACTTATCGATCTCGTCCATGTTGAAGGCGACCAGCGGGAACCGGCAGAAGCCGCTCCACGCCGCGAACTCCGTGAGCTCTCCGAGCTTGTACTCGCGGATGAAGTCGATTGCTTCAGGCAGGTTGTTCACGTCAACGAAGGACTCGTTGGGCTTCAGCCCGAGTTCCTTCGCGTCAAGGCAAACGGTCAGTTTGGCGATCGGCCCGTCCTCTGCGTTCCAAATCTGGATAGCGGGCGACTTATCCGCTACATAGCGGTCGATGGTCAGGTAGCAGTCCTTATAGGTTGCGTATCTGGTCTTGAGCTCCATAGGTACCCCCTTTCATTTTCCCGGCCTGTTGCCGGTCAGTCCTCCAGTCCTTCGTAATCGGACCGGTTGTAGTTCTTCATCCAGTCCAGAAGGACGTCCGTTGCTTCCTTGCGGCCCATTCCGAACTCCGCCTGAAGATAGGGGACTGCCCCGAACATGTTTGTTTCTCCGCTGCGGCGGAGCTTTTCAAGATAGATCCAGTGCTCATTGTTCGTCATCTTTTTTCCCTCCGGTTTCTGCGCTTGTCGTTTGGTAACCCCCTTGCATAATTATAGTAACATGCGAACATGTAGTGTCAATTTGGAGCGCCGCATCATCTCGCGTCCCCCGTCCATTCGCTCACACTGTAATGCTCCACAGTCACATCGCCCTCCAGAGCATCCATCAGATAGTCGAACCAGAGCTCCCTGCTCACCAGCCCGGTAGTCGTTCCGCCGTACACGGACTCAATCTCTACGTAGAGCATCTTATATCCCCCTTTCCTTTGTTGAACCTGCCTCAGTTGTCGTAAGCGCTGCAATGTCCCATCGCGCATTTCAGGTCCCCGATGTAGGGCTCAAACTTCTCGATGAAGCGCTTCAGCCTGCCGGTCTCCGACCGCCACATCTTTCTCTCGTCGGGCTCTCCGTACCGCATATCCGCGTTTACGTGCCCGTTCTCGTAGTAGGTGCTAAGCGTGTAGTCGGCCTCCGCGACCAGATCCCTCAGGTTCCAGTCATCAGTGTCCTCCGAGAAGCAGGTGCCGATGGTGTTGTGTTCGTAGCCAATGTTCATCATAATGCCGTTGAAACGGCGAACCGCCTGTGCCCAAATCTTATCCGTCATAAGCCCTCCTTTGAAACGGCCAATGTTCTCTTTTTGCTGTCAGGCGACCTCGAAGCCGCGCTCCCTCAGTCTTCCCAGAGCTTCCTGAAGCACCCCCGCCATGAATCTTCCATACTTGGACTCGACCGCGTATTTCTCGAAGATTTCGATCTCACGATTTGCCACCTCGACCATACTCGCCAGAGGGTCTTCACCGAACTGGTTGAAGTAGTCCTCAATCCAGTACACGTTCTCGTTCATGAACTCCGCAGTGCTGTTGAAGTGGCTGAGGAGCCATGTCCCGTAAAGCTCAGGGTGACGAAGCTCATGCTCAAGAGCTTTGAGGATTCGTTCATCGCGATCGCTTGGTGTAATGGAGCCGTTCTCCCACAATTCAACGACCTCTCTCTGGCGGTCATAGAATTTACTGTCCTTGTATCCAAAAGCCATTGAAGTCCTCCTTTCCGCTTTCCACCCGGCTCGTCCAACGCCCGCAATTTTGCCAAGCGCCGACCGGCGACTTCAGTGGTTGGTGTGTATTTAGTATCCCCTGTAATTATATTGTACCATACAGGGCCGCATGGTCAATGTATATACGCATAGTTAACAAAGTATTTATATATTCAACTATTTAATATCGCATTCAAATTCCTGTCTACGCTCACAAAACATGCGCCGGTGTAGTGTTGTATGGTATGGATTCCTGAAAACGTCTTAGAACGTCTTTTCTACGTGCCTATATCACGCTTTTATACATGTACGGGATTCTGGATATAAGCAGACATATTATCATGTTTCAGCAACATAATATTGCTATTCCTACACTGGAACGGTACAATTAAAGTACCACTTAGCAATATCGTGGCAATATCGGGAGGATTCAACGATGGGAGTTTCTTACAACAGGCTCTGGAAGCTGTTGATTGATAAAAACATGACTAAGACAGAGATGCGGAAGGCAGCAGGTATCAGCACGAACGTACTGGCAAAGATGGGCAGGAATGAGACTGTGTCTATGGACACGCTGATACGCATTTCCTCTGTACTGGGCTGCGGACTCGACGACATAGTTGAGGCCAACCAAACGAAAGGCGGTGAGTGATATGCCAAAAAAGAACGACACATTATCAGAGGCAAAAGTAAAAAAGAGTGATGAGTTTTACACACAGTACGAGGACATACAGCGCGAGATCAACGCATATTTGGAATATGACCCCGATACCTTTCGTGACAAGACAATATTGCTTCCTTGCGATGATCCTGAATGGAGCAACTTTACACGCTTCTTCGCACAGAACTTTGAGATGCTCGGATTAAAAAAACTTATCAGTACAAGTTATGCGACGGAAAGTAAAATTGCACATGAATATATTCAGCTTTCTATTTTTGATTTTCTGACAGACTTTGAAACGAGTTCCCCGCAATACAATGAAAGCATATCCCCCAAACATGGAAAAATCTTCACGCTGACAAGGCGCAACAAAAAGATTGATATAAACGATCTACAATGGAAATATCTTGACGGCGACGGCGATTTCAGAAGCGATGAAGTAACAGCGTTGCGCGATGAAGCCGACATTATTGTCACTAATCCGCCGTTTTCGCTTTTTCGTGAGTTCGTCGCATGGATTATGGCGGCAGATAAGAAATGTCTGATTATCGGGAACATAAATTGCATTACCTATAAAGAATTTTTCCCGCTAATTCAAGCCAATAGAATCTGGACAGGATGCAGATTTAACAAGCGTGTAAACGGCAGAAATATGATGTTTTCCGTTCCTGATAGTTACCCTTCAAGCGGAACAGAGATTTTCAACGAGAACGGAAAAAGATATATTAGTGTTGCCGGAACAGGATGGTTTACAAATCTTGAGCATGGACGTAGACACCAACCTTTACCGTTAATGACCATGGCAGACAATCTCAAATTTAGCAAGCACAAAGAAATCCTTGAAAGAGGATACCCACGATATGTAAACTATGACGCAATAGAAGTTAGCTACTCTGATGCAATTCCTTCTGACTATGATGGCTTAATGGGCGTGCCTATTAGTTTCTTAAATATGTACTGCCCCGAACAATTTGAAATTGTAGGGATAAGTTTAGAACTGGCAGACGATATGAAAAACTATGCCGAAAAAGGCGAATATATGGCAGGCGGCAAGCGTTTCTATTTAGCCGAAGAAAACGGAAAATATAAATATCGCCGTATGTACGATCGGATTGTGATAAGGAGAAAGCAATGAATACGGAATTAAACATTGACTTGACCGTTGAAAAAGTATGCGAGGGTTTCGTCTATAACGAATATGAGGGAAAAGGGCTTTTCGGGCTTGCTGGAAAGCTAACCATCCAGCCCGAGTACCAGCGAAATTATATTTATGCAGATGGCAAGAAGGACGTCGCAGTCATCCAGTCTATCCTAAAAGGGTACCCCATCGGCCTGATCTACTTTACAAAAGTGTCCGACGACAAGTTCGAAATATTAGACGGCCAGCAACGCATTACAAGCATCGGTCGTTTCCTTACGGACAAGTTCCCAATCGTTGACAATAATGGTGTCCAACAGTATTTTAGTGGCCTTGCGGACGACCTCCAGCGCAAGATACTTGATACAAAGTTGACCATTTACGAGTGCAGTGGAACAGAGAGTGAGATCAAAGAATGGTTTAAGACCATCAATATAGCCGGTGTTCCCCTGAATGACCAGGAATTGTTGAACGCCATCTATTCCGGGCCGTTCGTAACACTCGCAAAGTCGGAGTTCTCTAACAGCCAAAACGCCAATATTCAGAAATGGTCCGCATATATCAGCGGAGACGTAAAGAGGCAGGATTATCTCCGTACAGCCCTCATGTGGGTAAGCAAAGGAAACATAGACGACTACATGAGCCGCCATAGGTACGATACAAACATTACCGAGCTCAAAACATATTTCAACAGCGTAATCGACTGGGTATCCAGCATCTTCATTGATGTGGAATCCGAAATGCGCGGGCTGAACTGGGGAGACCTGTATGAACGTTTCCACACCAACGCTTATAACCCGGTCGATATACATAACAAGCTCAGGTCTCTTTACGCTGACTATTTCGTGAAGAATCGAAAAGGTGTTTTCGAGTACCTGCTCGGCGGATGTGTTGATACGAGGCTTCTCGATGTCCGTATTTTTGACGAAGTTACAAAGAGGACGGTATATGAGAAGCAGACCACCGACGCAAAGATGAGAGGCGTCTCAAACTGCCCGCTTTGTGCACTCGGGAGTGATAATAACAGCAAACGCATCTACAAACTAAAAGAAATGGACGCCGACCACGTTACCGCATGGAGCAACGGCGGTACCACAGATATAAGCAACTGCACTATGCTATGTGCCACACACAACCGTGCAAAAGGCAATAAATAAAAGCATAAAAAGGCGGAAGCCCCATGATAGGGATTTCCGCCTTTTTACCTTAGATTCCGTTTTTATTTTCCCCTGTACTCCCTTTTTACTGCATGAAGGGTAGTGTGGTAAGGGTAAGACCACTGAAAACGTCTTAGCGGCCCTTTTAGTACAGTATCTCCTCGAAGAGTGCATACTGTATGATCTGGTCAGCAGCGAAGTCGTCAAGACAATCCGTCATGAGCTTTCCGTCATTCAGATACGCAGCACCATTGTCCTCTTCCTCAATGAACCACTTGACCCCGCTAATGAGCTTTTCCAGTGTAAGCGGCCACGAATCACTCATGTCCTCATTGTCGACGATGGTGATGGCACCTTTATTGAGCAGGACTTTTGCCGCATTTGCGGCAACATCCTCCCCGATAAGGTCTTCCCGGGACATGTCAAGATGGCCCCACTCAGAGATGCCGTCGAATCCCATCCTCAGTATATCTTCTACCCCGTAATCAGTTACCAGAATGGTAACGGTCACATCAATGCTTCCAGCGATCATATTCCTCCTTTACGTTCTAGTCAAGCCAATGTCTCGATCTGCCGGGACGAAGCCCGTCAGATCTCATGGTCGCGGGATTCAATACAGAAGCCGACGACCACGCCGCCCTCGTAGTAGGCATAGTAGTGGGTATAGCTGCCGTCCGTATTGACACCGTAGAAACTGTAGTAGTTATAGGCCGACCGCAGCCACCACGACGCAGCGCTGGACGTGACTTTGCGTAACTTCACGCGGTTCCGTGGATCGGTGAAGATGTCGAGCTGTTCGTCCCCGCAGTCACGCTCTTTGAGCCAGTCGTATCCGAACACCTGAGATGCTGACAGCAGGAAAGCTGTGTCTTCGCTTTCAACTACCTCTCCACGGCATTTCTGCTTAATCTTGATCGGTATTGCGAGCTCCCTGATCTCAACGGGAAACCTCTGGAAGATCTCATTGACATGTCTCCTCATTTCGGACGCCGGCCATCCTCCGCGATTCGTCCAGTCCTCATTCATGCAGTGCAGCTCAGGCATTGCATCGTGCATGACCAGGAAGGTCCTCTTGCTGTCCCTCGCGACATCAAAGGTGATCTCGTCATCTCCAAGCGACGCTTTAACGTTTGCCCCACTCGGGAGGACAGATTCCAGTCTGCCAGCCTTCCTTGCCTCAATGATTTCTTCAACTGCTACAGGGTGTGTGATGCTTCTTGTTACGATCATGGCTTTTACCTTTCTCAGTAGACCTCGTACCCGAACAGTGCCCTCTGCACGATGGAATCAGCCTCGTCCGGTGTCATCTGTTCAGAGACGTTTCCATTCAGCGACCAGATGGTGCATGTATCGCGTATCCATTCCTCGACCGCCGCTACCAACCTCTCCCTTGTGAGTGTGTAGTAGCGAATATCCTCAAGTTTCCCGTTCATTTCAAATGGCTTCCTGACGGCATATTCGAGCTCACCGCCCTCCGCCAGAAATTCCGCTTTCGGGAGGCCATCTTTGTTATCGACCTGATTGCAGCCCTCACACCATGTCCTGTAGTTGCCGCTGTCAGTGGTCTCCTTTTCGATGATATTGATAATGTCTTCCTTCGTGACCATCAGCCTTACAGGCGGATTGATCTCGAACACAGCTTCTCTGCTCATTTTCCTTACCTCATCAGGCGGTATCACCGCCGACGGTTGACATAACCGCCAGCGGCACCGCTGTTCTTTGTCAGGCGATATGGAGCTTCCCATCCGCCCCGAGTTCATACACGTTGTCGCTCAGGACTTCCTGTTCATCCACGATAGAGAGGTTGACATTTCTAACAATCTCCCTGAGGTCATCGCCCCCACAGCCCTCTGTTTTGGGTAGCAGGATGATCTCGTGGACACTGGAAGGGATGATGGTGCAGTCACCGATGTCTTTCATGTAGGCCGCCAGAAGCTCTGTATCCGCGATAGCAGCGGCTCCATAGAGCTTTTTCCTGGTCGTAACAATGTACATCCCCGGGCCGTCATCCAGATCGACCGGGACGAGGAAGCTGAGGACAGACTTCATGTCCAAGAGCTCATAGTCGCCCCGGGCGTTCCTGTGAGCCGCTTCGAAGAGCTCATCCGCCTCAATACCGGAATACTGAAGGACGGTGTCATTCGCTGTGATCACGCCGCCGTCAACGCCGACCGCAGGGAAATAGACGATCTCAGCAAGGTCGCATACATCCCTGTGCGGAACATTCTCCAGAAGCTGCCGGTTCTTTTCCGCAGAGATGACCCTCGGCTTGCAGTTCCCAAGGATGTACTCACGGTCCAGATTGATATTGTCCGGTGCCATCTTATACCCGTTCCTCACCTGTTCCGCGATATTGCCGGCGGCAACCACATAGGACGTGTCACCGTTCATCACGCTGTCCAGAATCTTGTCCATGTTGATGACAGGCGCAACGTACATCACCTTGTCACCGAGCCGGGCCGTCAGGCCGATGATTGTACATCCGTTGTTCCGCAAGTGCTCCCCGGCCTCGACCTGATCATGTCCGACCCCGAGCTTGTCCGCGACCATTTCAGCCAGTACATTTGCAACTTCCATCTTTTCGGTCATATTATTCCCCCTTCTTTCAATCCCAATACAGGTCTGTGAAAATCCTATAGTCTTTTCCATACTTGAATCCGTTCTGGTGGAGCCTCTCCTGAATCCAGTCACAGATGGCCGAGTCACCGACTCCATCGACCTCAGCCATCCATTCGTCATAAGCCGTTTCAGCCTTGTCCAGAAGTGTTACAGGCTGTGCACACTCGTCGTCGCACAAGATGAACAAAGCCATTCCATTCAGTTCGCTCTCAAGAAGCCTTCCATTGCCAAACATTTCTTATCCCCTCTCCTGTTCCTTTAGACTGCTTCCCCCTTTCTCAGCAGACTTCCATGTAGTGAGGGAAGGTTCTCCCGTTTCTGTCAGTCACAGTTTCATACAGCGCCATGGAGCGAAGCTGAAGGTTTTCCCTGCCGGTCTCCCGCTTAATGAAGTTGAAGCACTGGTCGAAGGTGTTGCCCTCGAACATCACCTCGTCCTTCCCGAACCGCTCGGTGTCAGCCAGAACGACCATGTAGTTGTCTCTTTTTGCCTCGACCCGAATGTTCTGCATTTGCTCTCCTTTCCGCACTCTCTTCTGGTGCTTTTCCGTACCATCTGGTAATCCCCTTGTATGTTAATAGTACCATAGAGCAACGCAGTGTCAATTTTACTGAATCTCGTCCAGTATCAATTTTTCTGAATCCCGTCCGGTTTGTACCAGTATCCATAGACGCATCTCGTTCCGTCACGTGTACAGTCATATGTGTCGTGAAGAACGCCGTCAATGACCGCCGCGTAGTGTTTGGAGAGATTGCAGATAATCCTGCCGGCAGGAAGCTCTTCTTTGCGCATGTGCGTCGTACAGCCCTTCCCGAAAAGCATCGTTGCTTTCCACTTCCACCCGAGACTCTCCATAATCTTCTGGAAAGTCTCCTTGTAGACGCCGGTCCGAGCGCTCGACCTGCCCCTCTTCGGGTTGATCGCGCGTTCCTTCTTGGCAAACTCATTTATGAGCTTGTAGGCGTCCTTGTAGTCCATCCCGGTGGCAATGGAAAGCGCCCTGCAAGCGCAGTCCCCCGCCGTCCCCTTGTAACCGGCTGCGGCCCTGCCGCCGTCATCATACACGTGTTCCATAGGCGTCCCCCTTTCAGTTGTCTTCCCACATGCCGGCGATCTCACGCGCCGTGTACTTTGCCAAGTCGTGGGTGTTGCCGTGCTCGATGAACTTCTTCCAGCAGTCATCCGCGTTCTCACCACGGAGCGTTCCATGGTGCTCGTCAAAGTAGTTGGGAGAGAAGTCATCGTTGCGCCCGTACCATCTCACCAGAATAGTCATGCAGTCCCCCTTTCCTCATGTGAACGGAAGCTCTTCCATGCCGACCCGCCACCTCGGGTCCATCACGTAGTCGATGTAGGTGTCGAAATGACAGAGATGCGCGAGTTCCTCTTGCAGCTTGTTAATGGCGTCGTAGAAGACGTCATAGGCTCCATCCGGGGCGCACCCGAAGCTGAGTGCTTCGTCGATGGCCAGTTCCCTGTCGAGTTCCTGAATCTTTCGGATAATCTCCTTCTTCTGTCTGGTCATTTCATCCCCCTTCGTAAACACGTTTTGTTAACCCATGTTCACATTTTTGTAGACCGCCTTGCAGCCCGCCGTGCCCGGTCATTTCGGGCATCTCACCACTCTTCTTCCTCCTCTTCTTCCCCTTTGAACTCGTCGAACTCGAACGGTCCGTCGCAGTCGTAGATGGTTCCGACCGCCGGTTTCTTGGAAGCAGCTTCCATCACCTCGTCGGTCAGGAGCAAGTCCGCCAGATCCATGAGCAGAGTCTCGTAGTCGTCACCGCATTCGCAGTCACAGATGGAGTCGAGGATGGCGTCCGCGTCCGTGTTCTTGTAGAGCCAGTTGGCGTAGTCGGTCAGGTCGTTGGCCCATCCATCAAGTGGGCAGTGGACGTTGTCAAAAACGTCACCGTCGTTGAACCACTTGTAGACCAGCTTGTTCACCGCCGTGCAGATCTGAGTGGCAAGCGTCTCGCCCTCTCCCCAAGACGGAAGGTACTTGTCGTTAATGGCTTCAAATTTGTCGAAATATTCCCAGCTCATCGAAACTCCCTTCTGGCGTCTGTCCGCCTGTATGGACCGTCGTTTATGCTTCCGTCAAAGCCAGTTGTGCCAGCCTTCTGTGCTTTCTGACCTTGCGTTCGATGCTCTTGACATTGCCTTCATGCCACTTGACATCGTGGCCAGTCTTCCTTGCCCTTGCCAGCATTTCTTTGGCGAGCCTCAGGCCGTTGGCCTCAATGAGGTCAGCCTCCCTGTTATGCCAGTCGGCAAGTTCCTGTGGTTTGCTGAATACCGCCAATTTCATACCCGCCCTCCTGTTCAGAATCTGTAGGACAGTTCCTCAAGCCAGTCGTCCGCCTGTTCCTCAAAAGAGCGCCCGAAGACGTCGTTATCCACATAGATGAAACGGTGGCGGCCCCGGTCTTTTTCAACAGGTTTTCCGTCTTTGGTACAGCCGAGAAATTCGATGACGGCAAAGTCGATTACTGTCTCATCGTCATTCCACCGCCGGTCGTCTGCGTACAGGCCGCTGTTAATGTTTTTGAGCATCCCCGCGACCTTTGCCTGAAGCATGTCCAACATCTCGGAATCCCCCGAACCGGCTCCCCGGCGTGTAGTGTTTTAAGTGTCCCCTGTAATTTTATTGTATCAATAGAGCGTGCATGGTCAATTTATTTACAGATACTTTTCTTAGTATTTTATCTTATGTATATTTATATCCGCATTTTTTGAGCCTCTGAGCTCTCATAAAACATGCCGTAGGGTAGTATTGTAAGGGTGGCGTTGCTGAAAACGTCTTAGAACGCCTTTTCTACGGTGGGTACAGCCCGTTTTCGGCCTTTTCCCGTCTTTTTGCCACAAAAAAAAGACCGGCTTCTGCCGGTCTATCCCCAATGCGTTATTCATCCCTGCTGTTCTCTCAGGTAAGCGGCCATATCCATGAGAGCCCGACCGTGCAGCTTGGTCGTTCTCCTGATATATGAGTCCCGCCGCTCCTGATAGTCTTCGTTTGTGCCGAACAGGGAGAGCGATACCTTTCCCCAGCTTTCCACATCGAGATACCTGATCTGGATACATGCCTTTTCATCCGCCTTTTTTATGTGGGACAGGATGCCCTTTATCCACTCCCTCTCCGAGGACTGGAACTCTATAAGGTCTCGTATCTCATGCTCCAACTCGTCCTTTTCAGCATACATTTTTCCGATACGGTCGTTAATGACGTTCTGCGCATGAGGCATACCCGACAGTTCCGGTGATTGAAGGCTCCGCATCTTTTCATCAAGATTCTCTATACGCTCTATCTGGTTATCTATGTCCCTCTCCCTTTCACGGTAGTCCATGAGCCTTTCCTTCAAGGCCCGTATGTCGTCCTTCAAGGTCACTTTGGCAGCCATTTCCACGAGGGTTCCTCCTCAATAGCATTATCAGAGCCGTTCCATTTGCGCCGATAACCCCTCCGGTAATGATAATGCACGGCTGCTGATTACGCGAATGGCAGTTCCTCGTCGATCCCATCCGGGATGTTCATAAACCCGTCCGCGATACCCTGTGAGTAGTCAGGATTCCCGTTTTGCCCGTAAAGGCCGCTCTGAGCCCCGTAGGCGGCTTTTACGTTGTTAGGGGTATAGTTATTGCCCCCACCCCCGTAAGAGCTGTTAGAGGGGCTGTGCGAGCCGTTTGCGGGGGTTCCCTGCTGTCCATACTGTCCATACTGGCTGTTTTGCTGTTCCCGGTTGCCGTCCTGACGTTTGCTCCCGCCGAAATTGAACTTGTCGACGACGACCTCTACAGCCTTCCGCTTCACCCCGTTCTTGTCCTCGTAGGTACGGGTCTGAAGATGACCGCTGATAATGACCATATCCCCCTTGCGGAAATACTTGTTCACGAACTCCGCGTTGCTGTTCCATGCCACAACGTCGATCCAGTCCGTTTCCCTTTCCCTGTCCTTTGGCTTGTAATCCCTCTCGCACGCGATGGTGAATGACGCTACAGCCATCTGCGACGCCGTGTATCTGAGTTCCACATCCTTTGTGAGCCTTCCCTGCCCACACCAGTTATTCAACATGTTCTATCCTCCTGTTATTCAGTATCCGCGTTCAGGTCATATATTTTCGCGATCGCCTTGTCTATCTTGACAGGGCATATATGCCACTTCTCATCGAACTCTGCCTGTGACATGGAGTGGCACTGCGTATGATGCAGCCGGCACAGGGGCTCCATGGGCATCCCGATATGGTTCACCCTTTTCCGGTCCGCTCCCATACCGAGCCTCTTCCAGTGGTGCCCCTCTGCTGTCTGGCCGCACACGCAGCATTTCTTGTGTATGGCACATGCATAGACGAAGTCCTGTACGTCATCGACATACTTGGAGAGCTGCATCGCGGTCGGTATGTCAAATTCGATGATGATACGCACCAGGAACCTCTGGAAGGCACACACAAGGGACATCGGGGCATTGCTGAGTGAAAATATCTTATCTGCCGTCTCATTCAGGTCGTTTGCCAGAAAGCGTATCTTGGTCCATTGCTTGACCGATTCCACTTCCATGCCCGTATAGTCCGCGATCTCGTGGATGAGGGCATAACAGGCGTTCCGCTGTTTGGTAGAGAGCGGCCTGCTGTCCACCATCTGGAGCAGGCAGTTCTTGTATTCCCTGCGCGTCATGGTCGGCCAGTCCGGGTAATAAGCCTTTATGGTCATTTCCCCCGTCTCAGGGTTGTAGTCCACGATCGTTCCCTTGACGGTATCATTTGGCGACTTCATCTGCTTGCCCTCTTTTACGCAATGACCACGATGTCCGTGCCTTCAAACTCCTCTTCCAGATAGTCGCGGATGTTGGCCCTCGCCTCGTTCTTCCACGCGCCGCCGTCGGCCTCAAAGAACGCCGACTCAACGCTGTTGCCCAATCCTTCCTTCATGCGGAAGATGAACTTTGACGTCGGCTGCTCGACCTCAAGGAACGTCCTGTACGGCCTGAGCGTGCAAGGTGAGGGTACGATGGCCTCCGCCTTGGACGCCACGCCGTTCTTGATGGTCGCTTTCTGCGTGACGCCGTCATCGCCGTACTCCTTGACACTCCCCGATGTAACGGTTCCCGCGAACTTCAGCACCAGATCCTTGTCCGTTTCATCGTCGTCCACGAACATGGACTGGACTTTGATGAGCATATCCTCGTTGCCGATGTAAACGCCGAACGGGATATGAGGCAGCTCCGCCTCTGCGGTCATCAGGTACTCGCGTTCCCTGTCATCATTGAGCGCGGTCATGAGCCTCACCGTTGTAGGGGAGACCACGTGTACCAGAAGCGGTACGTCCTTGAAGTTCTCTCTGAAGTCCTTGACGTACTTCACAAGACTGGAAAGCGTCTTGACCTCGACCGGTTCAGCGTTCTTTTCAGCAGGTATCCGGTTCAGGCGTTCCGTGCTGAAATGCTCCCCGTCCACCTCTACGACGACGGGCTGTGCGATTGATAATATCTTGTCGATTGCGCTTGCGATCATATCTCTTCTCCTCATGATATTAAAACAAATCCTTGTGCGGCCAGTTCCTTCTGTATCCTGCGGAAGTCCTCTATACTCTCCCTGTATGCTTCAGCTTTCTCCATATCCCCGTCAGATATTTCGCCATATATATCAGACTCCACGAACTCGTATGAGACGCCTGTTCTGGTTCCTTCCCCGTTCTTGAGATTGTAGTAAATGACAGTCCCGTTATGTACCCACAGGCAGTCATGCGGGTCATCCCCCACCCTGTGAACAGTGCCCGTTTCTTTATCCCTGACGTATATATCCGTCATGTGTCCCCCTTATCCGTGACGTCTGAAGTCCAGTACACCGGCTCCGTCTGCCGTCTCCTCGACATCTTCCTCGTAGTCCTCGACAGGCTCGTCATCGTCAATGTCATCCACCGGGCCGGGGATAAGGCCAAGGTCGGTGAAGTCAAGCTGCCCCTTGATCTCGCCCTTCTTGTGCTCCATGACGGTCACCTTGCCGTTCGTCAGGTCTTTGTTGACGAAGAACTGTGTCTGCACACCGGTCTCTGGTGCCAGTGTGTAGGTCACGTCTGCGCTGACAACAACGTCCTCGCGGTCGTCCTCGTCGGGCTTCATGGTGATCTTCAGGGAGATGACCCTCTTCTTGCCCGCGTCCGTATTTGGGTCGAGGATGTTCTTTGCCACCCTCTCAAGTGCGCGGTCAACCTTCTCCTGTACCGCTCCGCCGCATATCGTTGCCAGTGTCAGCTTTTCCTTGTGCATCTGCGTTTTCTCCTTCCTGCACTATCTCCCTGATAGTCACTTCTACTCTCGGTATCTCACCGTAGTACCTGCATATTTGCGAATCAACAATCTGGGCGTCGTCATGATACGCAACAGTATTGATACCATCCTCAATCGACTTTTGGACGTTCGTTGAGTCTGGTTTCCTGAGTGGACGTATTTTCCCTTCAAGCATCATACGTGCTTTTTTCTTGCTCACGCTCTTAGGGATTTGATAGTACGCCGTTATGCTCATCTCTACGGGTGTATCCTTCGGGAAAAAGATGCCCCCGCACTGCCTCTCATACTCCATCCGAACCAAGTTCTCATAGACCACTGTCTCATTCGGTGTATAGGCTTTTGCGAACGTCCTTCCGTCCTTAGTTTTCCTTGTGGCGAACCGGGGGCGTCCCTTGCCCCTCGGCTCACCGGGTACTGTAAACTTTGCCTCTTTCACGCTTTTTCCATCCTTGCGATTGATAATCCTATACGCCGAGCCTTTTTCTCAGCTCCGCAAGGTCATCCGCCCTTGTCCTTCCAGATGGCCTCTGGATGCTTTCAGCCTTCTCAGTCCCCTTATTCCCGGGGTCTTTCTTTGCCGTTATCATCCGCCCCCTCTCAGAAGTACCGAGCTGTGGTTCCGCCGGCCTCCGCTTTTCCAGTTCCTTGCGGACGAGTTCTCTTGCCTCGATGACCGAATTGCTCATGCGCTGTTCAATGGCCTCTCTTTTTTGCTCGGCATCATACATCCTGAGGAAATTCGACTGTGCCACAGTCTCGAATTTCTGCGAGTCCATCATAGCCAGTTCCTTGAGGGAAGCTGCGCTTCCGACCGCTTTCTGCACCGTCTTTGGCAGTGTATTGAATGACGCTTCCATCTGGTCCCACGGGCAGTTAACCGCACGCCTTACAAGCGCCCAAGCCTCTGTGCCGCTTCTGTCCTCGGGATGTCCGACCATGTGGATATACCCGATCACCTGTCCGGTTGAAGGTGGAAAGCCGCTTCTGTCAGCAGTCCTGTAGGCTTTTACACCCGCGACGACCGCAGCCATTGAATATTCGCCTAAATCCTCATGCCACATGATGACGTTGCGCTCAGCACTCTCCCTTGTGATGTTTGAAAAAAACTTCGGGAAAGAGGACGAAACCATTGCGAGTACCTCTTTCGTTTCCTGTATCGTCATGTTTTCCTGCCCTCCATTGCCATTTCGAAGTAAACATCTGCACCAGTGAGGGGTTTTGACCGCCCGGGGTCTATCCGGTCCCAGAACAGCCCCTGCCATCCATTCTGCATAGTTGTGTCTATGCACCCTATTACAGCCGATGAGCCGTGCTCTTGTTCCTGTTTTACCACCTGATTTATCAGGGCTTTGACTCCACGCTCCGACTTGAAGGGCTTTTTTATCTCCTTCCTGTATTCCAAAAAGTCGAGCAGCTTGTCCTTCACAGGTTCCGACAGAGGGGAATCCCGCACCGTATCACGCCATGGTGCAACTGGCTTCTTCTCCGCCACCCTGTCTTCGATACCGTATCCATAGGGTATGGATACCGTTTTAACAGTATTAGTATTAGCATTAGTATTAGCATCAGTAATAGTATTAGTAATAGGGGGGGTCTGGGGGGGAGAAAAAATAGGGTATGGATAGGGTATCTGTACCGTATCGTCACCTTCTAACAGCCCCAAAAGGTACTCCTTAAACGAGTTTTCCTTGATGTTTTGAACCTCTTTCATCACCCCTTTCCTGTATTTTTCGGATTTTGTCCAGTTGTATTTGTGGTATTTCAGGATCAAAAGCTCCTTCGTTTCCTGCGAATACCTGATCACGTTGTGAACGTTTTCGAACCTCTTCAGCAAGTTTTCAACAGATTCCCTGCTATATCCTGTTTCACTCACCATCTGTCTGAAACTAATCTCGTAACACCCGCACAGGTTTGTGTGTGGATTTGTAAACAGGTACAGGTAAAAGTATCTGTCTTCTGGCGTAAAGTCATCTACGACTTTGCTGTCGGTCCAAAAACTGCTTGAGACCATACGATACAGTGCCATAGCCCACCTCTTTAACTTGGAGAGACCCGGGCATGGTAATCCGCAGGTCTCTCTTGTTCATGGATGAAATTGACAGTGCTATATCATCATTCTCCGTCCATTACTTCAGGTGTCTCCGCCAAATTTTCATCCGTTACCGTTTCTGTTGCCATTTTGTCAACAAGCTCGATTGCCTGACCAAGCTGCGAGACCGTCATCTCATTCGTGGACTTGAGCCCAAGCTGTGTGATGACCTCCTTGAAGACGCTGTTCCTCTTGTCCTTTCCGTTAAACTTGTTGGCGATTGCGCTCATGAACACCTGCCGCTCATCCTGAGTGATCTGGCGGTCTCCACCATCCGGTGTGGTAGTCTCCGATTCCACGACAACCTCTCCCGTGGACTCGTCGAAAGCGTCGATGACCTCTTCCTGAGAGTAGATGCCCATAATCATGTCGGGGCAGTTCAGACGCCCGAAGAAGGACGCCGCCCTGTACCGAATCATTACCTCCGGCATAGTGTTCCACTTGGAGCCGTTCTTTCGAATCCACCCCTCTGCGTCAGCCATCTGCATGGTGATTCTCGGTCCGACGACCTTGTTGCCGTTGTAATCCTCAGCCCATGCCATGCAGCTTGCAGGCTTCCCGTACTGGTCATACTCCATGTCGAACTTCAGCTCCGTCTTGTAACGCTTGCTGTTGTTAATCATGGCGATAATCCACTGGGAAGACCACGCAGGAGTCCCGTTGACGATGTACAGGTTCTGCATCACCATCATCGGACTCGTGTTAATGCGGGACGCCATTTCGATAGCGATCAGGCAGTTGGACGGATTGCCCTGATAGGACTTTGGCACGATTGTCGACCGTGCCAGTGCGTCCGCCATCTGCATTGCGAGCCCGAAGCTCTCCGCGTTCTCGAAGACGCCAAGATTGTTCCTTGTCACAGACTTCTGAATCTGCATGTTGTCAACTGTTACGATTCCATCACCCATTTTTCTACCTCCTATTCGTTCAAGATGCTCTTACAGAAAAACTCACTGTCTCCTCATATTCGACACCGGGAATGGAAATAGTCCCGTTCGAAGACTTGATAAGGTTCATGATCGCCTTCTCGTCCGCCGGTCTGATGACGACCCCGCCATAAGCAACAGGCAGCTTGCTGAGGTCGATAGACTTGATAGCCCACCCCTTTGACTGGGATACGCCCTTTACCGTGACCGTAGTCTTGGGAACGCGGGCAGTGGCAGTGATGTTGTCCAGAGCCTCTGCTTCCGCCATTGCGTATTCCGCGCCGAACAGGTCGCCATCAGCTTCTGCCTCAGCAGCTTCCGCGATCTTCTTTTCCATCTCTGCCATAGCAAGGGCTTTGATGCGCTCCTCTTCCTCGCGTCTCTTTCTCTCCTGCTCCATCTGGTAGGCCGACATCTTGCCCTTGATGGTCTTCTCCGCCTTTTCGAGAGGGTCGAGCATCTGTTTCTTGTGGGCGTTGACCGCCGTGTAGGCTTCGTAGGTCGACTTCCTCATCGGCTCCCAGTAGTCCTTGACCATCTTCTGAGCCGACTTGACTTTCTTGACCGCCTCCGTGGCCACCAGAAAGTCCTCATCGTTCAGGATAGTAATGGCGTTCGCCTTTGCTTCGAGCGCGGTAACCTGCTTGTCAAGCTCCTGCTCCTGCTTATTCACATTCATAATCTCCATAGGCAGACCTCTCCTTATTCTGGTAATCCTTTATTCCATCTGGTAACTTCCTGATATAATAATAAATTGCAAAAATGTGATGTCAAGTGCGCCTCTTGGCGGTTCGCCGGCTCAATATTCACATTACTGGATATACTGGATATAGTCGTAAACGCATTTGAGAGACGTGAATACTCTCCATGCTTCTGCATCTTTTGCGGCATATTCCGGGTCCTTCCATTTACCATCTTTTCCAAGGTGGAGTATCCTCTTTTTGCTCACCTTTATACCGTGACTTTCGAGTGCCTGTGAGTAGGCTTCCAGCTGTACGCGGCAGTTTTTGTCAATGAGCCTTGATGTCGTCTTATAGTCGATAAGGTTAAGCTCATTATCGACCCATGCGATAAGGTCTACCGTACCGGCATAACCAAACAGCTTGTGGTACACCTTGATTTCGCTGCCGACAACGACCGGTTTCTTGAGCTCCCACCATTCGAGGAAGCCGTCCATGTATCCCCTGTGCTCCGGGGCTGCATCGTCAATCCCATATTTGATAAAGTTCTCTATGGCCGCGTGCACAGCGGTACCTCTCTGAGCCGCAACATCCAGAGTGTGTGTATCTACAGCTCTGTATTCATGCCGGCTTAACGGCTTCATCACCGTTGTTACGGATGGGATCTCCACCCCGTCCAGTCTGTATACGTGACCGTCGTCTGAGAACTGAAGCTCCTTCATTTCCGGTACTGTTATCTCCTTCATGCAAACCTCCTTCCATTGCCACACAAAAAATACCTATGCCGGGCTTGCAAATCTTCTCTAAGGTCTTTACAAGCTCGGCATCGGTAGTGATTCCATATTCTTCTTTCAGGATCTGTCTCAGTATTTCTGTGCGTCCCATTTTCTTTACCCGGTTCCCTGTTTACTGCTGCATGTTCTCAGCATACTGATAGACCTTGCAAGGTCTTCCATGTACGCAACAATCTTTTCGAGTTCTTCCTTCTCGTCATCAGTAATTTTGCCGTCCTCGGCAATATCGACAAGCTGTTCCATGATAGGCTTGAGCTGTGACACCCTCATTGCTTTAAGCAACTTTAGGGTGATGTGCTCAATGGACGGGACCTCGTCAGATATAGCATGGTTCTGTCCTATCGGGCACTCATGGATGCAGTAGTAATTCAGCAGTTCTGGTGCATTGTAAAGGTCTGCCAGAATGACAGCTTTCTCTACCGGCATCTGTTTTTCAAGCCCCAGTTCAGTGCTTTTTATAGCGTCTTCAGACATGCCGGCCTCGTCAGCCGCTCCAAACCTGCTGTACAGTTTGTCGTTCCCTTTTGCGGCTCTCATACGTGCTTCATACCATACGTTACCTGCCGCCACCGTGGCTCTACGCCCCATTTTTTTCCGTTCCTCCTTGTGCTATGCTTTGGTCAAGCGGGCCAGCCAGATCACCGTATGGTTCATCTGGATTTCCTATTGGTAACTTCATGTCAAAAAAAATCAGGTTTATCTTTCCCGCTGTCAGACCAAGCTCCGTTGCTACAACGATAATCTGGTCAGGGTTGAATGAAACAAGGCCCGCCTCCTTGCGCCTGTAAGCATCGTATGAAATCTCCAGAGCGTTTGCAATGTCACGGCGAGTCTTGCCACTCCTGATACGTTCTACCATTAGTTCTGTCGTGTTCATACTTACCACCTCTCATTTAGAATTACCGTATGGTTTATTATATGGTACTCATTGTGTGATGTCAATTTGTTTTTTGCTCACTAAAAGGATGATGCGAATTATTTTCTTGCCCGAATGGTAATTTGAGATTATACTTTTAGTACAGGCGAACGCCACGAAAGGAATGTGAGACATGGATAATCAGGATTTTTCTAAGGAATGGGAACAGCGATCAGAAACATTCAGGCGGACCCTTCGGACACTGATGGAGTCAAGAGGATTGCTCGCAAAAGACCTCGCTTATGATGTGGGTATCACGGCGGCTTCCATCTCAAGGTATTTGTCAAATGAACGCGAACCAACACTTGAATACACGTGCAGGATAGCCAAATACTTCGGGGTCACAGTAGACTACCTTCTCGGCATTAAGCCAGAAAAACAGGCCGTCCTGTCAGAGGAATCAGAGCAGGTCGCGTGGCTTTACGACAAAGCCTCAGACGACGACAAAGCCGTCATTGAGGCTGTACTAAAGAAGTACAGAACATAAACAAATTATTCGAAACGTGAACGATAACGATGCACGGGTGCCGGCACGCAAAAAGCGCTGCTTATCCATCCGTGCATATTTTTCGGAAAAATGGATGGGATATATGGAAACTATTTTGCGAAACAAAGCAGCCATTTACATTCGTGTATCTACGCAGTTCCAGATTGATAAAGATTCCCTTCAGGTACAGAGGCGTGAGCTTGCCGCGTATTCCGAACTGGTCCTCGGCATAAAAGATTATGACGTGTTCGAAGACCCCGGCTATTCAGGTAAGGATACCTCAAGGCCGGCTTATCAGCGCATGATGGCAAGGCTGAGGACAGGGGAATATTCCCACCTGCTCGTCTGGAAGATCGACCGTATCAGCCGAAATCTTCTCGATTTCGCCACCATGTACTCTGAATTAAAGCGGATAGGCGTTACTTTCGTGTCGAAGAATGAGCAGTTCGATACATCGACCGCGATAGGCGAGGCGATGCTGAAGATCATCCTCGTGTTCGCGGAGCTCGAACGTCAGATGACAGCGGAGCGTGTCACCGCCGTCATGCTTTCCAGAGCCAACAACGGCCAGTGGAACGGCGGTCGCGTCCCCTACGGATATGACTGGGATACCGAGGCAAAGACCTTCTCTGTCAATGAAAAAGAGGCGGAGGTCTACCGTTACATCTGCAACCTGTATGAGGAAAAGCAATCCCTGCTGAAGGTGTGTCAGGAGCTCAACGGGAAGGGTCTGCACACGCGTTCTGGCCGCCCATGGAACCCCGTCGGGGTACACAAACTGTTGACAAATGTCTTTTATAAAGGGGTCTACCGCTACAACGTACATTCCGATGGTAAGGGCAATGCAAAGCGTGACAGCACCGAGTGGATAGACGTTGAAGACCACCATCCCGCCATAATAGATGATGTGCGTTTTGACAGGCTGAACTTCATGCTGAAAAGGAACGTACGAAAAGGGCCAAAGAAGGGAGATACCTATACAGGCAAAGCCGTCCATATCTTTGCCGGCCTTCTGCAATGTGGGAACTGTGGGGCAAATATGACAGCCACACAGGACCGCAGACGTGCCGATGGGCACCGGCCTTCCATGTACGGCTGCGCCGCAAAGCGCAGAAAGACATCCCAGTGTGATAGCAAATACGTAAACGACCTCTCCATCGCACCACTTGTTTTTTCCACGATCTCCGGGGTAATGACGTCCGTAGGGCGCACAGGCAGGAATACAACAGCTGACGATATTGAACAGGCGATACTTTCGGGCAACGGAACATCCGGTATACTGCGTATAGAGGGGCTTGACGCATTCGTTGAAGCCATCCAGTCCGGTACGACCGGCTTTGAATACTCCCCGCCTTCTTCAAACAGAGCCCAGTCAGATGACATCCAGATGCTGAAGGACAGGAAAAGAAAACTCGAATCTTCCCTCGGCAGGCTCCAGTCGCTTTTCCTGTACGGCGATGACGGGATAGCAGAAAAGGATTATAGGATAGAGAGGAAACGTATCCTCGACGAGCTCACAGAGATAGACAGCATGCTCGAAAAATCCGTCCCCGAAGTCGAAAACTTCTCCGACAAGGACTTTGCGAGCAAAGCCAGTTATCTCCTGATGGTAGACAAGCTGCTCAGCGGAAGCGCAAAAGACCCGGTCACCATCTTAAAAGCCTTGGAGCCTTCTGTCCCGAAGGACTTCATGAACAGGGTCATCGACAGAATCACCATCACAAGCGGTAAGGTGACCGTCATACGGTTCAAAAACGGGATTACCGTACGGTTTTTCTATGAATGAAAAAAGCAGAGAACTGCGGACTCAATATCCGTCGGCTCTCTGCCTTTTTCTTTCGGAAAAAAATGACTAATATGCAGTTTTTGTGCATCTTAGACACGGAGGGGTTTCATAAACATCGGTAACTTGGGGGCATATATGATACAAGGCAAATTGTACATTCGGAAATTCGAATTGTCAAGCGGTGCCTAAAAATCCCCGATTATATGCGTTTTCCGACGTTTTTTCAGAAAACCCGCGTCATTTATGTGATGAGCATTGCATCCCCTATGTTTATCATATATAGGATTCACAAAAGTGTTCTGTTTTTGCCTCGATAAAATGAGAGACGGTGGCTTGTGGCTCTCCGTCTCTCAAGGGGGAATTAGGTTACCAAGTGGATAACGCACTTTAAATTATACGCTACCACGAGCCCACTTTCAATGAATCCAGCCTCCGCTTTTTCAATGTATTGGAACTGGGGAGCAGTCTGTTCCTTCTCGATAGTACAGGGTCGAGCTCTTATTCTTTTTTCTTTTCATCCGTCACCAGTTCGTTCGGTTGTACTGTTGACTGGGCCTCTACATGCTCCATCCCCATTGTAGGGTTTTCCATGTCCGCTTCCGATTCGAGCTTCATCCTCCGCCGCTCCGAGCTTTGTTTTTCCAATCGAACAATGATGTAATCGTGATAGGCGAAATCAACTATAGCTGCAAACGGGATAGACAGAAGGATCCCACCAACGCCCATAAGCCGCCCGCCGATGATGAGAGAGATCAGTATCCAGACTGAAGAGACGCCCAATGACTCACCGAATAGACGGGGTTTTATCACGTATCCATCTATCGTCTGTAGCACAAGCGTAAAGAGTAGGAACCAAAGCGCCTGAACCGGGTTGGCCAGTACGAGGATAAACGAACCGATAACCGCACCCGCCATAGGCCCGAATGTCGGTGCCAGATTGGTGACGCCAACGACCACGGAGATGATAGCCACATAGGGCATCCTCATAATCACCATAAAAATCCAGTTGAGTATCCCGATAATAAGACCGTCAAGGACATCAAATGCGATATATTGGACCAGAATCGTGTTGCACCGGCCCCAGAATGAAGCCATTCCACGGTACATACCCTCTGGCATCAGGGCGTACATAAGGCGCATAAAGCCCAGTTTCATCTTAGCACCGTCGAGCATCAGATAGATTGCAAGGATAAACGAGATGACCCAGTCGAAAATCTTTGCGCCGAACCCATAGGACACGTTCACGATCTTGTTCGCATTTTCAGGAAGGATACGGGTAATGGATTGGAGCAGCTCGTCACTCGAAGTGATAAACTGCGACAGGTCGATGTCATGCTGTGCCGCGAAACTGCTCACCTGTCGCATGAACTGCTGAAAAGAGAGGACATAGTTGTTCAGGTTTCCCACGAACATCATGATGCTGTCAATGACCTGAGGGACAAGCGCTACCATCAGGATAGCAAAGGAAAGCACTACCGTCAGGACTGCCATGAGAACAGACAGCGTGTGGCGGAGCCTGTCAGGAGTCACCTTGTTCAATACATACTTGGAATAGACGTCTACGAGCGGTGCCATCACATAGGCGATGATGAGCGCCATAAACACAGGTGCTCCAATGTCCCATATCCCCTTGATGATGCCGCGCAGTCCGCTCAGATGTGTCAGCAGCATATACACAACGACTGCCGAACACAAAGCAACTGTGTACGAAAACCACTTTTCCTTCAGGAGCCTTTTATCAAACTTCATCGACTATTCCTTCTAAGCATCAACTATTCGACTGCCACTACTAACATCTATTATTCGCACGCGCTTTTCCCGATTTAGTATATTCGATAGCCGGTAAAAGTTCAACGCCAAGCGAGCCGTTCGGTATATCCCGGCTGTCCCGGCAAAAAAATACACGCCCCGTGAAGGACGTGTACTTATCTCCCTGACCGGGCGATATAGATGTAGCAACGCTGTACTCTCAGGATTCCGCGTTGCCGTTATTCCATTGGTTCAGGTCTTTCTCCAAGATGTCCGCTTCGTCTACAATGGAAAGTATAAGGCATTCCACTTCCTCGATACGCTGTAACTGCGTAAAAGTGAATCCGCCGATGTTTTCAAGGTTGTCCGCTGCAATCTTGGCAAGCGTTCTCACCTTTTTGATGTCCATGGCAAGGGGCCCTTTGAAATTTTCCATAATTCGGTTCTCCTTAGATATAAAGCATTTGACAACTCATCCCCCGCTTTGCATAGGCTCCTTTTTCTGAAGAGGGGCGGTGAAGCATGCACTCTCCTGCGGATGAAGTCATAGTGCAGGGTTATTTTACCAGACTGCGCCGTATCATGTTGTGAATGTTCAGAACCCCCTCAGAAGCCTCAGACCGCCCCGTGGCGGCCCCGGAAGTCTTTTTAAGGGGATTTATACTATAAATATGTAGAATCTCTCTACGGGGCTATTTGGCGTCCCCATCTGACGGTTCTCCGCTCTTGTCCTCTTCTCCTGTCTTTGCCGGCCTGAACTCACTGCACTTTCCAAGCGCTACCGTCTCCGTATTCCAGTACATGCATCTGCCGGCTGTCCCTTTCGGATACGGCTTGAAGAAGCTACAGCTTCCGCAGATTGAAAATGTCGGTATCATCTTTATGCCTCCCTGTATTTTTCGGGCAATGGCATCCACGCAAGGCACACAGCCGAGTCCGGGTATCCGTTGAAGTGCCATTTGCCCCTGTGGTACCATCCGACCGCGTACTCCTGAACAAGGGTCATGTGTCCGTCAGCCCCCCACTTGTTACGTTCTATCCATCCAAGGACATGGTGGAAGTCTTTTGGTCTCGCCTTGTCGGCCCTTATCCATCTCCGTACCGGTGGGATCTCCTCAGCCATGGCTATCGCCATTGACATGTTGTCCGGGTTATCTTCTGTGTCTGGAATCGTGAGCAGGGCGTTGAAGATAACACGTACTGCATCCGTCCACCTGACCAGGTCTCCGTCGGATGGTGTCTTTATTTCTTCGCCAAGCCCATATCCAAGTTGACCAAGCTGGTCGATAGCGGTATCCCTTTCCCATCTGATTTGTTCATTAGATGCTATTGCGTTTGCAGCCATCTCAAGCACAGCCATCACCTCTTCATCAGGGCTGTGTATGTGGCGCAGTATCTCTACGGCTCTCTCTTTAGTCATCAGTCACTCCACTCTATTCTCTGTCCGCACGTGGGGCAGTAAGTATAGTCTTCATCTATTTCGCTGTGGCAGGAAATACAGACGGGATACCATGTCTCCTGCCCTTCTTCGTCAAAACCGCCGTCTTCATATCCCGGGGTGACTGGTATCTGCTTGTCCAAGGCTTCCATGGAAAGTTCGAGTGCGCGGCGCATATATGCCGGCATGTCCTCCCTGTAAGCCTTGACATAGCCTTTGATAAGGCCCTTTGCCTGAATGTAATCTGTCATCAGTCACACCCCCTGATAAGGTCATTGACCGTGACACCCAATGCCTTTGATATAAGATATGCTGTATCGAGCCGGGGAGCACGCCTGTTGTTCTTGATAGACCTCAGGTGTCCAGATGTAACCCCGCTCTCTTTGGCGAGCCTGACAAATGTCCATCCTTTCCTCTTCATGTGGCGATACATATTCTTGCTGAAAGCCTCTTCAACCGTCATCTCTGTCATCCTCCACGCATTCAAGCCTCTTTATATGCTGTGTGCTCGTAATGTCACATACGACACTATGCTTCCTGCACTCCGCAATCCCCGTGTCCCACGGCATGTTAGGCTTGACACGGATATGAAAGTGCTTGCAGGTGCTGCATTTCTTCCCCATCAGCTATAAATCTCCCGGTTGAAATACTCCATGAATCTGTCCTCCAACTCCTCTATAGGGAAGTCGTTTTGGAATACATGGTCGTACTGGTAATTATCAACTCCGTCATCCGCCATGTTCCCATAGGGTTCCTTTGTCCTGTCCGTCCTGATGAGAAGTGTAGTAACGTCCCCGCCGTCTTTCATGACCGCCTGTCGGAATTTCTCGATCTCCTCTGGTTCACTGATATGGACAAAGAGGATTTCATCGCTCGTATAGTCTTTGAACATCCCGTACTTTGCCATGAGGGTCTTGAACGGCATATCGTTATATGCGGTAGACAGGAACTTTAGGTCGGCAAGGAACTTCCTGTCCGCAGGGTCTTTTCCCCCGGCCCATCCAAGAGTCCTCGCCGCTTCCTTGACAACAGTTATGGAAGAAACGGTCCATGTCTTGTAATGCTTCCCGACAATGTCGCAGACAGTGTCCTTGCCGCTTCCGCCTTTGCCGTTAATGATAATGACCTTCTTTTTCCCGCTCATAAAAACTCCTCGCCAGTAAACCTGTATCCGCCGACATTATCGGCGTAGCTGAAGTTGTCCTTGTTTGACCTGCACCACGGGTCATTCTGCTTGCTCTCGACCAGGTCTATTAAATCTTCATAGCTGACCACTTCGTCATATTCGTCCAAAATGACGTAATCATGGGAGTCTACCGTGTGCTCTTTCAGAAACGCCTTAACATCATCAAAACTGTTCCATTTCACATGCAGATTTCCCATCCACGTATCCTGTCTCTGGAAGTTGAACAACCAGCCGGCAGAACTCTTCCCAATATGTACAGCACCGTCAACGGACGGTTTTGACCTGACGAGATAGTAGTTAGTCCCCATCCCCCATCTCCTTTATGGATTCCTCTATGTATTCAGCCACCTGACGCCAGTCTTCAAACGGCCCGCTGTTCAGGCATATCTCCCACATCCTCATGAATGTCCTTCCGCCAAAGACTTGAAGCATGATCGCAGATGTTGCTTCGTGTAGGCCATCATACTTCCCGACCTCGTATTCCGACTGTTTCCTGTCCCTTGCCAGTTTGAATGTTGAGGCATACATCTCAATCAGGATTTTCTTCAGTTCCTCTTCTGTTACCCGCATATCCTCCTCCGAATGATAATTGCTGTATCCGAGCTGTCTGCTATTTGCCGTCATCCTCCCACGCGCTGAGGTCTACCAGCGGGCACCACGAAGGACGTTTCTTCATATCAATATCATCGTAAGCATGATCCCAATCTTCCCTCGCATAGCACCATCCGTTTGCCATCAGCCTGCAATCAGAACAGGACTTTGGCATACTGAGGTCACGAATCCCCACCATTTTTCCTTTCCCCTTCTCTATTCTGTTGCTTCTGTGGTTGTTTCTGCCCCTTCTTCCGACAGGTCTCCCGGCTTGTTCCTTGCTATCAGCTTCGGAATGAAGTTCTCATAGTCGACCCAAATGTTTATCGTATCCTCATATTCGCCGGGGCTTATCCCGGTGACCTCGCAGTCATAGAAGGGAATGAAGATAGGGTGTTCAGCATATGCAGTTACCCATGTAGTATCTTCCGACATGAAGCACAGATTGACTTTGTTCTCTGAAGAAGGGGTAATATCGGTCCACTCTTCCCACACATCAGGCAGTCCGTCTCCGTCAGATATTTTTTCCAGTAGTTCCCTCAGTATCATTCTTGCTCCTTTCTCCACGGATGGGCTTCCAGCGAGCAGCCCCTGTTGTGGACTACAGCTTGACTGACCCTCAACTGATTCCATTCGTAGCCGTTGCCGTTCTCCTCAACTTCCTTTTGGATGTACTCCACTTCGACCTTCCCGTCCTTATTCGGGGCGTCGATCAGTATATTTATCAGCTCCCGCACGGTCAGTGTTTTTCCTGTCCCCATATATGCAATCTCCTTACGGTGTTTATCATTTCCTTTTGGTATGCTCAGGGCCAAAAAAATTGCTGCTATTCTACAGCTCTATAGAGGAACTTCGGGCTGAACGGACTCGATTTCCTGTCAAACCTCTTGTCGTAGAAATCCTGAACGCTTATGCATCCTTCCTGCCGGTTGCTTGTAAACAGGGCATTGCATTTGCAGTCCCGCACGCCTTCCCTCAATATCATCTCATCCATCTTGTCCTTGTCATAGTCGCATCCATACAGATGGCACATCGTCGTGTTATTGATATGCAGAGAGTTGGAGATAAGCGCGTCCCCGCAGCAGCAGTTGTTCGTCCCAAGGTGGTGCATGTCATTATCTGCGATGGAATATGGTATGTCATGCGCCTCAAAGTATTCTATGAAGGGCTTATACATCTCCACACGCACCTCCGGGCGAAGGTTCAACAGCCCCATCTGTGTAAAATCGGATTTGTCCAGTCCGAATCTCGACAGTATGTACTCCTTGCACTCTTTGTTCTGAGGGACTATCTTTATCCCTTCTAATGTGAAATTGTCAGCTTCCTCAAACGTTCTGACAATGTCAAGTGTAGATACACCGGGGATAAACGGCTGAATACGTATTCCTACCCTGAAGCCGTCTCTTTTCAGTTGTTTGAAAAAGTCCACCCTCTTGCTCAACGGGGGCGCGTTTGGTTCCACCTCACTATCACAGCCCGTGATGGATAGTTGAAACGTGTGCAAGTCAGGACGTATATTCGTGCTGTATACCGTATCTGATTTCGTGCTGAACAATATCGTGTGCCCATATTCCGTACATATATCCACGCATTTCTGTGTCGCGTGGTATGTATCCTCACATGGTTGGAACGGGTCCGACATGCCGCCGCAGTGGAAGGTTATCTTCTTCTCTATGAGCTTTTCTAAGAAGTTCCCTTCTTTCGGGCCATTCCTGCTCACGCCCTCCAATTTCTTGCGGAGCCAGTTATCATCTCCTATCTGGATGGATTTTTCAAACTCCATGATCTTCCTGTTGTTGGAGAAGCAATACCTGCACCCGAAGGTGCAGAATTTGTACGTATCCATTCGTATAGGCAGCCCGCAGATGGCGAATTTACTGGATACTGCAAGCGGGCTGAATTTCTTTGGAGTATTATTCACACGTCTCTTCGTCCACCCCTTTCATAAGGTCTTCGACAGTGCAGCCGAGCGCCTTTGCCATCCTGTATATCGTGTAGGCGTCCGGGTGCCGCTGACCAGAGCAGTATCTGGTGATTGAGACCTCTGACGTATAGGTCTTCCTTGCAAGTTCGCTCCTCTTCATCCCGCTTTTTTCCAGATATTGCTTGATGTTGTTTGCCAGTATGATCGGATTCGTCTCTTTTCTCATTTTCTTTCTCCCTTTGGTTGCGTTTGTTTATTCTGTTGCTCCATAAATGAGGTCATCCACTTTGCAACCGAGAGCTTTCGAAATCCTGAACGCATTCTGTAACGACGTATTTCCCCTTCCCCCTATGATAAAGTACATCGTCGTCTGAGGGATTCCCGACATCTGAGCGATCTTATATATCGGCAGTTCCCTCTCATAGCTTATCCGCATCAGGTTCCTTCTCAGAGCCTCTGATACCGTCATTTTCCTCCCCCCGCCATGAAACCCGCGAGCATTATCGTGAAGAGCCTCATATACTCTACGTCTGCCAGATACACGCCATTTTTTGCTGTAAATATCAGTAATACGAAGAACGCCGCAAACCCGATAAATGAGCGCATATCGCTGTTACTGATTTTTTTCGGATTTTGATCTTTCATCTATCCTACGTAAAACCTCCTCCGCCCTTGCGTTCCCTATGCCCTTTACCGAGAGCAGCAGTTCCCGCATTTCATCCATGTCCATAACAACCGCCTCGATGCTCTCGTCAATATTGATGCCGCCATTTGTATTCTTATAGGCGTCCATCGCGGCTCCCCATCCATCTTCATATCCATACTTGCGTATCGCCTGTACCCACTTGATGAACCCCGTAAGGTTCATTTTTTTGAGTCTTGCGAAATCCTTTGAAAACTGTGCGTATGTATCCGATGGAATAACCGTCTTTGACATGTGCTGCCCCTTTCAGGTCTCCCTTCCATTAAGGAAACAAAGATTTGTTAAGCAAACTGGTGAACGTCTTTCGATTTTTGGCATTGATGTCCTTCTTTTTGCACGTACTGTCTGCGAACACCAGGCACCCCAGATACTCACACTTATACTGAGGCGGGTCGGTGAGGTACGCTATCGAGTGGTCAAGATGCTCGCAGCTTCCGCACCGCTTCGGCAGGAGTATCTTTTTCCTTATCAGCTTCGGAAGCCTCATGTTTCCCCACCATCCTTTCCGATCTGAGTGATAATGCCTGACAACTCATCGAAGTGCCGTCCCGTCTTCACAAGGTCGTTGGTCTTGTTGTAGACCTTCCCGTCTGGATACAGGAGCTGGTTCAAAGCCCCGGAATCATGGCAAATAAATACTGCGGTATCGCCCTGAGGCAGCACCTTTACCTCATCGCCGGTATGTGGAGTCTCAGCCTTCCGCTTCTCGTAGTTCTTCATCAACTTGAGCACTTTCTCAGGCCCCATCTCAAGGATAGACCTTGGAACGGAAGTCCCGAATATCTCGTCAAGTTCGGTGGACGAGTAGTATCCCTTCCCGGCGAGGACGACCTTCTTCACCGCGTCCCATATAGCACTGATACGGACACAGTTGTCACAGGACTCCTCGATGTTATCCGCAGCCTCTTTATAACCCTTGTTATAGGCTCTCAGCACAGCCGCACAGTCATCGCACCGGGTGTTGGCGTCCTTGAAGCCGTGGTCGTAGTATTCCTCCCTGATAGCTTTCAGGTCGGGCTCGACATACTCCTTGACCTCGGTCACTATAATGGGGTCGGAGCCCTCTGTCTTGTAGCAGTGCTCTGGATTGACAAAAGCAATGACGGACTTGTCCATAGCCTCTATCAGGTATTTTTTTCCCACAGTTCCTCCCCTCTTAACTGGAATGTCTGGTATATAGCGTTACTTAAAGAAGTTACGAACTGCTCATCGTCCGACAGCTCCTGTTTGCCGATATGGACGAGCATCCCATGCAGTATCTCATGGAAGAGAGTCTCTTCCTTAACAGCAGGTGCCATCCCTTTGTTCAGGATGATCACCGCCTGTTTGAAGTCGATCTGGCCGAGATGGCATTCTATATCGAAGTTGTCATCCCTTTCTATGACCTCGTGCGGAATCCCGCAGATTTTTACAAACATCTCCTGTCCTCCTACATATTAGAGAAACCGCTCAGTTTTTCCCGAGCAGCTCCTTTATCCACGATATGCGGTATGTATTTCCGGTCTTTCGGCAGGTCGACTTATGTACATGCTGTATAGCATCGCTTCCAGCAAACATGACCTGCATATCGCAGCCGAAAAAGAATCGACCAAGTCCTACGACCATTCCCTTCTTCCCGCCTATAAGGACTTCATCCCCTATGCTGAAATCATCGTCGTGGTCTGTTTTCTCAACGGCGAAAGAGTCATCGTAGAAATGACGTTCGGACGCCTTATCGTTCATGGCGGCTGAGTAGCCGGCCTCGTAAGCGTCCTTCTTTATCCACTCGATGTCCGGTTGAATGTACGGTTTGAGCTTTTCCATCCCGAAGGCATCAAAGTGGAGAGTGTTGAAATCTGTTGCGTCCCACAGAAGCTCCCCACGGCTGTTCTTATAGGGCTTCTCTTCTATTTCTATGACGTACTTCTTTCCCAAGCTGCGTCACCTCCTCCCACAAGGCTTCATCTCATGGCACACACCGCCGCAATATTCACACATAGGTACGAGCAGGTGTTCTATTTCTGGTGTGGCATCAGCCGCGCACTCGCACATCATGCGGACAGCTTCCCGTGTCTTTGCGGACGCCTTGTTGCAAAGCCTCTTGTTAGCGATCACCATCAGTTCCTCTGCGTTGACGTCCAGTATCATATTGACCGGGGTATTCCTCGGAGCCTTGTCGCCGTCCATCTTGTCCTGACGGTCATTGCGGAGACTTGACACATAGGGCTGTGCGTGCACGTGCCGGCACAAGTGGACTGATGTGTTGGAAGGGATGTTCTGAAACAGGAAGCTGTACTTCAGGTATCTGATAGGGCTGTGCCTCGCTTCCAGTATCCTCTTCCTCCACTCTGTGCCCGGCAGCTTTATCGGGCCAATTCCTTTTCCGTACTCCGTTATGAGTGCCCTTCTCTTGCACTCCTTCCAATCCTCCTCGGTTGGTGATTCCAGAAGTGTTACGTTCAATGTCCTCTCCTTTCTATTGGCATCGGGTAGCCATCAGGCAGCCCCTTGATAATGCTCTGTGCCGCCTTATACCCGGCCATATACATACTGGTAAAGCAGGTAGACTGGCATGTGTTGAGTTCCTTCATCTTATGTTCTATAGAATCCAGCGCTTTTCTTCGAAGTTCCGGGGTAAGTGGTTCGTAATGTGTACTCATTTGTCCTCACTTCTCATCTATAATGACTGTTCCCGTCGGGTAGTAGATGACATGCCGTTTCCCGTTCTCATCATCGAAGATGATACGGTCATCGTCGTAGTCAACATCGAACCTGCCGTCATACCGTTTGATGACTTTGCCGTTGACATCGTATACAGTCACTTCCCGCTCAATGCCGTTTGTGAAGTTTGACTTCTGTGATTTCATTGCCCTGAGGCCAGACGCTGTCTTGCTGTAATACCAGTTGAGAACCGCGTACAGCCCTATAACAAGGATTATCGGCAGGAAGACGTATAGAAGACGCAGGCCGTTATTTTCGGTCGAACAGCCAAGCGCCACAAAAACCGCGATGATACATATTGTAAGGATGATAAATATAGCCCATCCGCCTAAGGTCATTTCCGTTTCTCCTTTCCCATTGAACAGAAGCCGTCCGGTTCAATATTCGCCAGAGCACCATTAGGCTGACGACATTCCTTCGTTTCCCGGTCATAGTACATGCAGTCTCCACATGATATGGCGGTATTCCTTGCCTCGTAGAACCTGCATGTACAGACATTGTCTTTGCCTATTCCGTCGCCAAACAGGATGTCTTCGAAAGTTGCCTTGCATTCGGGTATCATATATCTGCATGAGCTGCATAAGTTGACAGTGTTATTGACTACCTTTGCACCCCTGATGTTGAGCGATAATCCAGCCATTTACTTCTCCCTCTCGATGATGACGACCTCGCCTTCTATGATGCTGAAGTCTTTTGACTGCCTGAACCTGTGAGTTTCGGCCTTCTCCTCATCGCGCATCGGCCTTGTAAGGTACCATAGATCGCTGTCGTCCTTCCACGTGATCTCCTCCAACTTCTCGCCGGGTTTGAGGTTAATGGTCATTGTAGTACCATAGTCCCTTGCCGCCTTCTGGCAGCCTGTTACGGTCAGCGTCGCTGTAACAAGTGCGCATAGAAGCAGCCCCTTATGCAACCTTCTCACTTCTTTACCCCCTTGATTTCATATCGCCATTTCCTTGCATCATCTCCGAGCTTTTGAAAAAGCCTCGCCTCGGCCAACATGGGAGTTTCCTCACGTATGCCGAAAGCGAAGCTCTTTTTCTTCTTGTCCCATATCCGCCACTCCAGCCCGGGGATGCCTTTATGGTATGTACTCGTTTTCAATCAACACCCTCCCCGATACAATCAGTCCCCTGCCCGTCCGGGTAGAACATACTGCCAAAACACGTACCTTCTTCCTCGATAAGGACACGTCCGACCTTTGCCCCTTCTTTGACAGGAACGACCAGCGTTCCATCCTCCAGAAGGTTCGGAATACTGTCCGTCCCGGCTGCCTCATTGAGCCACTTCAGAAAATCAGCTTCTGGAAGTGACCAGATTTCCGTGGCGTACATGCCAAACACGGCGTGGAATTTTTCTGCGTTTGTCACTGTGTTCTCCTTTTCTTCAGGATGCCTTTTTCTAAACCCATTAGAATGATGATTGCTGCAAGCACCCCATATAGCGACCGGCGGGACTCGAACCCGCGACCTCTCCATTAAAAGTGGATTGCGATAGTTGCTGTCGGGGCCACATGCATGACCCGTTGCATATAGCGCTCTCCCAACTGAGCTACGGTCGCCTTATTGAATCAGGACACTTTGTGGGTGGGTTATATCCACAGTTCCCGGGGTATTCCACCCGGTTCCCAACCTTCTGGTTTTATTATTCGCTGTAAGTGCCCCATATTAACCGACTGTTATCGGTTCGTATCTCTTTGAATTGACCACCTTCATCATGTGCTCCACCGGGGTCATGCCGACGCTCCCCATTAACTGTTGGAATACAGATGCCGACTGCCCGCTGACGAGTATGACGCCCTTGCGCGTCTTGTCCGCGTGGAAAACATCGTGGCGGCTGTCGACGTTCCAGAAGATGACGGTAGGGATGTCATATCCCTTCTGGCTGTACTCAGCCCTCATACGGTCATAGAACGTCCACTGCCCGTCGCCACAGTAATCGAACTCCATGTCGGAAATGATAATCAGTGCTTTCGGCATCTCTTCGTGTGGAATCCGGTATTTGACAGCAGTCCCGAGGATGAGCTCGAACGCCGCTTCGCAGTTTGTGCTTCCGTTCCAGTTGTTATAATTGATGTTTCTCAAGACCTGCTTCAGTGTCTTCCCCTTTATCTTCTGGAAAGACGGGTCAGATGAGAAGTTCATCCACAGGTCGTGGTACGCTCCTGTGTTCCTCTGGGCAAAGTAGATGGCGAGCCCCACCGCAGTATCCATGGGTCTGCCGGTCATGCTCCCAGATGTGTCTGCAATGACGATGGCGTTCGTTCCCTCTTCAACATAGTTCGGGAGCTGATCCCACTGTGCCTGAAGAATCTGCTCCTGCACCTTGTCAAGGTTGCCGCCCGTATATCCATAACACCATCCGCCCCTGTATTTCTCGATGATGTCATACGGGAACAGTGTTGCGGAGTTTATCTTCTCTTCACCGCTTGCCGCTTTCTGGGCAAAGGTGTTGAACCGTATCCCATCGTGCTTCATAAAAGCGTTCCTGTATATCAGCATCGCTCTCGAAGGGACATCAGGATACTTTATCTTGTCCCACTGCTGTGTGGACATCAGCCCCTCGACTACGCCTATGTGCTTCCTCATAGCACGCACGATGCGTTTGAAGTTATATACAGGTATCCCGAACTTATTTGCGGTCAGGATTCCCAGTTTCCGCGTCTGTGCGGAAGAAGCATCCGCAGTCTTTATCCACTTGGCGAGAAGGGAAATGACGTTCCCCTTTGACATGTTGTCCAGATCCTCGTCGAACTGCTTCCTCATTGCCTTGAAGGCGTCATCTTCAAGCGGAGTCCCAACCAGTTCATAGAGGTCGTCGTAGCGCCCGTACGCGCCGACCAGGTCAAGGTTTGGACGGACGGCTTCAGGATGATGATATGCACAGTACCTCAGGATAGTCCTGAACGTCTTGCGCTCACCGAGCCCGGTCGTCTCTCCGTCGCCACGGATGTCCCTTGCGTAGAACAGTATCTTCGTGGCGATGGCCGGGTCTTCCTTATAGGCTTCCTCGAACAGGGTAGTGACCCTCGTATCAGGCGCCTCACGAAGAGCACCAACAGTACCAAAAAAATCGAGAAGTGCATCCCCCGATGTATTCAGGGCGACTGCTCCATTCTCGGTCTTAGTCCACTTATGTTCCTGCCGCATTGCTTCCGCAAAGTTCATCACGATCTCCTTTTTTTGATAATGGGAACGGCGGGATTCGAACCCGCACCTACCGTTTAGCAGACGATTTAAGATTTATTGCTGACAAGGCCACAGACATGACCTCCCTTTTTCTATGCTACCCTTACACCACGTTCCCTTGTTTATCTCAAAATTCTTCTGCCACCGTTTCCCTGACATACCACTTTCCGTTTCCCTCAAATGGGACTTCCATGGCGCATGTGAAGTCTATGCTTTCCATATCTGCGTCCCTGTAGGCGAGTGCTATGGAACTTTTGGCGCTTCCCAGCGCTTCGTATATCCGGGGTGCAGGTCCAAATGCCATGACGTACATTTGTTTCCCACCGATGTTAAAGGACGCATAAATTGCCCACTCTCTCTCCATATAACTCCTTTTCTATTGCATATCCTGTATTGGAAGCGTCAGGACTCGAACCTGTATCCATACTGATTGGCTCCTTACTCTGTTGGGTCTCAGCCGCTCTTCCTTTTGAGCTACGCTCCCTGGTCGGTTTAAAGTAAACCGGTAACTGCACATCGGGAATAATTGGCCTGAAGTATCTGTAAACAGACACCTCACTGGGTTACCCACATTTGCTCTTAACCCCGCTGGGACATGGTAGGATTCGAACCCACATCTTGCGCACCACTCTCCCTTTGAGCTACATGCCCCACTCACCTGAACCTGTTTCTCTGCTGACGGCTGTTCTGGCTACGTACTTACCCGCCCATACATTTTAGTAACGCCAAATGTATAAACACGGCTTACACAGACAGGACTCGAACCTGCATTTACCTTATTACGTAAGGTCGCTTCCACTTGCTCACTGTGCAACCAGCACTTTATTATAGTCTTTGGACGTAAGGCTGAAATGTGTTGAAGTCTGTGGGGCTCGAACCCACGCTTAGTCGTTGTTGGCGACCCGGTGTCTCCCTCTAACCTATCGCTTCAACACATAACCGCCCCCACTGGGAATCGAACCCAGATTACCTAAAGACCATTGGCGTTCTACATGCTTAAATCGACTTCCATTGAACTATAGGGGCAATCATATAGACTATTCGGTCTCCACCGGGCGTCACCCCAAGAAGCTCACTCTCGCAGAGCTTTCTCATTCAGGACAGACTCTCATCTAATCCAGCGCCGATTACACAGTTTAGCATCGGGAACTTAGAAGGCTTAGGTTTTCCTTCATTCCTCTACAGCGTGAGTTGCGCCGTAT